ACTGATTTACCATTTCCGGCCGCCCGGAGAATAGGCTCCATCCCATGCCGAATACACATGGGGTGGGGCCCTTCTTCGTTCACGCGGTGAACCTGCGCCCCCATACGCCGCTTCTTCATACCGCGCCGACCGACGAAATCGAACCGCCATACCGGCGCTCGAAGTCCCTCATCCTCAAGGTGTGGGCCGGAAAGGGAATCGTCTTCGGTCGATGGCGCAATACCTACCGGAATGAGAACGACGCTCTCTACACCGCCCTCCAGGGATATGGCAATGCCCTCTCGACCGACGACATCCGCGACCACGCCCACCGCTTCGACGCGGAGGAACTCGATGAACTCGCCATCTGAGAACACCGACGAAGAGAAGGCAGCGGCCCGCCGGATGGTGGCCCAGAAGACCGACGACATGGACGAGGAGTACGACGCACTATGCGCTCTTGGACTGATGTGAGGGCACTTCTCCGTGGCGGCGAGGAGAAGATCGACCCGGTCCGCGCGAAGGCCGCCAAGCGGCTGGACAGGCTCCCCACGGTCGACGTGCTCAACTGGGCCGACGCGGTCGGTAGCGGCCTCGCCAAGGCCCTGGACGACTACCGCAAGCAGTCGACCCCCGAGAGCCTGCTGGAGGCCCACCAGGGGGCACAGAGCCTCCTCGGGGTCCTGGACGTCCTGAGCAAGCGCGAGGCATGAGAAAGGCCCCTCAGTCCCTGGTGTCGGGAGAGGGGCCTTCGGTGTTTCCGCAGGTCAAGCGGCCAGAAGCTGAGACTTACTTTCAGCTTCGCAGCCATACCGGATCCAAGAAGTCGGTACGGTCAACTCATCCAAAGTAAGTTGCTCCGCCAGGGCCAGCCGGATGTCCAGGGAGGGCAGCCGCACAGGGTCTCCCACGGGGGTACCGGGGTAGTCCCCGAGCAGGTCCACGGCCTTCTCCAGGTAGCCCTCCTCGACCAGCTTCGCGGCCATCAGCTTCAGGTTCGCCACCGTTGTCGGCAGGACCTCCTTCGGCAGCTCGGGCCACCGCAGCGCGTGCCGTGCCTTGTAGAACATCGCGTCGAGCACCAGCCTCCGCGACAGCCACCGCTTCTCGTCCCGCGCGTCCTTCGGCTGCGGCATGACGTGAGCGATCCGCTCCCACTGCTCGTCCGTCAGCTTGTCCGGCACCAGCTTCCCTTTCTCGGTGAAGAACTTCTCCACGACGCTCGGGCGCAGGACTCCGGTATGCGCCGACTCCTTGACGTACACCTGCACATCGAACAGCTCGACCACATCCCGGCGCTGCCTCGAAGTCAGCTCTTCCAGGCGCGGGGAAATCTGGTCGGCCAGGGAGAGAACGTCTGCCACGCGCTGCTCCTCGGATTCCGCCTCGGCCAGCCAGCTCCGCACTGACTTGAGTTCCTTTTCGAGGTCCTGCTCCTGCTTGGTCAGGGTCTCCTTGATCTCGTTCAGCATCTCCTGGTCGACGTTCCCAGCGTCGTCGGTGAAGGCGTCGGAAGCGAGCATGGCCAGCAGCTTCGACTTGCGGGACTTTCGCTTCTTATCGATCAGGCGTTCCAGCTCGTCGATCTTCTTTCGGTAGGACTCCGAGCGCTCGGGAATAGCACCGAGCCACTGGTCGGCGAGCCCCCGCAGGTTCTCGCGGTCCTTCAAGCCGATTACGACGGCGTCCCACACGAACTTCTCGATAGCTTCTGCCTGGATCTGTGTGCAGCCGCACTTCGCCTTGCCCCGGGTGTCGTGGCCGACGGAGCCGTTGCAGCGGTAAGCGGCTGCCCTTTCAGCCAAGGTGTTCTGGGCCCCGGTGTATGTGGACCCGCAGCGAGAGATGATCCGCTTGGTCAGGAGGTAATCCCGGCTGGTCGCATTCGCCTTGTGCCACGACATCCGCTTGACGGCCGCACGGGCGGCGTTGACGCGCTCCGGGGGCAGGATCTGCGGCATCTTGACTTCGTGGGTATCCCCGTGGACGAAGTTGCCTTCCTCGTCCCGCTCCGCCTCGGACAGGCCGCTGTCGGGGTCACGGAAGCGCACGAAGCCCTGAATGGCGTTGCCCATGATGATCTTGCGGAGAGAGGTGCTGTTCCAGGGGCGCCCCATACGCGTGGGCCTGCCCGTCTTGTTCAGCTCGTCGCAGGTCTCGGCGAGGTTCTTGCCCATGTCGACCAGGTACTCGACGGCGAGTTCCAGGGTGCGGGCTTCCTCGTCGTTCTTGACCGGCTCCGCGTCGCGGCCCTTGCCCTTCAGGGAGAAGCCGAACGGCGGGACGCCGAGTGCCCACTTACCTTCGGACAGCTTCGCCTCGCGGCCGGACATGGTGCGCTCCTTGATCAGGATGTGCTCCATGTCGGCCATCCAGGACAGGATGGACAGCATCAGCTTGAACATGTCGTCGTGGCTGTCGAGTCGGCTGTCTGCGGTGATGACGCGGACCTTGTGCGTCTTCGTGGTGTCGAACACCCACTGGTGGATGTCCTCCATCGTGCGGCCGACGCGGTCCAGCTTGGCCATCACGACGACGTCGATCAGCTTGGCGGCGATCATCGCGTTCATGCGGTCGAACTCGGGGCGGGAGGCCAGCTTGCCGGAGACGCCCCCGTCGGTGAAGACCTCGACGATCTCGTAGGGCTGGCTCGCGAACTTCAGGCCGACCGTGGCCCGGCACAGAGCGTCCTGCGTGGAGAGCCCGTAGCCTTCGAGCTGCTTGACGGTGGATACCCGCAGGTAGATCGCGATGCGGAGAGTTGCACGGCGCTGCCTGGGCAGTGTTGACTTACGCATGGTCAGTCTCCCGAGACTGTACTGAGAAAGCCCCAGCAGGGCCCAATCCCTGCTGGGGTTTCTTACTGCCCTGGAGACTATCGGATGTCAAGTTGTTTGTGCAGCTTGTTTCTCTAGGCGGCATCCTCCCCCGGGCGGGGGCCGAAGAGGAGGGTGGCGAGGCGCCGACGGTCCTCGGTGCTCCAGGAGCGACGGGTGATGGTCAGGGTCGACTTGGGGCGCTCCGCATGGGAGTCGGTATGAAGCGACGTGATGTCGATGATCTCTGCGTTGTCCATAACGCGAACCATACTACGGCTTCTTAGTTACGTCTATCGGGCCTTGTGAAGAGGCTTGCGGAAAGTCCTTGACGTGGGTACATTCGAGCACGCAGACACCCCGCACAAGGAGGAAGCGTGACCATCGCACTGCGCAGCGCCGTCGAGGAGTACCTGGAGACCAGGGAACGCTCCGGCAAGGCCGACAACACCATGCGCGTCGACACCACCCTGCTGCCCCGCTTCGCCGAGCACCTGGGCAACCCCGACTTCTCCCAGCTCTCCGCCAAGCAGGTCCGCGACTTCTTCTACGGGCCGGGCGGGATCATGGACACCCACTCCACCCGCATCAAGGGCCAGCCGATCCGCGAGGCCGTCGGCCCCAGCACCCACAACAACTACCGCGCCCGGCTGAAGGTGTTCTTCACCTACTGCAAGAACAGCGGCTTCACCGCCCTGGACAACTACCTGACCGGCATCGAACCCCTGCCGGAACCGAAGAAGAGCCGCCAGCAGCCCCCACCCTCGATCCTGCTCCAGCTCCTGGACCAGGCAGAGTGCGCGATGCACCGGGCCTACCTCGCGACCGCGATCAACACCGCCTGCCGCGCCTCAGAAATCACGGGCATGCGGGTCGGGGACGTCGACTTCGCGCGGTCGGAGGTCTTCGTGACCGTGGTCAAGACGCGGGAGGAGGACGAGATGCCGCTGACGGCCGACCTGGAGCGCGAGCTGCGCCTGTGGCTGGTCGAGTACGCCGAGCTGCTGGGCCGACCGCTGCGCGCAGACGACTACCTGTTCCCGGCCCGGACGGGGAACACCATCTCCACCCACTACCTCGACGAGGCGACCGGCCAGAGGGTCTACGTCCGCACACCGTTCGTGTGGCACCCGGACCGGCCGGTGCAGCGCACTGAGAAGATCGTCAAGCACGCGCTGGGATCGGTGGGCCTGCCGACACGGTACGAGGGCACCCACACCATCCGGCGTGCGGTGGCGAGGGCGTACTTCGACTCGCTGTCCACAGAGCTGGGCTACGACGCAGGGCTGCGTACGGTCTCGGCCCTGCTGCACCACTCGAACATGGCCACCACCGAGCGCTACCTGGGACTGTCCTCGGAGCGCAAGCGCCGTGACGAGACGATGAAGGGCAGGGCCTTCCTGACCGCGATGGTCAGCCAGGAGAACGTCGTCCCGCTGCGCCGGGCGCAGTAGGACAGCACAAAGCCCCACCTGCTCACTGAGCAGGTGGGGCTTTGTGCTGGGCTGATCAGCTCCAGCCGAGGACGAACTTGATGAACAGCCCGATGATGATGAGGATCGCAAAGCCCGTCGCGGCCTCCTTGAGGCCCTGCAAGCCGCCGAAGCCCTCGAAGGACTGGGTGGACTGCTGGTTGGTGTAGAAGTCGTGCTGCTCGCGCATCAACTGGTGCTGCATGGCGTCCATCGTCGGGTCGTAGCCCTCGGGCGGGTTGAGCGCGTTGGCAGTCTGGTGTATTGCGCTGGTGATGTGAAAGTTGTCAGTCATCAGGGTCTCCATCCACGAAGGGTTGTGCCTGCTTCCGCAGCGGAGAGGTTTTGTCCCATACGTGCCAGCGCCCCCCACAGACCGGATCCATTGCGTACGTTACCTCGGCCGGAAAGTCTTTGACCTGCACCCTCTCCGGCTTGGGATCTTCTTTAAGGTCCCGTCCGCACTTTGGGCACTTCTCCGGGTCCTGCATCGGGTACATGCCCATGGTGTGCTCCTCGTCTGCCTGTCAAGGATGCCTACTCTACTCCCACGTCAAGCGGGTTGTCGATACCGCTTGCGCGGGTGTAGGCTGCTTCACATAGAGCGATGGAGGAAACCATGGATGACCTCGAAGACGGCAGGAAGATCCACGCCCGGGTTGCGTACGTGCACGACAAGGAGATCCACGTCTCCACAGTTCAGAGCCCCCAGGATGGTCTGTTCCTTGACCTTCGGGAGTTCATCCCGTCGCTGGAGGCCTACGGGCGCGGTCTGACCATTCCGGTCGGGCTGATGGACGAGTTCCTCCAGGGTGTCGAGAGCGCTTGGCACGAAAACGGATCCGGAAGCGACAACGACGAGACCGAGGACCGGCTGTCGGGAAAGGCGCAGGTCAATGAGCGATCTGCTGGCTGAGGTCCGCTGCCGGGGCTGCCGAAGACTGCTGGGTGTGGCCAAGAAGGACGCCCCGGTGTACTGCGACACGGCGTGCTACGAGGACTACCCGGCGGTGACGACGGAGGCCCGTGACGCTCTGGTGGCAGCGGTCTACGCGAAGGGCCGGTACACCTACGACGTGCTGGGCAGGATGTTCGGCTTCAGCCGACAGCGGGCGCAGCAGATCATCTCCGGCAGGGACATTCGCCGTAACCGCTGAACGGCTTCAGAAGCGATAATTACAAAGCGGTAGCTAAAAACGCCTAACCTCAATTCCGTAGAGAAAACGGGATTGGGGTTAGGCGTGTCTGTTACGGAGGACGTCGAGTACGACGAGTTCATCAGCGACGAGACCGATGAAGAACGTCAGGCGCGGATTGACACCGAGGTGGTCCTGGACCAGACCTCGCAGGCATTCGTTGACCAGATCGTCGCGAAGATGCTCGTCATCGTTGACGAGGTATCCGGCCACCCCCTGTACGGGTACCAGCGCCCCTTCGCGGCCCGTCTGATCGAGTCGCTGATCATCAACGACGGCGCCACCCTTACCGCCCTGTTCTCCCGCCAGTCCGGCAAGAGCGAGACCGTGGCCAACGTGGTCGCCGCCTGCATGATCATGTTCCCCAGGCTGGCGAGGATCTTCCCCGACCTGATGGACAAGTTCAAAGAGGGTCTGTGGGTCGGAGCATTCGCGCCGGTCGAGGAGCAGGCCGACAACCTCTACGGCCGAATCGTGGCCCGCCTCACCAGTGACCACGCCCTGGAAATCATGGCGGACCCGGAAATCGACGACACCGTACAGGGCAAGGGCCGCTCCATTTCCCTCAAGCGCTCCGGATCCCTCGTCCGCAAGCAGACCTGCCACCCTCGCGCCACCATCGAAGGCCGCACCTACCACCTGATCCTCATCGACGAGTGCCAGGGCGCCGACGAGAAGATGGTCAACAAGTCGATCGGCCCGATGGGCGCCTCGACCAACGCGACGATGGTGTTCACCGGAACGCCCACATACGAAAAGGGCGTCTTCTACAACCAGATCCAGATCAACCGGCGGACCGCGACAAAGCGGGGCGCCCGGCAGAACCACTTCGACGCGGACTGGAAAGAAGTCTCGAAGTGGAACGAGAACTACGCCAAGTTCGTCAAGAAGGAACTCCTCCGTATCGGTGAGGACTCCGACGAATTCAAACTCTCGTACCGCCTCATGTGGCTGCTCGACAAGGGTATGTTCACCACCACCGAGCGCCTTGACGAACTCGGCGACGTGTCCATGCAGGTCGTCCCGGCCTACCACAAGAGCCCCATCGTCATCGGCATCGACCCCGCGCGCAAGCAGGACTCCACCATCGTCACGGCCGTGTGGGTCCGCTGGGACCAGCCCGACGAGTTCGGCAATTACGAGCACCGCGTCTTGAACTGGATGGACCTCGGCGGCATGGACTGGGAAGCCCAGTACTTCCGCATCGTCGAATTCGTCCGGAACTACAACGTCATGGCCATCGCGGTCGACGAGGGCGGTGTGGGCGACGTCGTCATATCCCGGCTCAAGGTCCTCATGCCTGACATCGACATCGTGCCTCTTTCTTCCCAGCGCCCGGAGCAGTCCAAGCGCTGGAAGCACCTCATGGAACTCATGAACCGTGGGCTGATCTCCTGGCCCGCACACGCCTACACCCGCCGCCTCAAGTCGTACAAGCGCTTCCGGCAGCAGATGGAAGACCTGGAGAAGCATTTCGAGGGCCCGTACGTACTCGCAGCCGCTCCCCGCGCTGCCGATGCGCACGACGACTACGCGGATTCCCTGGCGCTCGCCTGCGTGCTGACCAAGGACTACACAATGCCCGAGATCGAGCAGAGCAATTCTCCCTTCCACTAAGGACCGGCATGGCTGACGACTGGTACGGCGACGAATGGAATGCCCCGGGTTGGACTGCTCAGCAGCCCTCCACCGTGGCAGGCCCCACTACGCCGCCCCCTACGCTTCCCCCCAACTTCACCGCCGTCACCGTCACGGCCAAATACGTGGACGACCAGGGCAATGCGCTCAATGGCTCCATGGTGCGATTCACGCCGTCGGTACGCCGGGTAACTGACGGGGACACCGTGGTGTGGCTGCACGAGGTTCACGAGCGCATCGACAAGGGCGTGCTCACCATCAGCCTGCTGGCGACTGATGTCCCCGAAGTAACTCCCGCGTTTATCTGGCGCGTGAAGGAGTGCTTCCCCGGGGGCGAGGAGTACGACATCAGCGTCCCGGCCGCTACGACTTCCCCGGTGAGCCTGTTCTCTCTTCGGACTATCGCTAGTTAACAATCGATTCCGCATTCCTCATACGCTGGTATCGCAACCTCGCTATCAGAAGAGGATTACGGAATGGCTGGAAATCTCGCACCCGACCCGCAGTTCCAGGAGCGCGTCGGCACGGTCTACGAGCGAAAGATCGCCGACAACGCTGTGCGGCGTGGTCCTCTGCGGTTCGAGGAGGGCGTGGCAACGGACACCGATGTCCCCAACGAGTTCACCAAGGGTGCGCTCCAGGGCTACATCACCGCGCCGGGCCGCCCCAACCACAACGCCAACGTCTACGAGAAGTCGCCGCAGGAGACCATGGCGGAGCGGGCCCACGTCGGCTCCGCTTCCTGGGTCGAGGCGCCGACCTATCTCGGGGAGTTCGCTCAGGGCTCGTTCACCGACTACGCGGCGGTTCGCTACGAAGAGGTCGTCCGCAACGGCGGCCGGTACGAGCGACTGTCCCCGGCTGTCGTCGAGGACTGATTCCTGTGGTCGCCTTCAACGACCGTCGCAGGTCCCCTCGCACCTCTATCGATGAGGTTCTTCCTCGCCTTCCGCTCGAAAAGGGCGACACGGTCGGGAAGAGCCTCATCGACGGGCGCTACCTCGTTCGCGGAATCCCCGTGGAGACCGAGGAAGGCGACCGCACACGACAGTACGTCCTTCATGAGGTCCTGCCCAGCGGGAACGTCGTCCAGCGCGGAGAGGCTTTCGAGAGCCGCGCAAAGGCCAAGCGTGAGACGCGGCAGATCAAGCCCACTCGCGTCATCGAGATCTGAGTCGGAGAACCTTTTCCATGAGCGGTGCCATTTCATTCGCTAGCCCCAGCATGCGGGCTTCGGGATCTGACCTCACTGTGTCGATCTCGCCTCTCGGCCTGGTCGAATTGGCCGACGAGGAGTTTGAAGTACACGGCCCGCGCCTCAACCGCTATTCCCAGAACTTCGCATACTACTTGGGTCACCACTGGGGATACCGCCGCGAGGCTGGAGAAAGCCAGATCACGTTCAACTACGTGAAGGCATTCGCCGACTACATCAACAACTTCACGTTCGGACGCGGAGTCCACTTCAAGAGCGTGAAGCAGTACGAGCACATTCTCCCGTCCCTTCTGAAGAGGGCCTGGGAGATCGACAACCGCAAGGAGCAGTTGCTCTGGGAGATGGGCCAGCAAGGCGGCGTCTCCGGCGACGTCTTTGTGAAGGTCGCGTATCAGCCTGCATTCGAAGATGACCTGGGACAAACACAGCCAGGCAAGGTACGCATTCTTCCGCTCAACAGTTCCTTCTGCTTCCCGGAATGGCACCCGCACGACCGGGACCGCCTGATCCGCTTCAAGTTGAAGTACCGCTTCTGGGCCACCGGCGAAGACGGCACACGCTCCGTCTACACCTACGTCGAGGTCCTCACGGATTCCACCATTGAGGAATATCTCAATGACGAACTGATCGACTCCCGCCCGAACCCGCTGGGCCTCATACCCGTGGTCCACATCGCAAACTCGCAGGTCAGCGGCTCACCGTGGGGTCTTTCCGATATCGCCGACATCATCAGCCTGAATCGTGAATACAACGAGAAGGCCACCGACATCAGCGACATCATCAATTACCACGCAGCACCCGTAACGATCATCACGGGCGCGAAAGCGAGCAACCTTGAGAAGGGCCCACGCAAGGTGTGGGGCGGACTTCCCAAAGACGCGCAAGTGTTCAACCTGGAAAACGGCGTCGACCTCGCGGGACCGCTCCAGTACCTGGAGATGATCAAGCGCTCCATGCACGAACTCACGGGTGTTCCGGAAACGGCGCTCGGTCAGATGCAGCCCGCCTCCAATACGTCCGGCGTGGCCCTGGCCATCATGTACCGGCCGATGATGTCCCGGTACGACCAGAAGAAGATGCAGTACTCCGTCGGCCTCCAGAAGGTCAACGAACTGATCCTCAAGACGCTGTTCACCTTCGAGCCGGAAACCCGGCTGTATGACCCCAGCACCGAGGGCATCATGAAGGACGATCAGCCGCCGATGATCGACGTTCTCGACCCCATGGCCTACTTCACCGAGTGCGAATGGCCTGCCCCTCTGCCGGTCGACACCCTTATCAAGTTGAACGAGATCCAGGCAAAGATGTCCATGGGCCTTGAGTCCATGCGCGGAGCCCTCCACGACTTGGGCGAGGAGTTCCCGGACGAGAAGGTCCGAGAGATCTTCGAAGAGCAGATCGAGGATGCCAAACAGCAGGGCGCTCTGCGAATGCTAAAGACGCAGATCGACTCGACTATTCTGCAACTGACGGGAATGCCGCCTGAAGGGGTGGATGCGCCTGCACCGCAATCTGATGCGGAGGGAAACCCCGTCAATCAGGCTGCGGGTCCGAATCCGGTGACGCTTCCCGGTGGTGTCGACTTCGGCAACATCACAGCCCCCGAGATTCAGAAGATGACTAACGAAATCGTGACACAGGCGTACGGCCCACGGGCTGGACTTCGCCGCGACCCGGACAAAAGTACCGACTAGGAGTTCGTCTTTCATGACGCTTCATACTTCCGGCCTCTCCGAGCAGGCCCGTAACCACGAGATCCTCGGCCACCGCAAGGACGGCCGCCCGATCTACTCCATCGCAGGTGGTGCTCCGCAGCCCGGTGAGGGTGGCGACCCCGTCATCGTCGTCCCGGCCGCTGTCGTCGAGCCGCCTGCGACCCCGCCCGCCGAGCCTCGCTTCACTGCCGAGGACATCCAGAAGGCGCGGCAGGAGGAGAAGGACAAGTTGTACAAGCGCCTCCAGAACGTGGAGGAGCAGAACAAGACGTTCCTCGCCGAGATCGAAGAGCAGCGCAAGGCCCGTGAGGCCGCGCAGGCTCAGGAGGCCGAGCGTCAGCGCCAGGCCCAGGAGGTCGCCAAGGCCAAGGCCGAGGAAGACCTGTCGGCCAAGGAACTCCTCGCGGTCAAGGAGCAGGAGTGGAACTCCCGTCTCCAGCAGTTCGAGACGGAGCGCGAGCAGGAGCGTCTTCTGTTCCAGAAGGAGCAGGAGTTCAACAACCTCCAGACGTACATCCAGCGACGTGTCGGCGAGGAGAGCGAGAATATCGCTCCGGAACTCCTCGATTTCGTCGGCGGTAATACGCCGGAGGAAGTCGAGAACTCGCTCAATACAGTCAAGGCGAAGACCCAGGCTATCCTGGAGTCGGTCCAGCAGGCCGCTATTCAGCAGCGAGCCTCCATGCGTGGTGTGAGCCCCACCGGCTATTCCACCACCGGACCTATGGACACTGATCCGGGGCACAAGTCGTACTCCCTTTCTGACCTTCAGAACATGCCGATGTCGGAGTACGCCAAGATTCGGGGCCAGTTGGGCGTCGGTCAGGCAGCCCAGAACCAGCGTGGACTGTACTCGTAATTCGGTCGAGTACCCGTAACTAAGGAATTCACAGTATGCCAAGCGCGATCACTGGTACCCCGAACCTGTCGGCTTCCCCGACGAACTACTCGGGCGCCAACAGCACTCTCGGTGCGGCCATCCAGACCATCTGGAGCAAGGAGATCTTGTTCCAGTCCATGCCGATTCTCCGCTTCGAGCAGTTCGCGGTGAAGAAGACCGAATTGGGCGTTCAGCCCGGTCTGACGATCAACTTCATGCGTTACAACAACCTCGGCGCTGCCTCGCAGTTGGTCGAAGGCGTCCGCATGCAGACCAACGCCCTGTCGGCCTCTCAGTTCTCCATCACGGTCGCCGAGCACGGCTACGCCGTCGCCGTCTCCGAACTCCTGCTCAACGCCTCCTTCGACGACGTCATGGCGTCGGCCTCCCGCCTGCTGGGCCGCAACATGGCTCTCTACCTGGATGCCTCCGCGAGGGACACCCTGCTCCAGGCCTCCTCGAAGATCTGGGGCTACAACAAGTTCGACACCACGGCGAACGCGACCCGTACCATCTTGTCGCCGTACGACCACGGCACCGCTGCCACCTCCACCGACGGCCTGACCGGTCAGTTCGACTTCACCGCCGCGCTGGTCAAGGACGCCGTCGAGACCCTGGCGACGAAGAACGTCCCGCGCTTGGGCGAGACCTACGTCTGCTTCGTCCACCCGCACCAGTCCCGCAAGTTGCGCGATGACCCTGAGTTCATCGAGGTCACCAAGTACGCCGCGCCGGGGAACTTCATGTTGGGCGAGATCGGCCGCCTGAACGACGTCGTCTTCATCGAGACGACCCAGGTCAAGCAGGTCACCAACGCCACCGGCAAGACGGTCTACCAGTCCATCTTCCTGGGCGACAACGCATTCGGCCACGCGATCTCGCTTCCGGTCGAACTGCGTGACGGCGGAATTCTCGACTTCGGCCGAGAGCACGCCCTGGCGTGGTACGCGATTTGGGGCCTCGGCCTCATCACCGACCAGGCCGTCCTGATCGCGGAGACCAACTGAGCCTGCCATTCCGAAAGGAATGCAAGTTGAGTTGGTAGTCGCGGCAACCGGCTAGTCCACGTGGTTAGGGGAGCGGTTTTCTGGATTACCAGAACCGCTCCCCTTCCTCGTTAGAGTAGTACCGCTTCACGTAAACGAGTCCCGAACCCGGAGAATTCATAATGCCTGCACGCAATGTCGCTCGTCCCGGTGACCTGACCGGACGCAACAAGGCCTCCCTCGCCAAGGAGCACGCCGAGGAACTGAAGGCGCGCGAGAACGAGATCTCCCTCATCAACGCCCAGGCCGCAGCCGAGCGCGACGACACCGTCCACGAGGTCGTCCCCAAGGACATGCGCCCCGCCCCCGCTCCGGCGCCCATCGCGGTGTCCGACGCCGTCGAGGTCGAGACCCCCATGCGAGAGTTCCGCGTGAACACCTCGCTGGAGAACATGACCTTCGGCCACGGCAACCACTTCGACTTCGAGGAGGGCGTGCGCTACAAGGCGCCGAAGGCTCTCTACGACCACCTCGACGGCCTCGGCTACATCTGGCACTGACGGTCCAAGGAGACCTATCCCATGACTACTCCCGCCCTGCTCAGCCCGACCTCGGGCGAGTCGTACGTGCTGGAGAACGCCGAGGGCCACGGGGCCGGGCTGGGGCACGTTCCCACCGGCTCCGTGGTCTCCGTGGTCGACGTACACCCGGCTGGTACCGCTGGTGTTGGCCACGCTGGTGAGGACTCCGTCCTGCTCTCCTACGAGCACGACACCCACGTCCTCGCCGAAGGCGGCACGCACGCGCCCGGCAAGGCCGTTCGGCACTTCTCCCTCCACCTGTCCGACTTCACACGCATGTTCAAGAAGGTTGATGCCTGATGGCCGGTACGACCGCGATCTACGCCGGTAGGGCCCTCGACTTCCTCACCGGCCGGGCGGTGTCCTACACCGCTCCTCGCAGCACCTACCTCGCGCTGCTCATCGCAGACCCGGGAGGTGACACCGACACGATCGACATGACCACGCTGCCGGAGATCACGACGGCCGGTTACGCGCGCCAGCAGGTGGTGTGGACCGTCCCGGACGGCTCCCCGATGACCACGGCTAACAACGCGCTGCTGTTCTTCGGCCCGTTCACCGCAGACATGGTCGACGCCGCGCAGTTCGCAGCCCTGGTCACCACGGCGTCCGGCACGACCGGAGAGGTCATCTACGTGTGGCCCATCGACGACCCGCTGCAAGCCGCCACCAACGAATCGCTCCAGATCGCTGCTGGCGCACTCACCCTGAACGCCTGATAGGAGTCGCGGGATGGCAACTCTCCAAGAACTGCGCACGCGGGTACGCAGCGAGCTGGGCGACCGGCTCCAGCCGTTCCGCGACACCATCCGTGGCACAGGGGACGTCGCACAGTACGAACTGAGCGCGAACAACGTGACCGGCCTCGAAGTACTTCATATCTCGGGGGGCCAGCAGACCACGCTGAGCACCCCCACCGACTACGTCATCGACGACCTGAGCGGCATCCTCGACCTGACCCAGCCTCTCGCGCTCGACGCACTGCTGCTGGTGTCGGGATCCTCGTACGGGCTGTTCTCCGACGACGAGCTGGACATCTACCTGGACGACGCTGTGGCCCAGCACACCCGGGGCCGTACCGTCTCCACCCGCTACAAGGACGCCAACGGCTTCCTCCAGTACGACCAGGTGCCTGTGAGCGTCGACAACCTCCCGGCCGAGGAGGACGCCCTCGTGGTTCTCCTCGCGTGCACCGAGGCCATGTGGGCGCTGTCCACCGATGCGGCCACCGACATCAACGTCCAGACCTCGGACGGCACCTCTGTCGACCGGGGCCAGCGCTTCGCCCAGATCCAGACACAGATCGGCATGCTCACCGAGCGGTACAAGACCCTCTGCGAGAAGTTGGGCGTCGGCCTGTACTCGATCGAGGTCACCAACCTGCGTCGCGTCTCTCGTACGACCGGCCGTCTCGTGCCGCTGTTCCGTGAGCGTGAGTACGACGAGCACACCCTGCCGCAGCGGATCCTGCCGCCCATCGGACCCGGCCACCAGAACGACGACGAGTCCGGGATCCCCTCCAGCGTCTTCGGATCCTGGGGGTACTGATCGTGGGACGCCTTGACTGGAAGACGCACGGCAGGTTCAACGCCAACTACGAGACCACGGACATCATGGCGACCCTGCGCGGGCGCCAGAGCGAGATCGGCGAGCGGGTGGATTACTACCGCTTCTCCCACTCCGACCCCAACGGCGACGACCTCTACGACGAGGGCACCGGCCAGGGGCGGATCTTCGTCGGCCCGTACCGGATCCCCGCCCTGCACGTGATCCACAACCAGGGCCCGGCGCACGACACGACCCAGGGCCTGTACACGGTGGACAACCTCTCCGTCACCGCGTCCTTCGACGCGCTGCGGAAGATGGGATTCTCCGACCAGGACATCGACCACGAGAAGTACCTGACCGACCGGATCGTCTACGACGACGAGGTATTTCGGGTCACGTCGATTTCCGTCCTCGGTCAGATCCAGAACCGGGACATCATCGTCAGCCTGGAATGCGTCCAGATGAAACCGGACGAGCTGGTCAACGATGCCCAGTTCGTTCGATGGTCCCAGAAGTCCTGACTACAAACTTCGGCATCCTTCTTGAGATCCTGAATTGCGGAAGACTTCCGCATTCCGAGATCCCGCGAGGCCTGCTGCATGCCATGGCTCATCAATGAGGACCGCGCCGTAAAGGCGAAACTCCAGGGCCTCACCGTCACCGACGTGAACGCACCCGACGGCCGTGCTGTCGCGGTGCGCTATCGCGTGCCGGAGAGCGAGCTGGCCAAGCAGACGTTCCCTCTGATCGTCATCGAGCACGCGGGGATCGACAAGGCCGACGAGCGTGAACACCGAGGCCACGTACGACTTCCCTACGCGCCAGAAGGCGCCGAGAAGTGGTGGAACCCCGACGCACCGTCCTACGACGTCACCAAGTCGCCGTACATCGTCGAGTACCCCATCCCTTACGACCTGCGGTACCGGATCGTCGTCTTCACCCGCACCTACTGGCACGACATGGCGCTCGCTGCGGCTCTCGCACAGCACGACCGGATTCCCTCCCGCTTCGGATTCCTCACGATTCCCGAAGACGGGACGGTACGACGTCTGGACTTGCTCGGCGGCCCCGAGCTGGTCGACACCCGCGACGAGGACGGAAAGCGACTGTTCCGTCGCGAGTACCTGATTTCTGTTTCCAGCGAAATGCTTCCGGATACGGCCACGCAGTATGCGCAGGCCCAGTCCGTGGCGCTGGACTTCGAGTACTACCTGGAAGACGTAACCGAACCACAGACACCGGGACATTGAATCGTAGCCCCAGGAATTCACCCCCTTACAGGAGATAACAGATGACTGTCTACAAGCGTCCCGGTGTGTACATCGGCGAGACGTTGACGCCGCTGGCTCAGACGGCGACGACCCCAGGCGACTCGGTCGGGGCCTTCGTCGGCACCTCGAAGCAGGGCGGCCCACTCGCCCCCACGCTGGTGTCGTCCTGGTCTCAGTACGTGGCCACCTACGGCGGCTTCGGGGACACCTCCGACCTGCTCCCGTTCGCTGTCTACTCCTTCTTCAACAACGGTGGCAACAGCGCCTACATCGTGCGTGCGGCTGCCGCTGACGCGGTCGCGGCCTCCGTCACCCTGGACGACACCGAGGCGTCCCCGCAGCCCACCCTCAAGGTCAAGGCGATCTCCCCGGGCACCTGGGGCAACAACGTCTTCATCGATATCACGGCGGGCTCCTCCGGCTCCGGCCGGTTCGACCTGTACGTCTACGTCGGCGGAGAGACGGCCGCCTACCTCAAGGAGCGTTTCACCGACGTCTCCCTGGACCCGTCCGACTCCCGCAACGCGCAGGCGCTGATCAACTCCCCGGTCACCGGCTCTGCCTTCATCCAGGTCGAGGGCCTGCTCTCCACCGCCTGGGACGCCACCCACGCTCCGGAGATCCAGTCCGGCGTCCCGCTGGCCGGTGGTTCCGACGGTGTGGCTCCGGTCGACCTGGCCACGGCCACCCAGCGCCTGGAGATCGTCGAGGACAACCTGGTGCTGAACCTGCCGGGCGTCAACGACTCCATCGTGCTCAACCCGATCATCGAGTGGGCCGAGGGGCAGGGCACCGTCTTCGTCGTCGTGGACGGCGAGAAGGCCACCAGCGCCGACAACGCGCACTCCTACGCGCTGAGCCTCCAGGGCATGTCCACGGGTGGTTCCGCGATCAGCACGTCGTCCTACGCGGCCGTCTACGGCCCGTGGCTGATCGTCAACGACCCGGCGACCTCCGCCTCCGGCTCGGCCCGTCTGCTGCCCCCGGGTGGCGCGGTCCTCGGCCAGTACAGCCGCACCGACGCCTCGCGCGGTGTGCAAAAGCCTCCGGCCGGTATCGACACCGTCCTCAAGGGCGTACTCGACGTGCAGTTCCGGTTCTCCAACGCGGACCAGGATGCGCTGAACGTCGCGGGCATCAACGTCATCAAGTCCCTGCCGGGCACCGGCTTCGTCATCTACGGCGCCCGCACCCTGTCGCAGGGCATGCCTGACCGGTACGTCTCCGTGCGCCGGTCGCTGATGCTGGTCAAGAAGGGCCTTCTCGACGCCACCCGCTTCGCGGTGTTCGAGCCCAACGACCAGATCCTGTGGGACCAGGTCAACGCCGTCATCTCGCAGTACCTGCTCACCCTGATGCAGACGGGTGTGCTGGCCGGAACCACCCCGGACCAGTCGTTCTTCGTGGTCTGCGACTCGACGAACAACACCGCCGCGTCGGTGGCGAACGGCGTCGTGAACATCTCCGTCGGCGTCGCTCTCCAGACCCCGGCCGAGTTCATCGTCATCGAGATCGGCCAGTTCAGCGGCGGTTCCTCCGCCTCTGACTCGACGACCACTTCCTGAGAGGTAACCCACTGATGGCTACGACTACGTCCACCGTCGGACACATCGCCACGGATCCCTTGCGGAACTTCAAGTTCCAGGTCCAGATCCAGCACCCGGACATCAAGGGCTTCGCCCGCATGGGCTTCATGTCCGTTTCGGGTCTGAACGTCACGACCGAGGTGATTCCGTACCGCGAGGGCGGAATGAACACAACGACCCAGAAGATGCCGGGGCAGAGCGACTTCGCACCGATCACCCTTTCCAAGGGCCTCGCCGTCGGCGACTCCCAGATGATGGACTGGATGCGGCAGTTGTTCACCGTGCTCCAGGGAACCGGAAACGGAAAGGCCGGTGCGGAATTCCGGCACATGATCGACATCAAGGTGCTCGACCACCCGGTCACTTCCGGCACCACTCCCGCCAAGGCCGCATTCCGCGTCTACAACGCGTGGCCCACGGCGGTCGCCTTCTCGGACCTGGACGCTGGCGCCAATGCGATCATCGTCCAGCAGATGACCCTCGCCCATGAGGGTTTCGAGTTCAAGTTGGCTAACAGTGTCGGCTCGTCTTCCGTTAGTTTCTAATAGCGGAATCGACCGACTCGACTAGGAGCAAAACCAGTGGCAAACGACCTTCATACCGAGGGGTTCTCCAGCCCTCTCTCCAACCCTGGTCAGGCAAATGCTGCCATCGCGGCATTGCTTTCCCAGGGGGCCGAGGTCGCCAAGCCCGAGATAGCCGTCCCGGCAGGTGGCCAGTTCCGCCTGCCGGGCGGTTTCGTTTCGGACAACGACTTCACCAATGCCCGCTACGACGCCGAGGTCCGGGAACTGACCGGCGCCGATGAAGAGGCCATCACCAAGGCCCGCAACGGCGGCATCGGCAAGTTCATCTCCACCCTGCTCGACAGCGGCACCGTCTCCGTGGGCGACCAGAAGTCCAGCCCCGCGCTGCTCAGCAACCTCCTGCTCGGCGACCGCGACACGCTGCTGCTGGAGATCCGGCGCGCGACCTACGGCGAGGAGATCGTCTGGGACCGCTACTCCTGCCCGCACTGCGGTGATGAGTTCCGCCTGTCCGTCACCCTCGACGAGATCCCCGTCCGCCGACTGGCAAACCCGTCCGACCGCGTCTTCGAAGTCGAACTCCGAAAGGGCCGCAAGGCATACGCCCGACTTCCCATCGGCGCCGACCAGGACGCAATCCTCGCCATCGTCGAGCGCACCACGGAATCCGAGCAGAACACGCTCCTGATTTCCCGCTGCCTCATTTCCGTGGTCGAGGCCGATGGTAGCGAAAACGCCGTCAGTGGAAACCCGGACTTCGCGCGTTCCCTGGGCATCGTGGACCGAAAGCGCATCCTCGATGCCATTGAGGAAAAGCAGCCGGGCCCTCAGTACAATGATGTCAAGTTCACGCACGATACGTGCGGAAAGGAGGTCCCCCTCTTCATCAGTGCGGGGGACCTGTTTCAGGGCCTGTAACTACCACGACACGTACTTCGAATACGAGCAACTAGTCGAACTAAGTCCGGCGTGGAGCCTCAGCGAGATTCGCCGGTTGACCGTGCGCGAGCGTCTTCACTGGGTGAAGTGGTTCAGGGCGCAGCGACATAGGCGAAGTGCTGAGGCGGAAAATGGCTAGCAACAACGTGGCGGGGCAGGGACCGCTCTTGGGTTGGAACAATGCCCAGGATGCGATCTCTGCCCTTACGCGCACCATCAATGACCTGAATAAGGGTCTCAAGGGCGTCAACACCGGGGTCGGGCAGATGTCCCGCTCCCGGGGTCTCGGCCTTGCGCTGGGCGATATCTGGAACGGAACCAGCAACTACTCCTTCGGCCGCACCAACGGTGGTCAGGGGCCGGGTCAGGGTCGTCTGGGCTCGCCTACCGGCAACGGAGGTGGAGCCCGCTTCTCGACGTCCGGATCCCAGGGTGGTGGCGCAGCCAACAACGGTGGCCAAGGCGGTAACCAGGGCGGTAGCAACGGCGGTTCTGGCTCCAACTCCCCGCGTCTGGGCGGTGGTTCGGCCAACAACGGTGGCACGCGCTCGAACAATGGCGGCCTCAAGAGCACGCTGTCCAGCGTTGTCGCGTGGGGTCAGAAGAAGCTGCCTGACCAGGTGGTCATGCAGACGACCGCCTACCAGGCCGCGCAGGGCTCTTCCTCGTCCTGGCACACGTTGCGGGACCAGGCCTTCAAGAACAACTTCACCGCCCAGTCGACGCAGGATGCTTCGACGGCCTATGGCTTGATGACCCGTAGCGGTCTGTCGGCTGGCTCGACCTCGTTCAACCAGCAGTGGAACTACGTCAAGGGCACCTCGGGCTACATGAACCCGGGCATGACCGAGACGCAGCGCGCCCAGGGAACGGCCGCCGCATGGTCGGCAGGCTCGTACTACGGCATGCAGGCCATCGGCATCTCGACGATCAAGAACGGGCAGAAGCAGTCCCCGCGACAGATCGCCCAGCAGGCGCTGGCGCGGTGGCCTGACCTGAAGAAACTGAAGACCAAGGCCCAGATCGCCGGGACGCTCGACAACAACCAGTCCGGCATCATGCAGTCGCTGGCGCAGAGTCTTGACCCCAACACCCTCGAACTTGTCCGGGGTGAACTGAAGGGCATGATGCTGGCGCAGGTCTCCGGCGGTTCCGCTCAGACCTACGTCAGCCTGGCCAACAAGCGTGACAACGGCAAGACGCAGGAGGAGAAGAACTCCGCGCAGTCGGCGCTCGGGAAGATGGGCATCGGCGGGTCCACGGCCAACACCCTGATGACCCGCGCTGGCACCTTGCGCAACCAGGACGTCAACGAGAATGACGGCTTCACTGAAGGCCTTCAGACGGCGACGAAGTACCTGGACATGTTCTCCACCGCGCTCCAGGGAGTCCTCAAGGCGACCGGGGCGTCAACCGGCATGGGGATGCTCGGTGGTGCCAGTTCGGTGCTCGGTTCCAGCCTCGGTGCCGGTGTCGGTGCCTGGGGCGCTGTACGCGGCCTCACGGGGGCTGCGAGGCTCGGCAGCGGACTGCTGGGCGGAGGTGGTGGCGCAGGCGGTGCAGCGGGTGCTGGCGGCATGCTGGGCCGCCTGGGTGGCATGGGTGGCGCGGCGATGGGTGCACTGGACCTGTCCGGTGCCGCGCTGGGTGCTGCTGGTGGCTTCGGTATTGGCGCGTACCTCACCCACCACTTCGGCTCGAAGGTAGTCGACAAGGTCAGCAAGAAGGACTCGACCGGCAACAAGTGGGGCCATGTAGCCGTGGACGCGGGTACTGGTGCGCTCGCTGGTGCCGCCATCGGTTCCATCGTTCCCGTCATCGGTACCGGTGTGGGTGCTGCGGTCGGCGGAGTGATCGGCGCGGGCACTGGCATCGTCAGCAACTTCTTCGGTGGTGCTACGGCTGGTGGCGCCGCTGCGAAGACCGGTAGCAAGACGTCCGGTGCGAAGGCCACGGGTACGTCGGGCGCAGGAAAGACGGCTTCCGCCGTCATCAAGGTCGCCATGAAGTACTTGGGTGTGAAGTACGTCTGGGGTGGCTCGACGCCGAAGGGCTTCGACTGCTCCGGCCTGCTCATGTACTCGTTCAAGCAGATCGGTGTGAGCCTGCCCCGCACGGCCGCGCAGCAGCAGCGGGCGGGTAAGAGGGTCAAGTTGAGCGACGTGCGCGCTGGTGACCTGCTGTTCAACGGTGACCCTGCGCACCACGTCGTGATGTGCATAGGTGGTGGCAAGGTCATCGAGGCCCCGCACACGGGCGCGGTGGTGCGTGTCCGCTCCTTCAGGCCGAGCGAGTTCACCAACGCGGTGCGGATCCTTGGCTCTGTCGGCAGCATGAGCGACGTGGGCAGCGACACCGAGGACACCGCCGGGTCCGGCTCCAACCGGCTGTCCACCATGGGCTTCGGCGGGGACACCGGCTCGTACGGATCCGTCGAGGAAGCCGATGCCATCGCGTCGGGCATCTCCTCGGCCCAGACAGCGGGTGCATCGACCACGTCGAAGGAGTCCTCGGACGACGACTCCAGCGGTGGTGTGCCTACGGGTGCGATGCCCAAGGGCAACGTCGCCAAGTGGATCAAGAGCGCGCTGGGGATCCTGAAGCAGGACTCCAAGCACAACGAGTCCATCGTCAACACGATGATCAAGTACGAGTCCGGCGGCAACCCTCGCGCGATCAACAAGACGGACTCCAACGCCAAGGCGGGCCACCCGTCCAAGGGCATCATGCAGACCATCGATTCGACGTTCAACGCGTACTCGCTCAAGGGCCACAAGGACATCTGGAACCCTGTCGACAACATCATCGCGGGTGTGCGCTACGCGGAGTCCCGCTACAAGACCCTGGACAACGTGCCGGGCATCAAGGCCATGGCGAACGGTGGTGCTTACAGGGGGTACGCGGTCGGCTCGGCCAACATCGACGTCGACCAGACGGCCCGCGTCCACAAGGGCGAGATGATCATTCCGGCCTACCAGGCCGAGGCTGTGCGTGCCGCGCTGTCGGGTAACACGCCGCTGACCAATGGGGTCGGTGGCCTCGGTTCCAAGAGCGGTCCGGCCTCCCTGCATTTCAATGCCGGTGCGATCACCGTGCAGGTGCAGGGCGCTATGAATTCCCAGTCGGCCCGTGATGCTGCGCAGCAGATCATCACCGCTATCGCCGAGGACAATCGAATCAATCTCATCGCGGCAGGTAACTAATGGCTACCAGGATCCAGGACAACGGTTCCTTCGACCCCCGGATAACGAAACTCCCTGGCCTTCAGTCACTTGTTGGCGGCGGGAAGAAGTTGAGCCGGGGATTCATCATCCAGGAAAAGCCGGTTGACGGAATTCGTTACCGGTGCAACTTCCTCTACAACCCGAGCGTCCTCAATGTGTCGCACTCCGTTAATCCGGGGCTGCTGGCGGACGAGAACGCCGTCAACCCTAACGACGTGACGGCGGGGGAATTCCTCATGCCGTTGCAGCAGACGGTTCAGTTCAACTTGCTCTTCGACCGTACCTACGAGATGTGGGATTCCTCCCGGGTGTACGGAGCGGAGAATGTATTCGTGCCTGCTCTCGGTGTGGGCTGGGATATTTCCATGCTCTACAAGATCACGGGAATCTCCGCGTCCGTAAAGGTAAGCGGGGACGGCACGGACGCCAAGGGTGACTCCACCGATTCGTTCCGCAAGGGGCAGTTCAGTTTCGATGCGTCCGGGCCCATGCTGTACGTCCCGGTCTACCTGGTCGTCGGCGACACCCTGAACTACTACGGCGTCATCCAGGAACTCGATATCCAGTACACCCACTGGAACCAGCAGATGATCCCCTCCCGCTGCCAGGTAGGCATCACCATGCAACTCCTTCCGAAGCCGAAGGGTGGCGGGGAATTCGTGGCCTTCGGAAGGCTTCCCGCCGGGATGACCCCGGACGACTTCGCCAGTGGGGCAAACGGAAAGGCTGGCCGATGATCTCCGCCAACTCCCGGTACGCGGACTCCGCTCTCGCTCTGATCGCCTCCGGGCGGGGCACGAACCTCACCGTCGTGCCGTCGCAGCAGCGGGAGTGGTCGTTCAAGTTCACCTACCACCAGTTGACCGGCTCCGACCGCATCGACCTGCTGGCCGTGCAGTATTTCGGCGACGCCCGGCTGTGGTGGAGCATCGCGGACGCCAACCCCGAGGTGCTCGACTGGTCCGTCCTGATCCCGGGGCAGGTCATAAGGATCCCGAATGCCTGAGCCGACCCCCTTCACAGCCCTGACCATCTCCGGCACCCGGATCAACAACTTCATCAACCGAGTCGAAGTCCGCGAGAGTTACGGCACGCACTCCATGGCGATCGTGGACGTGACGACCGGCGCGGCCAGCACCGCCTACCCCGAGCTGGCTCCCGTCGTGCTCGACTACGGCCGCAGCCCCAACGACATCGTCCGCTGGTACGGCTACGTGCACCACTCCAGCGTCGTGGCCAGTCATGGCACCACGTCGGTCACTACGCGGTACGTGTGCATCGGCACCAGCCTGCCGCTGAACATCCAGCGCACACGGTCGTGGAAGAACGTAAGCCCCACCTCCATCGCCCGCCAGGTCGGTCGCCAGAACGGACTGCGCACCGTCATCTCTCCGTCCACCCGCAGGCTCACCTACTGGGCGCAGAGCGGGCAGAGTGATTTCAAACTCCTCCAGGATCTGGCGAACGAAGTAGGTTTCCGGTTCTGGGTCGAAGGGACGACGCTGTACTTCCTCGACCCGCGCATTCTTCTGCTGGGCCAGCGCACGCAGAACATTCCCGTGTTCTACAAGAACCAGAAGCCGGGAGTGCTGGACACCCTCCGGGATTTGTCGATCCTTACCGGCACCATGATTCCCCGCGAGAACGGGACAGCGGGAACGAGCAGCATTTCCGGCCTCGACGCGAAGACGGGGCGGGTCGTCAAGGCGTCGTCTGCGGCGAATACGGGAACGGCTGCGTTCCTCAACTCCATAACCACCGCCAGAGCGGTCGACAACTACGCGGACGCGCAGGCGCTGATGGAAGCCCGCACGCTTGCTTCACGAGGCTGGATCACCATGGAGGCCACGCTGTACGGCACAGCGAAGGTTGCGCCGGGAACGCTGGTGACCGTCACCGGAAGTGCGCTGTCTTCGGACCGTGCGGGCCGTTGGATGGTGACTGGTACGAAGCACCTCATCAACCGGGACAAGAGCAACTCCGGATTGATGTTCACCACCACGGTGGATGCGGAAAGGGACCAGCCCTACGCGGTAACATTCCGAAGCGATGCGAACAAGCGATTCAAGTTCGACAGCGTCCCGGCTGTTCTGAGAAACAAGCAGTTCTGGGAGTCGAGCCTTCTGGAGGATATCAATGTCGGCTGAGCCGATACTGGGCATGTACCGGGGAAGTGTTTCCAATAACCAGGACCCGCTGAATGAGGCACGGGTTACCCTGCTGATTCCCCAGGTCCTGGGAAGCGCGGAAAGCGCCTGGGCCGTCCCGGCATCCCCGACGAACACGGTGCCCCCGGTCGGGCAGACCCTGTGGGTTCAGTTCTCCGGCGGTGACCTCACCAAGCCGGTCTACTCCCCGCTGGGCATCAAGGACGTTCAGGACGCAGTCGACGGCCTGCCGACCGGCGACACCCTGGACGGTCTGCCGCCCAAGGAACCGACCGCGCTGACCCTTACCACGGTGCAGTACGTCACCACCGAGGGCTCGACCCTGGCACGCATACAGGCGAGCTGGACCGCGCCGACGGAGAACCAGGACGGTACCAACCTCACCGACCTCTCCCACTACGTCCTCCAGGTGTCCTACGACGGCACGAACTGGTCCGGGGGACAGGTCACCCAGGACACCCTCGTCGTCCTCGACGGGCTTCATACCGGCGTGGACGTCACGGTCCGCGTGCAGGCAGTCGACAACTCCAGCAACGCCTCCCTGTGGGCCTCGGGCAACATCACCAGCGCCTCCTCCTCGACGCCGCCCCCAGTGCCCTCTGCGCCGGGGGTTACCGGTGTGCTCGGCGGCCTGCGGGTCACCTGGGATGGCAAGGACGCCTCCGGGTTCGCGATGCCCGCGATCTTCTCCCACGTACAGGTGCAGCGCGACACCGACCCGGCATTCTCCAACCCGGTCGTCGTCGGCACCCTGCCCGGACCGGACTTCCTCTACGACTCCGTCCAGAACTACGCCTCCGCCTACAACTACCGGCTGGTCTCCTACTCCAAGGTCGCCATCGCTTCGGCGCCGTCCGCAGCGAACTCCGGTACGGCCAAGCAGGCTGGCACCGCCGACATTGCCGCGAACTCGGTCACCGCCAACCAAATGGCCGTCGGGACGCTCACGGCCGAGTCCGGCATCATCGCCTCCCTGGACGCGTCCAAGATGAAGACCGGCACGCTCGACGCCAGCCTCGTCAACGTCACCAACCTGGACGCCGGATCCATCAAGGTCGGCACACTCACCGTCGACAAGCTGTCGGCTGGGCTTCAGGGCATGGTCGGCCAGAAGTTCTACGACTTCGGCGCCAACGCCAGCAAGTGGAAGAACAGCAACAGCACCGGCACCCTGACCTCGGTCAGCGTCACCGACGCGGCCTCCGGTGGCGCCGTCATGCGCGCAACCGGATACATCCAGGGTGCCTACCGCCCGGACCTGCTCGTGCCCTTCGACCCGAGCGTCACCTACCGCGTCACCTGCCGTGTGAGGCAGACCGTCAACAACGCCACACCCGGCAGCGCTCAGGGCTTCTACGCAGGTGTCACGGGCATCGCAGCCGACGGCGTGACCCTGGTCAACGCCACCGGGCTGAACACCGTATCCAGCCAGTTCTACGTCGCCGCGCAAGGTACCACTCTCACGACGGGCTCCGGGTGGGCGTTGTACACCGGCTACATCAAGGGCACCTCCAGTACCGTGACCAGCAACCGCCCGTACCCCAACCCGACCGCCCCGGGCACACTGCACCAGAACGTGAAGTACATCAGCCCCTGCCTGTACCTGAACTACAGCGGGGGTACCGGCACGGCGGAGATGGACATGTTCACCATCGAGGTAGTCGAGACCGGGCAGGTCAACTCCAGCAACATCAGCCTGGGCAACGTCAACGCCTCGCACCTGACCCTGGGCACGGTGTCCGGCAACCTGGTCACCAACCCCGGCTTCGAGGACACCTCCAAGAAGGGCTGGACGCTCACCCAGAGCGACTCCAGCGGAGCCGCAACGTCCGCCAAGATCGAGGTCGGGGAAGGCTCGGCGGCAGCGCGTACCGGCCAGGGCAAGGCATCGCTCGGCGTGATGAACACCGGCACCGCGACAGTCACCAGCGACCCCTTCCCGGTCGTCGCGGGCGACACCTACATGTGCCGCTACTGGTATTCCGGCTCCGGCCGTCTCAAGGTGAACTTCGAGACGAGCGTGGACAAGGTCACCTGGACCGACCAGATCGCCGGAGCCAACGATGTCTCCATCTCCGCCGTCCCGTACACCGAGGACCAGGCCGAGGTCATCATCCCGACCGGCGCGTTGTGGGGAAGGGTCTCCTTCACCCAGATCAACCCCGGATCGTTCGGAGGGTCGACGACGCTCTGGTCCTGGCTGACCGTGGACGACATCCTCGTCATGCGGGAGGGCTACGGCGCCACGGACATCTCCCCGGGTGGTCTTCGCCTGTACGGCCCCGACGGCAACCTGACTACCGAGTTGTCCACGGCCAACTCCTACGCCACGTTCGCGGCCGGAGCAGCCGCCATCGACCCCAACGGTGTGGGCACCTTCACTTCCATCTGGACACCTCCCCGACCCGAAACGGCGGTGTCCGACGACCCCACCGGACAGATCTGGTACCAGGGCAAGGAACTGTCCGACCTGCTGTGGAACATGCCGTGGGGCATCGTCACCTACGAGCGCGGCTGGACGAACAAGCCGACCTCGACGACCTACTACACGACCGACACCGGCATCATCGAGCTGGCCTTCACGGCCGTCGAGGGGCGGATGTACCGCATCGTCGCCCGCTCGCAGTTCGACATGAACGGCGGAACTGGCTTGCAGACGATGGAGAACTACATCAACGCCTCCGGCACGACGCTGTCTGTGAACGGCTGCACGACCGTCACACCGAACGGGGCAAGCCCGAAGGTCACCGACCCGACCATTGCCCGACACATCTACACGTTCTACGACGGCGCTGGCACGGACAACACCTGTGCGGTCGAAGGCATCATCGTGTGCTCATCCGACGCAGGTGCCCTTTACGGAGCGACCTCGGCTCTGGCACCCGGCGATCACCGACTCCTGTGGGTCGGCGCCAAGCACTCGGGCAACGCCACGGGCTGGGGACTGCGCAACTACAGCATCGCGCAATCCTCGGACTTCTACGTCGAGGACGTCGGCCCAGCCCAGCACGAGGGCGGCATCTACAACACAGGCGGAGCGGCAGTCACGGCGGTCAAGACGTACACCAAGACATACAAGGCGCTCTGGTCCCGCAGGTACGGAAACGCCGGATACACCGACGGCGCAATGTACCAGGGCTACTACTCCGACACCTGGGGCACACAGAAGTCGATGGTGGGATTCGGTACTCAGCCGTACACCGATATGGGATCCACGGCGAAAGTGTCCAAGGTCGAGGTGTACCTCTACGCCAACCACTGGTACTACAACGCTGGCGGTACCGCGCATATCGGCGCGCACTCGCAGACATCCGCCCAGACGTCGTCCACATACAGCGGCAACCTCACAGTCGCCTCGTGGCCGGTAGGCGCGGGTAAGTGGGTCACGCTGCCTTCGTCCTGGAATTCATCTTGGAACGCGGCAACCCCGTATCGTGGAATTACTCTGGGTGGCGACCTCGGTACTAGTACGAACAAAACCTATTACGGAGGCTTCGACGGTTTCGGAGGCGCCCACCCGCCGCAGTTGCGCATCACATACAGCAAGTGAGGACCTTCCTTCATGGCAGACATCACGATCACCGTCCCCGACGAGTACTGGCTGCGTATCGCCGCCGCTTTCCACGGCACCTACCCGGACAGCCAGTTGGGCGACGCAGAACTGGTGGCGCACGCCTTCACGGCATACGTGCGAGACAACTGGATCTCGTGGGAGCAGAACGTCAACCAGAACGCGGCTGCTCCTCGATACAACGAGGCCGCACAGGACTACAACGCAGCCCGGCAGCAGGTCGACGCCGACATCGCGGCGGAGAACGACCAGGTGCTCGCGGACGCCGCTGTAGCGTTCCCCGGTTTCTGACCTGAAACCGGAACTGCAATCTCGGTAGGCATTCCTGGGAGAATGCAAGCATGCCTACCGAGATTGCAGTTCCATTTCGCCTAGCGTCCGACGGGACTATCGCCGTCGAGACGAGTCCGGACAGGCAGATCGCCCAGCATGTACACGCACTCGTCGGCACTCAGCCGGGGGAGCGGGTCATGCTCCCGGATTACGGGGTTCCCGTGGCTGATCTGCTTTTCGACCCTGATGCGTCCTTTGTCGCTCAGGAAATCAGCCGCGCCGTGACGGGCGCGTTCAATACGTATGAGCCCGGCGTGGTGCTCCAGAAGGCGACTCCGATTCCGGACGCCTCCCAGTTGTCCCTCGCACGTATCGAGGTCGACTACATGCGCCGCGAGTCCGGGTCGTCCCCATCCAGCCTGTCGCTCCAGACCAACACCGCTGTAGTGCGTGTGGGCGGCACCGTAAGCGAGGTCATCAGTGGCTAGCCCAGACGTCCCGGCGATCGACTACACCAGCAGGGACTACGAAGGCTTCAAGGCCTCCCTGCTGGACTACGCCGCCCGCAAGTTCCCGCAGTGGGTGCCCAGCTCCGAAGGCGACTTCGGTGTGCTCCTCATCGAGCTGTTCTCCTACCTCGGAGACAGCCTGTCCTACTACGGCGACCGGCTCCAGCAGGAAGCGTTCCTGCCGACCGCTACGCAGCGCCTCTCGCTGCTCCAGATAGCCGACCTGCTCGGCTACACCCCGAGCAACGGCGTCCCGGCCACCGGCACGGTCACCCTCCAGACGTCCAACCCGGGCCCGGCCGTCCTCGTGCCTGCGGGCACCCAGGTCGTCACGGACTACATCGAGTCCATCGACGCCCCGATCACGTACGAGACCGACTCGGACATCCTCGTGCCCGTCAACGGTGGCAAGGCCACGGTCCCGGTCACCCAGGGCGTCACCCGCACCCAGGTCAACATCGGCACCAGCTCGGGCCTGCCCGTGCAGGAGTTCCGGTTGCCCGACGTGCCCGTCATCAACGGCACCGTGCAGGTCTTCGTGGATGACGTCGGCACCCTGACCGAGTGGACGTACATCACGTACCTGGTCGACGCCGACCCCTCCGACCGTGTCTTCACGACGTTCCTGGACGACTCCGGCGCCACGTGGGTCCGCTTCGGCGACAACCTCAACGGTGCCATCCCGACGAACCAGTTGACCGTCTACGCGACCTACCGCGTGGGCGGAGGAGCGATCGGCAACGTCAATGCAGGCGTGGTCAACGCCCTGTCTGCCTCCAACCTGCCGGGCGTCACCATCGCCCAGGACACGGACGGTAGTGCGATCTCCTCGGTCATGACCGGCGGTGCCGACCCCGAGACCAACGATCAGATCCGAGCCAACGCCCCGCGCATCTTCCGCACCCAGGACCGCTGTGTCACCCTCCAGGACTTCTCCGACCTGGCACTGACCATCCCCGGCATCGTGCGCGCCAACGCGGTCGCCTCGACCTACACCAGCGTCTCTGTCTACGTCATCGGCTCCGACGGCGGACAGCCCAGCACGACCAACCTTCAGAACGTCCAGAGCACACTCCAGTCCAAGGCGCTGGCCGGAGCCAACGTCACCGTTGCGGGCCCCACCGTGGTCGGCGTGAACATCGGCACCTCCTCCGCGCCCATCGTCATCGAGTGCTGGCCCCGCTACTCCCGGGCCTCCGTCCTCTACGACGCGCAGCAGGCGCTCAAGAACATGCTGTCGTTCGCCAACGTCGACTTCGGTATGCGCCTGACCCTCTCCGACTTCTACAAGGCCCTGCTCGCGGTCGACGGCGTGCGCTACGCCAGCATCCCGATGATCGCCCGAGCCGACGCCGCACAGACCGGCACCGCCGACGTTGTTTTCCGCGCCTGGGAGATCCCCAAGGTCGGAAACATCTCCAACATCACAATGACCGGAGGGATCGGCTGATGGCCGCCGTCTACCCACACCAGTACAAGTCGTTCACCGTCCACAAGAACCTCGTCGAGGACATCGACGCCAGCCACGTGAACAACCTCCAGGACGAGGTCGTGGCCATTCAGCAGACCCTGGGCATCAACCCGCACCAGGACACGGCGCTGAAGATGAAGACCAACTCCTGGGCCTCCGTCGCCTCCCGGCTCGACTCGATCCAGCGGGGCAAGGGCCTGCCAGCCTGCTATCTCTCCAAGTCGGCCGACTCCGTCAAGGGCGACGCGACGAAGTACATCACCTTCGCGAAGCCTGCCGCCGCGTCCGACCCCGAGGGGCTGTTCAACGGGCACTCGATCACTGCCAACCGCACCGGCTGGTGGATCGTCTTCGGCCGCGTGATGTGGTTCAACGCCAAGGGCTCCCTCGCGACCGGCGCCGACCGGCAGATCAACATCGCGGTCAACAAGTCGACGATCATGTCCCAGGACCTCCCGCCGATCTCCGATGGCAACAGCCACATGCACATCGGCTGGCAGGGGTGGGTCTCCGCAGGCAAGACCATCGACCTGTCTGTCTTCCACCCGCTCAAGGGCAAGACGCTCTCGCTCCAGAGTCTGCAACTGAGCGCAGCGATGCTGCGGGAGGCCTGATCCCGTGGCGACCTACGGAATCAACTTCTACGGGCTTTCGAAGTACGGGACGGACGTCCATCCCGAGTTCGACGTCAGCCCGTTCACAGCCATGCCCGTGGACTACTCCACCGTGCTCCTGGACTGGAAGGCACCGGCCGGGTCCTGGGACACCCTGCGGCTGATCCGCAACCGCTACGGCTGGGCGGTGAACGAGAACGACGGTGAGATCCTCCTCGACCAGACGCACACCGCAACTTCCTTCATCGACAAGGGAGTTGTCGGGGGACACTGGCTGTACTACACCATCTTCATCAAGGCTTCCGGCCTGTGGAGCCGTGCAGGCACCGTTTCCACCCTCATGCCGAAGGACAACGGCTACACCGACCTGCTCTACTCGCTGGTCCCCGACTACTACAAGGTCGACGTCGCCCCCGGCAACAACGTCACCGACGACTCCAACACGCTCAACCCCTACCTCGCGCCGTTCCTCGCCATCTTCGGCTTCGGCTTCGACATGGTGAAGAGCTACTACGACTCCAACCGGTACACCAACGACGCCATGCACACGCGCTACGAGAACGTCGCGCAGATCGCTGAGCAGTTCGGTATCCAGTACGAAGCATCCACACCCGCGTACCTTTTCCGCCAGCGCGTGCGGGACGCGGCCACCCTCGGGCGGCAGAAGGGCACCCTGGAGCAGATCCGCTCGATCATCTCCGAGACCACCGGCTACGACGCCGACCTGAGTCTGGGCAGCAACCTCATGCTGTCCGACGACCAGGCAGACTTCGACCACCCCACGTTCCCGCAGTGGGACTCCGGCGTGAACTACGCCTCCGGCGAGATCGTCGCGTTCGGTACCTACCTCTACAAGGCCAACAGCAGCGGCGCCTACGGCACGGCGCAGAAGCCCTCCGGCACGGCCACGAACAACACCTACTGGAACGCCGTCACCTACGGCACCGACACGACCCTCGTAGACAGCAACGGGCACGTGGCGGGGTGGGAGGAGATCTCCTTCACCACGGGCGTCTCCCCGGGCAGTAACGGCGTCCTGGTGGGCATCGGCGTGCAGAACCCGACCAACCCCGACGACAAGGCCGGGAACGCCCTGTGGGTCCGCAACACCAACTCCGGCAGCTCGGTCGCCACGATGGCCGTGCGTTCGGTGGGACGCGTCTCCGGCCAGTCCTCGATGGACCCCCAGCAGCCCGTGCTGTGGGGCATCCCGCTCCCGTACGCCTACCAGGACTGGGACAACGACGTCTACTACCAGCCCGGTGACCTGGTGCTGTTCCACGGCCGCACCTATCGGGCCCTCACGACGAGCATCAACGTCTCCCCGCCAGCCACGGCAACCGCGAACACACAGTGGCAGCCGCTCGCGTATGACGAGCGTGTCCAGATGTGCCTGTCCGGCTACGCACAGGCCTACTCCGGCGAGCAGGTCGCGGTGTACCCGTTCGTCGAGTACTACGACGACCACGGCGCGCTGATCACCGCTCTGTACTCCGACGCGCTCCCCGCCTACAACGTCTTCGACTCCTTCACCCAGGGCTGGGCCGACTGGACCACCCGCACCACGGACTACGGTGCGGCCTCGTGGACCGAGACGCTGGGGCAGTGGACCTCCGGCGGCTATGGGGGCGGCTCCGCCTACCCAGTGGGAGCCACGGCCTCCATCGCGACCATCCCCGGCCATGCGGACGGCACTGTGTCGGCGACGTTCCTGACCAACCCCGGCAACACCCTCAAGCAGGGTGTCGTCTTCCGGCTCCAGGACGCCTCCAACTACTGGCGGGCCGGGCGCACCGCGCTGTACCGCGTGGCCTCCGGCGCGGTTGCGTCGACCTTCCCCTACTCGCAGACCTTCGCCGACGGTGACCGGATCACCGCCGCGTACTCCGGCGCGAACATCATCGTGAAAAGGAACGGAACCCAGGTGCTCTCGATCACTGACTCGAACCTCAGCACCGCCACCAAGGTCGGAATGGCGGTCACCTGATGCCGAACAACATCATCTTCGTGAACGATGACGACTTCGCACCCGTCTTCGGGGTCTCCGGCAGCGTCGTCATCAAGCAGTTCAGGACGTACGCGCCAACCCTGACCGGCGACGCCAGCATCCAGGGCAGCATGGTCATCAAGATCCCGCGCTCCGGTCCGCTCCAGCCGCAGGCCGGGCAGATGGTGGTACAGGGCCACCTCAAGGCGGGCGTCAAGTCACCGGCCGCAGCGTTCAAGGACTTCGCGCACTACCCCTACCTCGGTGTCGACCCGGCCATGGCCCGCATCGGCATCACCAGCGGCGCCCTCACCTCGGGCGCTACGGGCACCTACACGCGCCCGTACGCCGCGTTCACCGGCCCGGGGAGCTACCTGGTCTCCGGGGGCGGCTACGCCTGGAAGAGGGCCGCCTACGCGGCTGTAGGGTTCAAGTTCAACAACATGTCGGCGAACAAGCACCAGATCCTCGACGCGGTGCAGTTCGAGCCGCTGCCGCTGGCCGCGACGGGACCGAGCGCCTACCAGAACGCGCGCACGATCAACGTCATCATCAAACCGACCCGGCTCAACTACGCCCCCAACCCGAACTTCGAGAGCGGCGTCTCGGGGATGAGCGTCCTCAACACCGCGACCGTAGCGGCCGACTCTGTCCACTGGGGCGGTACACAGTCCTGCAAGGTGACCGTCCCGGCAAACCTGCAAGGTGTCAACGGGGGATTCAACTTCAAGGTCACCGGCCTGATCCCCGGCCGCCGCTACACCATGAGCGCGTACGCCTACCAGGCGCAGTACTGCGGGCGTACCTACGCGTGGACGTCCGGGTCCAGCTCCACGCTGGTGGACCGCAACACCTTCGACACCGCCACGCCGGACCCGCGCAACAAGCGCTGGCGGCGCCTGTGGGTCACCTTCACCGCCAACATCGACACGGTGTGGATGGGCTTCAGCGTCCCCTACGACAAGATGACGCCCAACCAGCCCAGCGTCTACTGGATCGACGGCGTCCTCGTCGAGGAAGGTGACACCGTCCGCCCGTACTTCGACGGCTCGATGGGCGCGGACTACCTGTGGGAGACCGGCGGTACGACGAACCTGTCCCGCTCCTACTACTACGAGAACCGGGTCGAGCGGAGTTACCTCATCCGCACGCTGCTCGACGAGAATACGCCTTTGGGAATCAGTGCCGCGCTTCCCCAATTTGCCGTACTTCCCACCCAGTAACCGCGAACCCGTAAAGGACAAGCATGTTCACCAACTACGCCGACGTGTCATCCCTCGTCGTCGGCCTTGGCCTACCGGCCGTGGTCGCCCTGTTCTCCAAGCCGTCCACCAACAGCACGGTCAAGGGCGCGGCACATGCCGTCCTCGCGGTCGCCACGGGTTTCTGGGCCGTCTACCAGGCCCACCCCGAGCACTTCTACTGGGCGCCAGCGGTCGTCGCGGCGTTCCTGGCCTGGGTGTCGGGCACGACCTTCTACCACTCGTTGCTGAAGAAGTACTCCTGGTTCGCCCGGCTCCAGAACACGCTGGTCGCCGAGGCGGAGGCCCGGCTTCATATCCCGGCGGGGACGGTCGAGGAGTACACCGAAGAGGCTGTCACCGCCCCTACCAGCACCTTGAGCCCCGAAGCCGTCCAGCAGATCGTCACGGCCCTGGAGGGTGTCCTGCTGCGCACCGCGCACCCGGCGCCACCGACCACGGTGCTGCCGAAGGTCGGCGGACTCGGCACGAGGACGGTCTGAGTCATGGACTGGCTGCGTTTCGTGCTGATCGCCCTCGCCACGTTCACCGCGTGGGAGTGGCTGCTGGTGGTCCTGCCCTTCTCCCTGCCTGCCGGTCTCCAGCCGCTCGCGGTGGTCGGCCTGGCCTACGAGGCCCAGCGGCTTCCCGTGCCGTGGCTCGCGGCCGTGGCGGCTGCCGGAGCGGTGGCGTGGCTGCATCTCCAGGTGCGCGGGGGGACGGAGGCCCCACCGCTGCGGCTTCCCCGACGGCACCCGGCCACCGGCAGGCGGGTTCCTGACCTGCCCTGATTGTCAAGCCACTTGAAATCCTCGCTAGACAAGCGGGGATTTCTTGCTTTTAGAAGCCGTAACCGGTAACGTCTTCCTCGTCGCCGATCGAGGCGGCAAACACACCACACCAGGAGCAGACTTGAGCAGCATCGACCCCATCGCCCTTGCCTTCGCTGGCTCCGCCGACACCGACATCGACAACATCAAGGGCCTGCTGAACGACTTCGTGGGCCTCGGCGAGGACGACGCCGACGGCTTCCCCGAGCCCACCGAGCGCGAAGTCACCCTCATCCTCCCGATCACCAAGAAGCACCTGTCCGACGGCCTGGAGGCCGTGCTGGAGTGGTCGGAGTACGCGGACATCCCGTTCATCGCGGTCACCGACGGCGAGAAGAGCCGTGCCGTGGACAGCATCCTCAAGGACGCCGAAGAAGTCGTACGCACGGCCAACGTCACCGCCGGGATCGTCGACCTGCTGAAGAACGCCGACACCCAGGGCGACGCCCACGTCATCCTCCTGTGGGGCGACGAGGGCAGCGAGGAAGCCGAACTCCTCCTCGACGCGGCCGAGGCCGCCGGGATCAAGGCCAAGGACCTCACCGCCGGACTCGACGACATCTCCTTCGCCAGCGAGCCCGAGGCTGCCCCCGCTCCCGAGCCGGAGCCGGAGCCCGAGCCGGAGGCGCCGAAGCGTGGCCGCCGTCGCGGTCGCCGCGCCGAGCCCGAGCCGGTCGAGGTGGAAGAGGAGCCGCTGACCGAGGACGACGAGGTCAAGCCCGAACCGAAGCCGGAACCGCAGCCGGAGCCCGAAGAGCCGAAGCGTGGCCGCTCGCGCCGCAAGACCCAGCCCGAGCCGGAGCCCGAGGCGGACCCGGTCGAGCAGGACATCGCGGAGCAGGAGAAGGACGAGGACCTGGAGCGTCAGGTCAACCAGGCCGCACAGAAGGCCCAGCGGGAGACCAAGCCGGTCGCCGAACCGGAGATCGACCTGCTGCTCATCGGCTCCGCTTTGGAGGGTGCCTACAAGTACCTCCGCCTGGAGGACGAGCGCAACGCGCTGGCCAACCAGTCCGACGAGGTGCGTGAGCGCCCGCTGACGGAACTGCTCGCCAAGGCGCTTCATATCGTGGCCGACAAGGTCCACGACGAGGAAGCGAAGAAGCCCGAGCAGTCCGAGGAGCAGGAGTCCGGGGACAAGCCGCGCCGCCGTGGCCGTCCGCGCGACGAGTCCAAGACGTTCGCATTCCTGGTCGACGACAAGGGCAACTACAGCCGTCGCGGCCGTGGCCGGATACCGGCCGGACAGAAGGTCGTCCACCTGACCCGGGCGGAGATCGAGGAGAAGGGCCTCGACTTCGACACGGAGTGAGTAACGCAAAGGCCCCCGGCGCTGGCGAGGTTCAAGACCTTCAAGCCACTGCCGGGGGCCTTTGCCCACCACACCCCGAGGCCCACCACAAACCCCGAGATGAGAGAGACCCTAGCATGGGGATATCGCTTCATACTTATCGCTTGCTCGGAGCCGCCGAGTGAGCATCCTGATCATGTCCGAGGTGTGGCAGTACGCCCCCGTCGGCAATGGAGACCTGCTGGTGCTGCTGCGTATCGCAGACGCGGCAGGAGACGACCACCGCATGATGTGGGAGTCCGTCAAGACCCTGGCCAAGCGCACCCGCATGTCCGAACGCAGCGTCTACAACTGTCTGCGGAACCTGGAGAAGCGGAGCATCATCGAGGCCGTGCCGAAGGCAGAAGCGCCGCCCGAGGCCGCGCTGTACGCGTCCGTGGTCCGCAGGATTCGCCCCGTGGAGGAGTGGCTCGAAGCGCCGGTTGCGGGAGTAGTTGACATGCAGAATTTGCATGGTCCAAATCAGGACAAGACCCCCCTGCAAAATTTGCAGGGTGCAGATCTTTCATCCAACCCCAATATCCCTACTAGAAGTAATAGAGATACTTCGTATCTCCAGGGCGACGCCCTGGAAGAGGAACCTGTGACCAGGCCGGGAGCCAAGGGCTGGGGAGCGGTCGCGGCACCTAAGCGTGGCGGCCGGAAGAAGTCCCGGAAGCAGGTGGCCGAGGAGCAGGCTCAGGCGGAGATGGAACTCGACCCGGCCTACGTGGTCTCGCAGGCTCTGGAAGAGAACACCCCGTCGTTCACTCTCTACGGCGATCTCCCGGCCTCGGAGGACTCCCCGGCCCCTCCGGTCCGGCGGCCTCCCAAGAAGCGCTCCCAGAGGCCTTCAGAGGAACTGGCGCTGTTCTTCGACAAGAGAGCCCAGGAGGTCGGCCATCCGGTACCCGGAACGACCAACCTCTCGGCGCTCACCGGCAACTTCGGCCGGTGGATGGCGCAGGGCATGGAGCGGGACGAGATCCGGCAGATGATCATCACCTACTGGTCGTCGTCCTGGCAGCGCTCGGACAACGTGGTCGCCTGGAAGGACTTCCTGGCCGCCCGTGGGCTGCTGGCCCAGAGGCTGGGCAAGGCCGCCAGCGCGATGGAAGACAACCGGTTCAACGAGGACTACTGGTCCTGACCGACCTACAGGGGCGGGCTGCTACGGCGGTCCGCCCCTTACTCGTTCCGAAGCCGTATTCAAGAAGCAATAACTGTGGTAGCCTGCTGAGCGTTGACCCACCACCACAGGAGGTACCCACCATGGCGACAGACCCCCGCGTCCACGCCTTGCGGCTGAAGGAGTACGGCATCCCGGCGCACTACCGCCACCTGCGGCTCAAGGCCCTGGGAGACGCCCCGCAGCGCGCCGTCTGCCAGACCTGGCTCGACGACCTGCGCGACCACTACGTCACCGACAAGCGCCCGCTCGACCAGTACCCCGAGGACTGGAGCGCCATCGGCAAGGGGCTGCTGTTCGTCGGCCCGCCCGGCACCGGCAAGACCTCCCTGGCCACCGCCACGCTGCTGGACGTCTACTTCGAGAAGCGCCTGCCGGTCCACTGGCTGGCCTACGCCGACTTCGTGAAGGACTCCATCGAGAAGATGGGCCTCCAGGACCGGCACGAGCCCGAAGCCGTCGCCCGCTGGTGGGAGATCCAGGACAAGATCGTCGCGGCCGAGAAGGCCCCCGTCCTCCTCCTGGACGACGTCGGCAAGGAGCACCGCACCAAGACCGGCTACGCCGAGGGCCTGCTCGACACCCTCCTGCGCCAGCGCCACCGCGAGGCCCTGCCCACCCTGGTGACCTCGAACCTCCCGCCCCGGGAGTGGGGCGCCGTCTACAACCCCACGATGGGCTCCTTCATCCAGGAGGCCTTCACCCACCTCACGATCGTCGGAGGAGACCGCCGTGCAGCATGAGCAGATGGTCCTCCCCTTCGAGGACGAGGTTTTGTCAGTTGTCTACAAAGACGAGATCCCGGGTACGGCGACCGGACGGTTCCCCGAACAGCAGCACACCGTCAGCCTGCTGAAGCGACTGGCCTGGGCCCGCGCCAAGAGCCTCGGCTTCCGGCCCTTCCGCTACAGCGACCGGCGCGAGGTCCGGGGCAACCGGCTTCATATCTGGCTCCGCGCGGACGCGGAGCGAACCTGATGCAGGGCGGGGACATAAGCAACGAGGTCTCCCCGCGCCTGGTCGTCGTCTTCGAAGGCCTCCTGGGCAACCTGCCCACCTCCCGCACCCGAGCTGGCGAAGCCGTGGCGCGGCGGGCACACCAGTGGAAGCGCGCGGTGAAGGCCTACGAGATCAACGAGCCGCTGGCCCACGTCATCTGGGACACGGTCTGGCGCCACCGGTACTCGGTCGACGTCATCACCTACCTGGGCGACGAGTTCGCCGAGGCCCTGGAATGGCGCCTGGACATCGAGGGCCTGCCCATCGGCCGCATCTGGGCCGACGAACCGAAGAAGCTGGCCCGCCGCCTGGCGCACATGCCGGACGTCGCCGCGATCTTCGACAACGAAAACCACCTGATCTACGGCAGCAAGGGACGCATGCTCCCGGCCGTACCCACCACCCTGATCGGAGCAATGTAGTGGCGGACTTCGAGCGGTTGCTCGTCTCCCGCGTCATCCAGGACAAGGACCTGGCCGACGTAGCGGACGCGGGCATCACCCCCGACTTCTTCGGCGACCCCGACAACAAGGCCGTCTTCAAGGCGATCCTGCGGCACAAGGGCACCTACGGCGAGGTCCCGTCCCTGGCCACGATCAAGACGGACTTCCCGACCTACCGGTTCGTCAAGGTCGAGGACAGCATGAACGTGCTGACTGACCGGCTGCGGGAACTTCATACTTTGGCCCTGCTGGAGCAGGGCCTGGCCGACTCGGTCGACGCACACGAAGAGGGCAACGCCAACGGCGCCATGGAAGCGCTCGCGCGCACGCTGGCCTCCATCGCCTCGGCAGTACCCAACGCCCGCGACACCGACCTGACCGAGACCGGCCAGGCACGCCTTGCGCGCTACCTCACGCTCAAGGACCTGCCCGACGGGCTCCGGGGCATCCCCACCGGCTTCAACACGATCGACAGGGCCACCCAGGGCCTCCAGAAGGAACAGTTGGTCACCTTCGTCGGCCCGCCGAAGGCCGGTAAGTCGACCCTGCTGCTGCTGGCCGCCATGGCTGCGCACCTGCACGGCGAGCGCCCGCTGTTCATCGGCTTCGAGATGAGCAACGAGGAGCAGGAGGAGCGCTTCGACGCCATCCGCGCGGGGATTTCTCACGCCCGGCTGCGGAACGGCACGCTAAAGAAAGCCGAGTGGGACAAACTCGAAAGGGCTCTTCGGGAAATCGAGGCCATGCCCTCGTTCTTCCTTTCCTCGGACTCCATGAGTGCGACGACACTTACCGGTGTCCAGTCGAAGATCGACAACATCCGGCCGACGATCGTATTCGTGGACGGCATCTACATGATGCAGGACGAACTCGGCGAGGCTCAGGGATCCAGTCAGGCGCTCACTAACCTCACCCGGGGATTCAAGCGCATGGCGAAGAACCTGCAACTCCCGATCGTCATTTCCACGCAGGTCCTGGAATGGAAGATGAACAAGAAGAAGGGCATCACATCCGACTCCATCGGGTATTCGTCCTCCTTCGCCCAGGACTCCGACGTGATCCTCGGTGTCGAGTCCACCGAGGACGCGAACATCAACAAGATCAAGGTCGTCCTGGCCCGAAACTGCCCGCCCCTGGAGACCTACTGCCAGTGGGACTGGGAGACCGGCAAGTTCGAGGAACTGAACGAGGACCCGTTCGCCATGGACGAGGAGAACACCGATGGATACGTCGGCGCCTTCTGAGCCCCGGCTGGTGGTCCTCGCCGGGAACTACCGGGAATTCCTCTTCTGGTGCCGCGAGAACGACCGAAATCCCCGTGACTGGAATCTCACGTACGTGGAACAGGCGTACAAACTCCGGGGAATGCACGGCTTCGACTACACCATCTATGGCACCTTCTGGGATCGCCGGGATTCGCAGGATATCTACTGGGCAATGCGTGCCCGACTGGGAATGAGGTAGCAGTAATGGTTCGAGCGAAGGCCAAGGGATGGGATGCCGTAGGCACCCCCATTCCCGGCAACGTAATCGCCTGCCTGGACGAGATCGGCCTGGACTACAAGGTCCAGGAGTACGAGATTCACATGCCGTGCCCCATGCATGAGGCGCGCACCGGAAAGAAAGACAAGCACCCATCATTTTCTATTCGATCCGACGAAGGATATTTCAACTGCTTCTCCTGCGGATACCGAGGACCGTTCGTCGTCCTCGTCCGCGACGTCCTGGACATCCCGCACGCCGACGCAGTCGCCTGGGTCCGCTCCCGTGGCGGCATCGAGCGGGTGAAGCGGTTCCTGGCGAAGAAGCAGCCCAGCCAGGTCGACACGACCAAGCACATCAATGAGGCCTCCCTGGCCCTGTTCGTCTCCCCGCCCTACGAGGAGTGCGTAGAGCGGAAGTTCTGGCCCGCCAGCGCGGACGCCTGCGAGGTCCTGTGGGACGCCAAGCGCGAGATGTGGATCGTCCCGGTCCGCTGCCCGGAGACGGGCATGCTCTGGGGCTGGCAGGAGAAGAACTCCCGCTACTTCCGCAACCGGCCCAACTCCATGACGAAGTCGAAGACCCTCTTCGGGCTTCATACCTACGAGGACGACCTCGCCATCCTGGTCGAGTCGCCTCTCGACGTGGCCCGGCTGCACGCGGCGGGATACAAGGCCGGGCTGGCCTCCTTCGGCGCCGGAGTCTCCGACGCCCAGATGTCCCTGATCCGCGACCACTTCGACACCGTCGTCATCGCCCTTGACAACGACAAGGCCGGGACCGAGGCCTGCGCCCGGCTGCGCAAGGAGTGGACCGGCCGAGGCCTGACCCTGCGCTTCCTCGACTACTCCAAGACGTCCGCCAAGGACCCCGGAGACATGACCGACAGCGAGATCACCTACGCCGTCGACAACGCCTACTCATCCGTGCTCGCACGGTTCTAAGGAGCCCGTCATGCCCTACAACAAGCGACGACTTCATACCTGCGGCAAGCGCCGCTTCCCCGACCGCGTCTCCGCGCTGCTTGACATGCAGCGGATCCAGCGCAAGAAGGACAGCACCCGGGAGTTCCTGCCGGTGCGCGTCTACGAGTGCCCCAAGTGCCACGGCTTCCACATGACGCACCAGGAGGCCGCGAATGCTGGCGCCTGACGGCTACGAGCACCTGGGACAGGCCTTCTGGGACCGCGTCGAGGCCGACCCGGACTCCACCTGCCTGATCTTCCAGTCGACCGCGACACGGCCCACCTACCGGGGCCAGAGCCTGCTGTCGTTCATCACCGGAGGGGCCGGGCAGAAGCACCGCGCGTGCACCCGCCGGATGTGCGCCAACCCGGACCACATCCAGGAGGGTCACTACACCCCGGGCGTCCCCTTCGCGAGGCGCCCGCGCACCCGGGGCCAGTTCGACCGGCAGTACAGCCAGTGCTGAACATCGACCTGCACCCGTACCAAGAGGATGCTGTGGCCCGCGCCGTCGAGCGCGGGTCGCTCCTCATCGCCTACGAGATGGGCCTGGGCAAGACACCCATCGCCCTGGCCGCCATCGAGGAGCTGCTGGCCGAGGGCGAGGTCGAGACCGCCGTCATCGTGGTCCCGGCCTCGCTGAAGTACCAGTGGGCCAAGCAGATCGCCAAACTCACCGACGTGCCCACCCGGGTCATCAAGGTGCGCGAGGACGGCCAGACCCAGGAGATCACCGTGCCGACGGAGGACTACTGCATCCTCATCGACGGCGACACCAAGAAGCGGGCCGGTCAGTACGTCAAGGTGAAGACGTACCGGCCGGACTTCGTGATCATGGGCTACGAGAACGTCGTCAATGACTGGAACTACGTCCGCCGGATCAAGCCGGAGTGCATCGTCCTGGACGAGGCGACCGCGATCAAGACGTTCAAGGCGCAGCGCACCCGGAAGATCAAGAGGCTGACCGCGCCGTACCGGTACGCGCTGACCGGCACCCCGGTGGAGAACGGGCGGCCGGAGGAGTTGTTCAGCATCATGCAGTGGGTCGACGAGACGGTGCTGGGCCGGTTCGACCTGTACGACAAGACCTACATCGTCCGCAACAAGTTCGGGGGAGTGCAGCACTACAAGAACCTGCCTGTCCTGCACGCGAAACTGGCCGACGCCATGGTGCGTAAGACCCGCATGGACGAGGACGTCAAGCCGTACCTGCCGCAGGTCCAGGAGAGCGCCATCCCGGTGACGCTGGACGCCAAGACGAAGAAGGCCTACAAGCGGATCTCCGCCGACCTGCTGGCCGAGCTGCACGCGCTCGGACCCAACACGACGGACTTCGACTTGTTCGCCCACTACCACGGAGGGGACACCCCGAACGAGAACAGCCAGCAGGGCAAGATCATGTCCCGCATGCAGGCGCTCGACATGCTGCTGAACCACCCGGACCTCATTGTGATGTCCGGGCAGCGGTATGAGGAGAGCGAGACGGCGAGGCAGGGAGGGGCCGAGAAGAAGACCTGGCCCGGCTCGAAGTACGCCTACGAGGTGTGGCAGGACGGCGTGCTCGACGAGGTCACCTCTACCCCTAAACTGGACGCGGTCGTGGAGACAGTGACGGACATCCTGGCCACGCCGAAGAACAAGGTGATCGTCTTCTCGGTCAACCCGGACATGCTCGACCTGATCGCCGAGCGTCTGCCGGAGGGTGTGGCCGTCACGTACACGGGCCGGATGAGCGCCGGAGCGAAGGCCTACGCGGCGAGCCGGTTCGAGACGGAGGAGGGCTGCCGGGTGTTCCTGTCCAGCCACGCCGGAGCCTTCGGGACGGACCTGTGGATGGCGAACTACCTGATCAACTACGACCTCGCCTGGTCGTCCGGCAAACAGGACCAGATCAACGCCAGGCACAACCGGGCGAGCAGCGGGTTCAAGAACATCTACGTGCTGAACGCGATCACGCAGGGCACCACCGAGCCCAGGAAGTACGCCATGCTCGCGCACAAGAGGCGGGTGGGTTCGGCCATCACCGACGGCCGTGGTGCGGATGGCAAGGGGCGCATCGAGAACGACCTGGTGACGCTGACGCAGTGCCTGGAAGCGGCGTAACTTCCAGGATCTCATGAGGGACGTCGAGTGGTTCTAAAGCCGTAACTCCATGGCAATATCAAGCTATGCGAGAAGAACCGCTCGACGTCCTGCTCCGTGAGGGGCTGGAGGACGTCATACGCCCTCCCGAGGAGCAGGACGACTGGGATCTGACCCCCGTCCGGCTCGCTCGTCGTGGTGCCGTCGCCGACCGCTGGTGAACTTGTCAATCGGATGACGCAAAGTCGTTGACATATGCCAGGAGGCTACGTAGTGTCTTCCTCACAAGGTTCGAACAAGACATCGAACAGAGGAGACCGAGATGGCCACCATCGCAGAGACCCTTGGCATCACCTGGTCCGCAGCCGTCACTGACGCACCGACCTACCGGCTGACCCACCACGCGCAGCAGCAGGCCGCCGCCAAGGGCTGGAGCAGCGCGGACGTTCTCCTCGCGGCAAACGAGCCGCTTCATACCTACCCCTCGGGCCGCGTTCCTGGACAGGTTCGGCACATCCGGGGGGACCTCGTGGCCGTCGTCGACCCGGAAGAGAAGCGCGTCGTCACCGTCTACCAGGACGTGGCCGAGACGGTCCTCCGCCGTGACCAGAAGGACGAAGCGGCCCGCCGCTACGCTGCCCGCCAGGCGTTCCGGGATGCCTTCAAGAAGGCGTAATCAAGAATCGACAACTTCGAATCGGTAGTGTAGAGTCACTACTCGATCGACCAACTACTCCGGAAGAAAGAGAGCCCACGCTCTATGGCTACCGTCCAGAGACGCACCACCCGCCGGGTCGAGAAGCCCATCAACCTCGACCCCGAGAACCCCATCGAGAAGGTCCGACAGTTCCTGATCCTGAAGTTCCAGGAGACCCAGGTAGTCACCCGCAAGAACCACCTGCGCGACGAGATCAGCGCCTACGTGGACGCCACCGGGGAGACCGACGAGAAGGGCTCCAAGTTCTGGAAACTCCCGGCCCCCATCGAGGTCAACGGCCAGCGCTTCACCGAGGTCAAGCGCGAGAAGCGCACCTCCGTCGGCCTGGATGAGGACGCCGTCGAGACCCTGGTCAACGAGAAGGGCATCCGCGACCGCGTCTACAAGGAAGTCACCACCACGGTCCTGGACCAGGACGAGTTGTACGTCCTCAACCAGGAGGGCCTCATCTCGGATGAGGAACTCGACGCCCTGTTCACCGAGAACATCTCGTACGCGTTCAAGCCGCTCCAGGGCTAGGAGAACCACCACATGAGCACCCTCGCCAGCATCGAGCAGGACTTCGCCGAGATCGGGGAGCAGTTCTACCCCGGATCCACCAAGCCGATCGTCCGCCACCAGAACCGCAACGGGCTTCATACCCAGGCCGCCACCTCGGCGGCCGACTGGGACGCCAAGCCCCGCAAGTACAACGTGGGCGGCGTCGAGACCGAGTTCTTCACCGTCGGCCAGCTCGGCCGCGCCCTGGGCCGCCAGCCGGTCACCATCCGCAAGTGGGAGCGCGAGGGGATTATCCCCAAGTCCACCTTCCAGTCGCCCGGCCGGGACGACGACGTACGCGGGCGACGCCGCCTCTACACCCGTGAGCAGGTCGAGGGCATCGTCCGCATCGCGTACGAGGAAGGCGTCCTGGTCTCCCACCAGAAGCCGATCAAGGGCACCAACTTCACCCTCCGCGTCATCGACCTCTTCAAGCGGCTGGCCGAGCAGTGAAGATCACCCGCAGTGCCAAGCACCACGTGTCCATGGGCAACTTCGAGTGGGTCGAATTCGGTGCCGAGATCACCGTCGACTCCGAGGAGTTCCCCGCAGCCAAGACGCTCGGGGACCTGGACACGATCGCCTCCGAGTACCTGGTCACCTCACTGGCGGCCGACATCGAAGAGGCCCGGCTGAACACCGCCGAGAACAAGTCGTACGTACACCTCTACCAGCAGGAGAACACCTGATGCCCCGCACCCTCACCCGCCGCCGCACCGCCGCGTCCACCGAGGCCTACACCCCCGCCGACGAGCCGGAGGACAACAACCTCCCGGAGGACGACGAGGACGAGCGTCCGGCCCGGGGCTCCCGCCGTGGCTCGCGCCGCCAGTCGCTTCATACCGAGGAGGCCGACACCTCCTCCCGTCGCTCGCGTCGCTCCCAGGAGGACGACGAGGACGACGAGCCCACCCCGAAGGTCGGCGGCAAGGGATGGGGCTCGTACGAGAAGACCAAGAGCGCCACGTCCGGCTTCCCCGAGAACTTCAAGGTGACCGGCGAGGCCGTGGTCGTGAAGATCCTCGACGAGGAGCCGTTCCTGGTCTTCCTCCAGCACTGGATCGAGCGCAAGGGCAAGCGGTCCTGGACGTGCCTGGAGTCCCGCTGCCCCCTGTGCGACGACGCAGGCGACAAGCCCTCCCAGCAGGTCTGCTTCAACGTCGTCGACTTCACCGACCCCGAGGACCCGCAGGTCAAGATCTGGCAGTTCGGCCCGATGGTCGCGGACATCCTCAAGAACTACTCCAAGGACAAGAAGACGGCGCCGATCAACCGGGACGACCTGTACTTCTCCGTCTCCAAGCAGTCCAAGAACAACAAGACGACCTACTACATCACCCCCGTGAAGGAGCGGGACCTCCTCGATGACTGGGACGTCGAGCCCCTGACCGAGGAGGACCTGGAGGAGTTCGACGACAAGGCGTACGACGAGGACGTCCTCCAGGTGAACACGCGCAACGAACTCAAGCAGATCGCCCGCGAGATCCTGAACGACTGATCAGCCTCCGGGGGAGGTTCTGGCACCGCGCCGGGACCTCCCCCTCAGCTTCCCCACCACACCACCTGGAGGTACCGCCCGTGACCATCCGGAACAGCGTCATCCTCACCCCCGACCGACTTCATACTTTGGTCGAGCGCTTCATGGAGCGCCCGGCCTTCGCTTTCGACATCGAGACCTTCGGCGCCAACCGAGGAGTCCCGACACAGAACGTCGCCAACTGGATGAGCCTGGCCACCGACGGTGAGGCCTACGCCATTCCGTTCGGCCACCCCAACGGCGACGTCCTGCTGAGCAAGGCCACGAAGAAGAAGAACAAGATCACCGGGAAGTTCGACAACATCCCGGCCGTCTACGACGCCCCGCCGGAGCAGATGCTCCCCTCCGAGGTGTTCTCCATCCTCAAGCCGCTGTTCTTCGCCGAGGACAAGATCAAGATCGCGCACAACGCGACCTTCGACCTCATCTCCACGGCGAAGTACTGGGGCGAGATCGCACCCCCGAAGTACTCGGACACCATCGTCCTTCAGTGGCTCCTCGACGAGAACATGAAACAGAAGGGCCTCAAGGAACTCGTCAAGCGCTACTACAAGGTCGACTACGACACTGAGAACGTCGGCAAGTGCGTCGAGGCACACCCCTTCTCCAAGGTGGGCCACTACGCCTACATGGACGCGAAGTACACCTACCTGCTCTGGAAGAAGTTCCAGAAGCGGATCGACGACCAGCACCTGATCAACGTCCGGCGACTGGAAGAGGACGTCCTCGGCGTACTGCTCGACATGGGCATCACCGGGGCACCGGTCGACGAGCAGGCCATGCGCGAGCTGGTCCGCGACATGTCCGAGCGCCTGGTGGACATCGAGGCGGACATCTACCGCGCTGCGGGCAAGCAGTTCAATCTCAACGCCCCGGCCCAGAAGGCCGAGGTGCTGTACGCACCCAAGAAGGACGGCGGCCAGGGCCTGCGCCCCACCAAGCCGACCGACGGCGGCAAGAAGAAGCGCGAGGCCGGGCAGGAGCTGGAGTGGAAGGACTACTCCACCGACGCCGCCAGCCTGGAAAAGCACGAGAACAACGCCGTCGTCAAGAAGCTGCTGGAGTACTCCGAAGTCAGCAAGCTGATCGACTACCCGGTGTCCTACCTCGGGGTCGAAGATGACCCGAAGAAGCCCTGCCGGATATTCGGCGGCCGGATCCACGCCGACTTCGTCCAGTACGGAACGGTGACCGGACGATTCTCCTGCCGGGAACCCAACCTCCAGAACATCCCGCGCCCGGACACGGAACTCGGCAAGCGAATCCGTGGACTGTTCGTGGCACCGGCCGGATACAAACTGGTCGTCGCGGACTACGGACAGATCGAACTGGTCGTGCTCGCGCACTTCATCGGCCGAGGCGATCTGTACAAGGGCTTCCACAACGGCGTCGACCCTCACTCGGCCACCGCTGCCGCTCTTATGGGAGTGGACCCGCAGGAATTCATCCGGCGGGTAAAGGCGGGCGACCGGGAGTGCATCGACTTCCGCCAGGTCGCCAAGGGAATCAACTTCGCAGTCGTCTACGGTGCAGGCCCGGACAAGGTCGCATCGATGGCGAAGATCTCCGTCAAGGAAGCCAAGCGCTTCATGGAGATGCACCAGAAGTTGTTCCCCGAGATCTACCGCTTCAAGGAAGAAGTCGTCCGGGTCTGCCGGTCGCGCCGACCCCCGTACATCCGCACGCTGCTCGGCCGCAAGCGGCGCCTGCCGCTCATCCTGTCGCAGAACAACGGCCTGCGCATGGGTGCCGAGCGCCAGGCAGTCAACAGCCTCATCCAGGGCTCGGCTGCCGACCTGATCAAGTTGGCGATGATCCGGCTGAACAACATCCTGCCGGACGAGATCCGGCTGATCCTCTCCGTGCACGACGAACTCGTGGTGCTCGCTCCGGAGGACCGCGCCGAGGAAGCCGCCGCTCTGGTGAAGGAAGCCATGCTCGGCGACGACATTCAGAAACTGCTCAAGGTTCCGCTGTCTTCCGACGTGAAGATCGTGGACCGCTGGTCGGAGGCAAAGTAATGGGATTCTTCAACCGAAACAAGGGCAATAGCGACGAGGCGGATTTCGAGTAGGAGGAAGAGGAGACCCCCCGGATCGATATCTTCACCCCTCAGATGCTCGTCAAGCGGCTGCTCTGGGACATCATTCCGTGCCCCGACGTCCCGGCCATGATCCCGCTCATGAAACTGACCCCGGACAGCCCGGACGTCGCCGCAATGGAACACCGGGCCAGCCACGAAAGGCTCAACGAGGTCCAGGACGTCAAGGAAATGTTGGACCTCCTCGTTCCACTAGTTTCCGGCATTACTGCCTCGGCTATGCTGGTTAACTCGGGTATTTCAGCGGACGAGGAAACGGCTGTCGCTCTCCAGCGGCATCACTCCTCTGTTCTGCGCGCTGGGGTCGTGGCAATTCTCGCCAACCTCTTCGACATGGGAATCATCACGTACGCAGAAGGAGTGCAGTTCGGTGAGCAACTTCTGGGCTAACAAGTTGGGGGCGGCTGCTCGACCGGCCGCCCCGGCCCCGGCCCCGGTGCCGCAGCAGCAACCACAGCAGCAGTCCGGCAGCCCCTGGTGGGCCTCCGGACAGCAGCCCTACCCCACCCCGGCGCAGGCCCCGCAGACAGTGCCAGAGCAGCCCCAGGGCAAGGCTCCGGCCCGTGCGATGGTCGCCAAGCAGGACACCCACTGCCCCGACTGTGGTGGCAACGACTACTTCAAACCCATCGGCCAGCCCAATGCCATGGCTCAGTGCTACACGTGCGGATACAACCCGCGCTTCACGCAGAGCACCGCAGGCCTTCCGTCCGGCAGCACCGGAGACGGACCGGCCACCCCCGCCAAGCAGACCGCCGCTGGCGGCCGAGGCGGACAGAGCAACTACAACCCCGGCGCGTTCATCCGGTCTGACGGCTCCGTCTGAGCGCCCCCCTCCTTACCTACTGAATGGACCTCCTGGTGACCTCCCTGCTCACTCCGACCGGCGACATCGCCGACCCCTACCGCTCCTTCATCGCCAAGTCCCGGTACGCCCGCTGGGACGAGGAGCGCAACCGCCGCGAGACCTGGACCGAGACCGTCGACCGCTACGTCGACTTCATGCTCGGCCAGTTGAAGGACAAGCACGACTACATCCCCGAGCAGGGGGTCGTCGCGGCCGTCCGCCAGGCGGTCCTCAACCACGAGGTCATGCCGTCGATGCGCGCGGTGATGACGGCCGGTGCCGCCCTGGACCGCTCGAACATCGCGGGCTTCAACTGTTCGTACCTGCCGCTCCAGGACCCGCGCGCCCTGGACGAACTCCTCTACATCCTCATGAACGGCACGGGCGTCGGCTACTCGGTCGAGCGCCAGTACACCGACCAGTTGCCTGCCGTCCCGGACACCCTTCGGGCGTCTGCCGACGTGATCGTCGTCGAGGACTCCAAGGAGGGCTGGGGCTATGCGTTCCGGGCCCTGCTGGAAGGCCTGTGGCAGGGCGAGGTACACCAGTGGGACCTGTCCGGGATCCGGCCTGCCGGTGCCCGCCTTCGTACCTTCGGTGGGCGTGCCTCCGGCCCGGGTCCGCTGGACGAACTGTTCGCGTTCACCGTGGAGAAGTTCCACCAGGCCGCCGGTCGGAAGTTCCGGCCGATCGAGGTCCACGACATCGCCTGCAAGATAGCCAGCGTCGTCGTGGTCGGTGGTGTCCGGCGGTCCGCGATGATCTCCCTGTCCGATCTGGACGACCAGGAGATGGCGCAGGCGAAGGCTGGGGAGTGGTGGAAGGATCACGGCTACCGTGCGCTGGCCAACAACTCGGCCGTCTACTACGACGGCATGCGTCACGAGGACTTCCGCGCCGAGTGGGGCTCCCTGGTAGCCAGCGGCTCGGGTGAGCGTGGCATCTTCCACCGTGGTGCGGCCCAGCGTCAGGCTGCGAAGTACGGGCACCGCTCGGCCGACACCGACTACGGGACCAACCCGTGCTCGGAGATCATTCTTCGGCCGTTCTCGTTCTGCAACCTGTCCGAGGTCGTCGTGCGGCCGGAGGACACCGTCGAGGACCTGGAGCGCAAGGTGAGCCTGGCGGCCACCCTGGGCACCTGGCAGAGCACGCTGACGGACTACCCGTACCTGCGTGAGGAGTGGCGCAAGAACGCGGAGGAGGAGCGGCTGCTGGGCGTCTCCCTCACCGGGGTCTTCGGCAACCAGAACACCGACGGCAGCAAGGGTGACGGCCTCACGTCCCTCACGCTGACCGACCTTCGCCTGACGGCCCGCATCGCCAACGAGAAGGAGGCCCGGCGCATCGGCATCCCGTCCTCGGACGCGATCACCTGCGTGAAGCCCTCCGGGACCGTCTCCCAGTTGGTCGACTGCGAGAGCGGGCTTCATACCAAGCACGCCCGCTTCTACAAGCGGCGCGTGCGGGTGGACAAGAAGGACCCCATCTCGTTCGTGATGATCGACGGGGGGATTCCGCACGAGGAGGACGCCTACAACTCCTCGGCGTGGGTGTTCACCTTCGCCCAGCGTGCCAGCAACACCGCGCTGGTGCGTGAAGACGTCTCCGCGATCGAGCACCTGAAGATCTGGCTCGCCTATCAGCGCTTCTGGTGCGAGCACAAGCCGTCGGTGACCATCAGCGTGCGCGAGCACGAGTGGGACGAGGTCGGCGAGTGGGTCTGGGAGCACCTGGGCGAGATCTCGGGAGTCTCCTTCCTTCCGTACAGCGATCACACCTACGTGCAGGCGCCGTACGAGGAGATCACGGAGGCCGAGTACGAGGCTCTGATCACCCAGGAGCACCGCGTCGAGTGGTCGGACCTGGCCTTTTACGAGACCTACGACCAGACCGTGGGCTCCCAGGCGCTGGCTTGCTCGGCGGCCGGTGGCTGCGAGGACGTCGACCTCGTGACTGCCTGAAAGTTCTCAAAGTTCTTCGCTGGACTAGTTGATACATGAGTGGACCGGTAGTCCCTTCACCGTTATGGTATGGGGACTACCGGTTCTTCGTTATCGCTTCCGCGCTATCGGATCAGGAGTAACACCACACATGCGACTTCATACCTACGGGGGCCCCTGTTGAGCGTGAACAAGGACGCCCTCGCACTTCTCGCCAAGATCAACAAGACCCATCCGGGTGCCGTGTGTTTCGCCTCGGACATGCGCGTGGCCAAGCGCTTCACCTCCGGCTCCCTCTCCCTGGACATCGCCCTCGGCGGTGGCTGGCCGGGCAACCAGTGGGTCGAGGTCATCGGCCGTGAGTCCCACGGCAAGACCTTCATCGTCTACAAGACGCTGGCCGCCAACCAGAAGAAGGACCCCGACTTCACGTGCCTGTGGATCGCCGCAGAGCACTACGACACCGACCAGGCCGAAGCGCTGGGCGTCGACAACGACCGCGTGATCGTCGTCCCCACCCAGGCCATGGAATTCGCCTACCAGACCATGCTCGACTTCGCGACGTCCCGCTCGGTCGACATGATCGTCCTCGACTCCTACCCGGCGCTCATACCGGACGAGGAGTCCGAGAAGGACATGGACGAGGCGACCATGGCGCTGGGCGCCCGTCTCACCGGCAAGTTCTTCCGGAAGTCCGGCGCCGCGACGAAGCGCAGCATGACCGACCCCGAGGACCGCCCGCTGCTCGGCATCGTCATCAACCAGTACCGCGACGCCATCGGCAAGTTCTCCCCGCACGGCACGCCGACCACAACCCCCGGCGGAAACGCGAAGAATTATGCGTTCTACACCAGGGTGGAAGTCCGACGCGACGAGTGGATTCAGGAGCCTCGGCCCGGAAAGGGCAAGGTGAACGTCGGCCAGGTCATCAAGGTGAAGACCATCAAGAACAAGTCGGCGGCCCCGCAGCAGATCGCCACGATCGACGCCTACTTCCGCTCCGCTCCCTATCTGAATTTCACCCGTGGTGATTTCGACACCACAAAGGAAATCATGATCATGGGGATCCTCTTCGACGTCATCAAGCGCGCGGGCGCTTACTACGAGGTCGACAACGGCGAATACGACGACAGGGGAAAGCCCGTCCTTCGCTGGCACAGCAAGGAGAACACCCTCGCCGCAATTCGAGAGGACCTGGACCTCCAGGAATTCCTCTACGAAAAGGTCCTCGCCGCCTCGCAGCACGCGGATGAGCGTTCCATCTCCGAGGACGACCTGACGGCCGCCGAGAACTCGGGCACCAAGAAGGTCAGCCGACGGCCGAAGCCGGAAGAGGCCGACGGGCTTCATACCCAGGCCGCCTGATGGTGGCCATCCTCTCCGCGCTGCTGGTCATAGCAGCCGTTTACATCCTGGCCCTTGGCGTCCGGTACTCCCGGCGCCAGGGCCGGTCCCACGAGAAGTTCAATCTCCTCGCCACACTCCTGGAGGCCTCATATGGCGGACATGCTCAAGAAGAGCCAGAGGCAGGAGCGGCGGGGAGCGGAACTCCTCGGCGGGACGGTGAACGCGGGTAGCGGCAACGGTTGGGTGCGAAAGAACGACGTCCGCACTCCGGATTACTCGATCGAGTACAAGGTCACCAGTAAGGGCTCGTACTCGCTCAAAGAAAAAGAACTGATCACCGCAGAGAAGCAAGCCCTGATCGATGGCAGGGAAATGCTCTTCGGGACTCAGATGTCCGGTGGAAGGAACTGGATCACGATGTCCGAAGAGACTTTCCTGGCGCTTCATGCCCTGGCGCATCCGGAAATGGACGCCGAGGAGATACTGCCGTGGTAATGCACCTCCGACTGAATGCCCCGGAGTGGGACGGCGGAGGTAATCCTGAAAAGGAAGCCTCGTGCCGCAAGTTCCGGCCGACGCGGGAACACGACGACTTCTTCGGGGACGGCAGCGGCAGCGAGGCCCAGGCCAAGCACATCTGCAATGGCACCTATACCGAAAGGGTTTGCCCCCTCCGGGAACAGTGTCTGGAATTCGCGCTCGTCAACAACGAGCACTACGGAATCTGGGGCGGACTCACCGTCCTGGAGCGGGCCTACATCAGGAGGTTCGTGCCCAAGAACGAGTGGAGTTTCGACCGTGCCCCGAGCAAAGAAACCCTTGAAGCCATCTGGCCGGATCGCGTCGCTGGCGGAGACGAAGAAGAGTAATTCCGTCCTCCTCGGCGACATCCACAAGCACCTCCTGGAAGAGCACGACAAGCCGACCGACCGTCGGCAGGACATCATCCATCCGTCGGAGATGGCCAAGAGCGACTGGTGCCCCCGTCAGACCTACTACAGGCTGGCGGGGGCTTCCCCCGAGAAGAGCCGGAACTTCTCCGCGCAACTGGAGACCGTCTTCATGGAGGGTCACGCGATCCACGCGAAGTGGCAGACGTGGCTCCAGCAGATGGGCCGCCTGTGGGGGAAGTGGAAGTGCCCTGTCTGCGACTACTGGGAGACGGGCACGGCCGGACGCATCGCCTGCCCCTCCTGCCGTAACCGCACTGACCTCGCCGCCCTCCCGGTCTACCTAGAGTACTGCGAGGTGCCCCTCCAGGCGGAGAGCGAGTTCCTGATCGCCGGGCACGAGGACGGCGCCATTGAGGACCTGAACGCGCTCGTCGAGGTCAAGTCCATCGGTAACGGCACCGTCCGCTTCGACCAGCCCGAGCTGCTGCGGCAGTTCACCGTGAAGACCGAGGACGGCAAGACCGTCATCGACACAGACGGCCTGTGGAAGTCCCTGCGGCGCCCGTTCGGCAGCCACATACGCCAGACCCAGATCTACCTGCGCCTGTGCAAGGAGATGGGCCTTCCCTTCGACAAGGTGATCTTCCTCTACGAGTACAAGGCGACGCAGGCCCACAAGGAATTCGTCGTCAAGTACAACCCGGAGATCGCCGAGCCGCTGTTCGAGTCCGCTCTGGACATCAAATACGCCCTGAAGAAGGGCAAGCCACCACCACGGCCGGACTTCTGCGGCCAGGACAAGAAGACCTGCAAGGACTGTCCGTTCTTCAACACCTGCTGGGAGACCACCACCGATGACGCGAGCGGTAGCGAGGAAGGGCTGGGAAGCGGTACAGACGCCCAGCCAGAAGGCGACCAGGAAACTGGAGCGCGAGGATCTGTACCTGCCCCCGAAGCCGGACGGCGACGTGCCCGAACTGCCGGAGGATCCCACCGCTCTAAGCGACGGCGAACTGATGAGCCTGTTCGCCAGGACGACGTCGTGGGTGGAGTACACGGGAGCGCGCCTGGCAGCGGCGGAGGTGGACGAAAAGTCGTCCGTCGACACACTCGAAGCGCATAAGGCCCTGTCGGCCGTCCGCAACTCCAACCAGAAGACCGTGACGGCCGCCAAGGCCATGGCCTACGAGGACCCGGAGTACGTGGCGGCCCAGGAGGCCAAGACAGCCGCCTACGCCTACCGGAAGATGCTCCAGGCCGTCTACGACAGCGCCGACCGCAAGAACACCCTCCTGAGCCGTGAACTGACCCGCAGGGTCGGCCGTGGCGACCGGGAGAACCGCGCCGGACGGATGAACGCATGAGGTACGTACTCCGCAGGGCGACACGCGTGGAGCAGCCCCGGCCGCCGTGGGAGTGGCGTAACTCCTTCCACACCGGGGCGCCCCGCACGTGCCTGTCCAACTACCGCGATCCGGTCTATGTGCGTCAGGGCGAGCACGTCTACAAGGTCGGTCAGTTCGACTGGATGCTGCGGCTGTACCAGCACGTCGGCGTCTCGGTTCAGTCCGTCCGGTGGGAGGGCTACGTCCTGTACGACCTGGACACCGAGATGCCTGGAATACGCTTGTCAACGGATTGGATCGAGTACGTTGACAATCACCACGAGATGGTGTTTCGTATCTCCAAGAAGGAAGCGCTCGCGGCCGGAGGAACGGTTGAGACCCCCTACGGCCCCCGCTTCGGAATCCCACTCAGCGCTTACTCGTCCTACGAAGGGGACTGACCACCACATGACCATCCTCAAGGCCAGCGATTACCCGAAGTTCCGCCCCATCCCCCGCCTGCACCGCAAGGTCGTGCTTACCGAGAAGGTCGACGGCACGAACGGCCTGATCGAGATCACCCCGCTCGCGGACTTCGACGCCGACACCCAGGACGTCTCCCAGGGAGTCCTCGCCTACCGCGACAACGAACCCTTCATCGTCCGAGCAGGCAGCCGCAACCGCTGGCTGGACCGGAACAACGACAACTTCGGCTTCGCCAACTGGGTCTTCGACAACTCCGTGGCGCTGACCGCGCTCGGCCCCGGCCGCCACTACGGCGAGTGGTTCGGCAAGGGCATCCAGTCCGGCTACGGCCTCGACGAGAAGCGATTCGCGCTCTTCAACGTCAACCGCTGGTACGACATCCGCGACCCCGAGGTCACCGACCAGTACCTGACGACCTTCCCCAAGGCCGTACCGGCCCCGCCGGAGGTCACCGTCGTCCCGGTCATCCTGGTCGCCAACGGCAACGACCTGAACTACGCCGTCAACATCGCGCTTCATACCTTGGAGTCGGACGGCTCCTTCATCGCCCCAGGCTTCCAGGACCCCGAAGGTGTCGTCGTCTGGCACGACGCGGCCGGGGCCTTCTTCAAGGCCACGATCAAGAACGACGAGGCGCCGAAGAGCAAGGTGTCCGCCAAGTGACGATCTCCCAGCGCTCCGAGATCACCGCGACACTCGACCTGGACAACCTCGCCGGGTCCGACGCGAAGATCTGCCAGGCGGCCCGCGTGTCCACCCTCGGCTCTGCTGCGGCGGAGTCGGGGGAGGCCTCCGGCCTGATCAACTACCTGATGCGGGACCGGCACGGCAGCCCCTTCGAGCACGGACAACTGTCCTTCCTCGTGGAGGCACCGATCTTCGTGGCCAGAGAGTTCATGCGCCACCGCTCCGGCTGGAGTTACAACGAAACCAGCGGAAGGTACAGGGAGTTGGAGCCGGTCTTCTACGTCCCCGACCGCACGCGCCCCCTCGTGCAGGAGGGCAAGCCCGGCGCCTACACCTTCGTGGACGGCACAGACGAGCAGTACGGCATCACCCGCGCGGAGCACGAGCAGGCCTACCGCACCGCATGGTCCTCGTACCAGCGGATGCTCAAGGCCGGAGTCGCCAAGGAGATCGCCCGCGACGTCCTCCCGGTCGGCCTGTTCACCTCCTTCTACGCCACCTGCAACCCGCGCTCGCTGATGCACTTCCTCGGCCTGCGCACCCGCGTCCCCTCCGCCACGTTCCCCTCCTTCCCCCAGCAGGAGATCGAGAAGGTCGCGCAGGACATGGAGGAGGCGTTCGCCGAGCACTTCCCGCTCACCTACATCGCCTACACCAACAACGGAAGAGTGGCCCCCTGATGAGCAGAAAGACCGACTCCGTCATCGGCCTCCTCTTCGGCATCGCCGTCGCCGTCCTCGTGGCAGGCAGCCTCGTATTCAGGGCCGAGGCACCCTGCTCCTGGTTCGGATGGGCGCCCGTCAAGGAAGTACCCGCCCGGTGCCTGATGCCCTGATGAACCCGCGTACCGCCCTCCCCGTCGAACGCAGCACGAACAACGGAGAAAACCAGTGACCACCGCCACCGCCACCGCCACCGCCACCGACGGCCACGACATCATCGAGTCCTGGCTCCCGCAGTTCGTCGGCCTCCACGGCTACCCGAGCGCAGGCAAGGACACCGTCGCCAAGATCCTCGCCGACTACGGCTACACCGCCGTCGCCTTCGCCGACAACCTCCGCGAGGCCCTGTACGTCCTCAACCCGATCATCATCACCGACGAGTACGGCTACCACCTCCGCGTCCAGGACCTCGTGGACAACCTCGGCTGGGATGACGCCAAGCGCCAGTACGAGGAGATCCGCCGGATGCTCCAGGTCCTGGGCACCGAGGTCGGCCGCGAGATGATCGACCAGAACGTGTGGGTCAAGGCCGCCTTCAAGAACCTCGACGAGAACAAGAAGTACGTCTTCACCGACCTGCGGTTCGAGAACGAGCACCACGCCATCGACTCCCGCCTCGGCCTGCTCATCAAGATCGACCGGCCCGGCATCGGCGCCGTCAACGACCACAAGTCGGAGAAGCCCCTCCCGGACAAGTGGTTCGACGTCCGCCTGGTCAACGACGGCACCCTCGAAGACCTTCATACCAAGGTCAGGGAGATCCTGGCCTTCGCGTGACCGACACCAAGGTCTGCAAGGACTGCGAGCCGGGGAGCAAGCGCCCAGCGCCCAACCCCGGCCCACGGTGCGCCACGCACTGGCGCGAGGAGAAGAAGCGCCGCAGCAAGGCCGCCCACGAGAAGCGCGTACAGACCACCTACGGGCTCGGCGAGGGCGACTACACCGCCTTGTACGAGGCCCAGGGCGGACGGTGCGCCATCTGCCGCAGAGCAACCGGCGCCACCCGACGGCTGTCCGTCGACCACGACCACAAAACGCTGCTCGTACGGGGCCTTTTGTGTCGGCCGTGCAATGACCTGCTGGGCCACGCACGCGACGACCCGGAGTTCTTCACCCGCGCCAAGGTCTACCTCGAAAACCCCCCGGCGCAGGAAATCGGTCGCTGGATCTCCCAGAAGTAACAACTAGAAGCGCAGCAGGCCCCGGGTGAAGACGACACCTCGGGGCCTGTTGTCATTAACACAAGATTCCTGCTGCTCCGTATTCTCAAAATGTGATGCAAATCGGAGCAACAGGAGACACAAATGGGAGTTCAGTTCGACGCCGACGAGGGGGCCGGTAACGAGGTCATCCTCCGCGTCAAGAGTTCGTCGTCCGCCGCCAGTGTGGCCAGCGCCATCTCGCACGCCGTCTATGACGGTAAGCGTGTGACCCTGCGAGCCATCGGTGCCGGAGCGGTGAATCAGGGCGTCAAGGCAATCGCTATCGCCAACAGTTTCGTCGCACCCCGGGGAATCGTCCTCGACACCCGGCCCGGATTCACCACGGTGAACACCCCCGACGCCGGAGAAATCAGCGCGATCCTTCTGCGGATCCTCGTCCACTGACGAGTTCTAAACCGCCGCCATTCCGTCTTTACACTGGGAAGGATCCCACGGAGGCGAAATGAATGGTGTATCGGACGGACGAAATGGGTCCTTTTCGACTGGTGCCATGGAAACAAAGTACCCGTCGGCCCAGCCGGTCCATACCCAGCGATTCACACCGACCTCAGTCTTTGACGAGACCCAGGTACGTGGTTCCGCCAACGGTCTGGGCTCTCAGGACTACGACCGAAGGCGTATAGGCGGGGGATCAATGCCATCAGCGAATGGTGCCTCCTCCCAGACGTACGACAAGCGGCTGTGGATCGACAAGAACCCGTACCGAACCCTCGGCGGCTAAGGAGCCAGAAGTGGCGAAGAAGAAGAGCGACAACCTCGTGACGACGAATGACCCGTCGTTGCGTCCGACCATGGGTACCGCAGCGTCCCGGGTCGGGAATGTGGCCAAGCCCATCAAGGGCCGGTCCGTCCCGAAGAAGAACCAGTCCAAGGGTGGATTCCTGGAGGCGGCTACCGCTTCCCACCGCCCGAACATCCTGGAGCGGAACGGCGCCTCCCTGCGCCCGACCGCAGTTCTCTACCAGGCGAATGCTGCCGAGGCTGGACTCGTCCAGCGCAACACCGTGGTGGTCCCCTCCGCTATCGGAAACCGCGACTTCTACCTCCGGCGTCAGTACCGACAGGGAATGTAGGTCGTAGGCAGCCATGTCTAACTGGCAATACATGCCACCTATGGGCATAGGTCAGCCGGGCGCCCCGGTTCGTGCGAATGGCGGAGCAGGCGCAGACGCTCTTTCCTTCCGCGATTCCCTGGACGCCCGGCGCGCTGCCATGGGTGGTCGCGTTCCTTCCGCCGAATATCCCGACGGGTATCTCGGCACCATCAATGACCGGCGCCAGGACAGGCTGCTCAAGGGCGTCCAGAAGCGCCTTACCGACCGCTCCTATCAAAGGGGCGTCCACAAGGGCGACAAGATCGACTCCGGCGACTACTCGTGGCCTGACGTCGGCTCCGTCAACCCGCAGGCCGGTCTGGTCTACCAGGCCCGGGGCCTGAAGTGGACACAGAAGGGCGACGTCACCGAACGCCTCGCCCACGGCGGCAAGGTCAACGCCCTGTCCCCGTCCGAGATGGCCGCTCTCCAGCAGAAGTACGGCATCGCCGAGGTCATGGCCGACATCGACCCCGTGCGCTCCGAACGGCTGCGGAAGCTGCTGCCGTCGGCGTCTCCCCACAACTCCCCAGACCAGTGGAGGTAGCCCGATGGCTGCGAGCAAGACCCCAGCACAGAAGGCTGCGGATACCCGCGCCTACAACAAGACCGTCAAGGACGCCTCGGCCAAGCGGCAGTCCTACGAGGCCGCCAACCCGCAGCGCTTTACGACCATCCAGGACAAGCCCGGAGCCGGAGCCAGTCCCCGCCAGTCGTACCGGCTGATGGGCAACACCGACAAGGCTCCGAACCTGCACGGGCAGATGGAGTTGGAGGGCCCGAAGGGGTCTGATGTCTGGCACGGCCAGCACACCATGAACCCGGTCAGGGACATGATGCCGGTCAACCGTCGGTGGGAGGACCACACACCTGCCGAGCAGTCCCGCGTGCTGCGCTCGGCCGCCAAGTTCGGTGTTACCCCCGACTCCGCTCACCGCGCCCTGGCCTCTCAGGTCGACCGTGCGTACGCGCACGAGGGCGGGCACCACGACTCGTTCTACAGCCCGGCCGACGACCACACCCGGGACGGTTCCCTGAGCCCGCGTGCGCGTCTGAAGACCTCGGCCAAGGAGAACGGTGTCCCCTTCGGCGTTCAGGCCGCTGCGAACGCCATCACGTCCCCGCAGAACGTGTTCGTGCGGCCGGACAAGGAGACGGGCAAGGCGGTCTACCCCAACGACCAGGCGGCCAGCCACGCGATCCAGTGGGCCAAATCCGGCAAGACCGGCGAGGACTACCACTACCACAAGGACTACTACGTCCCGCGCGAGGACAAGGTGGAGAAGACCGTCACCTCGAAGTCGGGCAAGCAGTTCACGCAACTGGTGAAGAAGGAAGGCGACACCCGCGCCTACCCGGCCAACGGGTACCCCCGTAACCACGCCCTGGCGATCGACGTGACGCACCAGGTCCTCAACGGCAAGCAGTTGTCGAACGCATGGAAGCCGACGGCCGGTGAGAAGGTCGGCGCCTATCACAACTCGTGGGTGGACCCGCACGGCTCCTCACAGTTCTGGGTGTCGGACACGCACTCCGGTGGTGGTGCCTTCGCGCCGCACCTGGAGGACAAGAAGGGCTCCGGCAGCCAGCAGGCGTACATGGGTATCAAGGGCATCCACGCCTTCCACGACCACGTCGCCCGCAACGTCATGCAGGAGCGCGGACTGAACTCCCTGACCAACATGCAGTCCGCGCAGTGGTCGGAGGAGAAGCGGCGCCGTGGTGACAACCACGACTCCTCGCTGAACACCTACGGCAAGAACGGGCTTCATACCGAGGTCCACCCGGGCCAGCAGAAGTTGTTCTGATGCAAGCGGATTCCATATACGACCGGACGCGTCCGTGGGCCTCTCTTCCTGAGCGGATTCTCACGGACGCGCTCGGCGTCGCCGATATCCCGGGCGACGTGCTCGCCATGCAGGCAGCGCCCGCCCCTGTCGTCCGTCCTTTGTTTCCTCCGAAGTACGGATACCGGACCACGGCCCTCGGAATAGAGGACGTGCTCTCAGTGAATAGCCAGTTCCCGGCTCCGACTAACGGAGTGGGCAGCATAGGTGGCTATTCTGGAAGTTCAAGGCCGACCCTTGGGGGCTTTTGATGGCCAAGCACAGAAAGCCGCACCGCGCCGACGACAAGCGGCGCCCTGGAATGTCTGACAACAGCAAGCGCACGGTCCAAGAAGGTTCGACCGGTGCCGCTAAGCCACTGGCCATCTTCAACGATCGCCGGGGCGCGAACGGTAACGGAAAGCGAGCGAAGTAAATGGCTTACGCCCAGTCCCGGTCCATGAACGCGGAACTCAACGAGGGCGCGACGGACGGCAAGTACAAGAAGATCATCGTCGACCGTGGCGGTATCGGCGTGACGACCTCCGCAACGACCCGGGCCCGCCTGGACCTCAGTGACGTGTGGTACGGGCGCCATGAGGACGAGGTCAAGATCCGTCCCGACGGCCAGCCGGTGCACACCCCCAACTACGTCGAGACCTCACCATCGCAGGCAGGATTCTGAACATGTCTTTGACCGACACTCTCAGCAAGGTCGTAAAGGCCGAGGTGGGGTACCACGAGGGCTATTCCAACGGCCACTGGAACAACCACGAGAAGTACGCCGACAAGGTCCCCGGCCTGGAATGGGTCGACAACGTCGAGGGTGCCTGGTGCGCCGTATTCGCGGCGTGGGCTTTCCAGACGGCGGGCCTGCCGAAGGGCTCCTACCCGGTTACCGCCTCGTGCGCTACCGGCGTTTCCTGGTACAAGGCCCGCAAGCGCTGGTCCGAGTACCCCGCCATCGGTGCGCAGGTCTTCTACGGTCCGGGCGGCGGTGAGCACACCGGGGTCGTCATCGGATTCGACGCGACTCACGTGTATTCCGTCGAAGGCAATACGAACGTGAATGGTTCAGCCGAAGGCGACGGGGTCTATTCGAAGACCCATATCCGGACCGATGCGCACGTCTACGGCTACGGCTACCCGGAATACCCGGGCGGTATCGAGTCGGCCGACCCGGCGTGGAAGTCGCAGAACCCTTCGCTTCATACCTCGGCCACTCCGGCCGCCCCGAAGCCCGCTCCGAAGCCTGCGGCCAAGCCCGCTCCGAAGCCTGCGGCCAAGCCGGTCGTGGACGTCTCCAACGTCGTGGCGGCCCGCAAGGCCGATCTCCCGGCGGCCACGGGCCACACGACCCACAAGGCCGATGTCCTGCTCGTCGAGAAGGCGCTGTCGGCGCTGGGCTACCTGGACGCGAGGTGGGTGGACGGCTCCTGGGGCACCAAGACGCAGGACGCCTACGACCTCTTCCGCCGGAAGAAGGGCTACCAGGGCAACGACGCCAAGGGCGCCCCGGGCCTTCAGTCCCTGACGAAGCTGGCCACGGCCAGCGGCCTGTTCACCGTCAAGGCGTGATCTGAATAACGTCATCCTCATTACGGCTTCCAATGCCGTAGTGGGGATGTTACGTTCTAGGAGCAAGAACGTCCCCGAACGTGAGGCAACCGCATGCGCTACCGCGTAGCCGCAGCAGCAGCGTCCGCCATCCTTGTTACGGCTTCTGCCGTCTCGGCCATCTCCATCACCGGCCAGGACCAGCCCGTCGACTACAACGGCATCGCCGCCGCACCCGCCGTCACCCGATCAGCTCCGGACACCGCCAACCGGTCCATGACCCGCCCCAAGCTGGCGCCCCCAACCACCCCGGCGCCTACGCCCAAGGTCACCAAGACCGTCAAGCCGAAGCCGAGCAGCACCCCGACCCACCAGCCAAAACCCACAAAGACCCCCCGGGCGTCACCAACCCCGACACGCGCCGTCGTCGCCACGACCTCCCCGAAGGCCTACGCCCTCGCACAGGTCGGCCCCGCACAGTTCTCCTGCCTGGAACTGCTCTGGGAGAAGGAGTCGAACTGGCGAGTCACCGCCACAAACCCCTCCTCCGGCGCCTACGGAATCCCGCAGGCATTGCCCGGTTCGAAGATGGCTTCCGCCGGTTCGGATTGGCAAACAAATGCAATAACCCAGATACGATGGGGACTCGGATACATCAAGGCGGTATACGGGACACCCTGCACCGCCTGGGCACACTCCCAGGCCACTAACTGGTACTGATTCGAAGGGACACCATGGCCGAGCACATACGGCTTCTTCTCTGCAAGACCTGCGGGTCTATGGAGGAACTGCCCGACTACGAGGGCGACCCCCGCGCCGACTTCCTCCTGGAAGCGCTCGTACAGAAGCACCCCAACCACATCGCGCACCCGATGCTGCGTGTGGAGAAGAAGCACTGGGACAGCCCCAGCACCCGCGACGCGATCATCTCCCAGATCCGCGACAAGACCGGCCACACCGGCTTCGACACCTCCTTCTACGAGGCGAAGAACACCTTCCAGGAAGACGCACACGCCTGCTGGAAGGCCCACGCACGCAACCCCGGCTGCTCGGACTACAAGACCGGCTCCAAGCGCCTCACGCCGGACACCGCAGCCGAGCGCAAGGCGGCAGGCCTGCCGAGGTACAAGTCCGCCCAGGACCGCTACCTCTGCGAGTTCTGCCCGGTCCACTCGCTGGTCGTACAGAGCGCCCGCGAAAAGGCCGGACTCTACAAGTAACCCCACCCGACACACACCTGGAGCACTCATGAGCATCCCGATCCTCGGCCAGACCCCCACGAAGAACGACGACGCGCTTCATACCGATCTCACCGACGAGCAGCGGGCAGCCCTGGCCAAGATGGCGGAGGAGAACCCGCCCGCCGAGGACGAGATCGGCACCCCGGTCACCACCGCGTTCCTCGTCGCCGTCGGCCTGGACGGCGCAGTCGTCGCCACCAGCGACCTGACCCAGAAGTTCGTCCCCCGGCGAGGAGCCACCCCGGACGACATCTTCGGCGCCGTCGCCGTGGTGCAGAAGGACCTGACCGTCATGGAGACGGCCCAGCGTACCCAGCAGCAGATGATGGCGGTCGGCCAGGCGATGCAGCGGCAGGCGCAGGAGGCACAACTCCGCGCTTCTCTCAAGATCTGAGAGAAATAGCAACTACTAAAGCCCCCGATTCAATTGCAGAATCGGGGGCTTTCCCTATTCCAGCTAGAATCGAAACCATGGCCGGATACGAGTTCTACCTCAATCGAGCAGTAAGCCAGGGAGCGCAGCCCGACATTCACTCGGGGGCATCCGGCTATTTCAGCACGCCGCAGCGCGGACTGGACCCGCACATCTTCGACGGCAAGCACATCAAGCCCGACGTGCGCGACCACATCCTCGGCATCCTGAACAACTTCCTCGACGCCCGCTACAAGGGCTCCCGTACCTGGTCAGCGGCCTGGCTCGCTGGATCCGGCATCTCCTACCAGTGGGCCGGAGACCGTGGAAACGGCGACCTCGATGTCCTCTTCGGCGTCGACTTCCCGAAGTTCTACGAGACCAACCCGACCTTCCAGGGGATCTCCGAATCGGAATTCGCCGACCTCCTGAACAACGACCTCAAGCAGAATCTGTGGCCGTCCACCGCCAATACCGACTTCCACGGCCAGACGTACGAGGTCACCTACTACCTGAACCCTGGCACGACCTCCCACAGCATCGCGGCAATTCACCCCTACGCGGCGTACAACCTCACCACCGACCGCTGGGAAATCACCCCGCCCGAGCTGCCGGACGACCCCCGCAGCCTCTACCCGGCCGAGTGGAAGACCGCCGTCGAGGACGAGCAGAAGCAGGCTGAACTCCTCGTCAAGCGCTACGGCCTCCTGCGCTCCCAGGCCGCCCAGACAGTCGAGAACAGTCCGGCCTGGAAGAACGCCATGGACTCTCAGCGCATCGTCACCGAGCAGGCCAAGGCCCTCTTCGACGACATCCACCTCAGCCGCCGTATGGCCTTCTCCGGAACCGGCGAGGGCTACGGCGACTACTACAACTTCCGCTGGCAGGCACACAAGGAAGCCGGGACCGTCCAGGCCCTGAGCGCCCTCGCCACAGCGGAGACCGAGGCCCGCAAGGCACAAGAAACGGATCTGTACGGGGCTCCCCTCGATGACGCTGCCATGGCACTCGCCAAGGCGGCCCTCTGGAACACCCCCTACAGGAGATCGTGATGGCCCCTTCCCGCAGCAAGCCGGACACCGCCGGTCCACAGTTCGAGCAGACCGCCCTGCCCATCCCCCTGGGCAGCCGGGTCTCTCAGCAAGGACAGAAGCAGACCGCGCTCCGCGCGGCGTACCACCTGAACAAGGACACGCCGCTGCACCTCCAGGCCAAACCTGGCGCGCTTCATATCGGGCATCCCACGCCTCACAGCGGCGGGATGTTCACCAAGGTCACCTCGCTCGGCGCCGCCCGCGACGAGACGCTCATCCATGACGAGGAGCGCACCAACTACCCGCAGGCGCACGGGCAGATGGTCATGGGCCCGCCTCACAACCCGCAGCAGTTCGGGCACCTCGACGGCCACGGCAACATCGTCGACCCCAAGATCGACGACAAGTGGTACGAGAAGCACGGCCCGCAGATGAGCGACGGCAACGAGGCCTTCTGGAACAAGCACGCCAAGTTCCAGAGCATCAGCACGAGCGCCGTTCTGCACACCGGCCAGACTGCGTACGAGACCGGCTCGCACTCCTACATCACCGGCCCGCTGGCCCCTGACCACCCGCACGTCAAGGTGGTCATCAAGGGAGGCACCCCCTACGTCGCCGACGCGCACCACCGGCTCGCCGAAGCGCGCGGCCGGGGAGACACCCACATCGGCGCCCATGTGCTGAACCTCGACCAGTTCCACGCCGAACCCGTCGACAAGATCAAGCGGAACAAGACACCGCACCCCGGCGTCATCGAGCACCTGGTCAAGCACCACGGCTACAGCCCGAACCTGGGCGGCACACCCGAACGCGTCATCCGCAAGCACGAGCAGGAACACCGCGAGGGCCTGCACGAGCACGAGCACAGGTGATCGCGGTGACAGCAACCGTAGCCATCGTCATCGAAGGGGTGCTGTCCAAGGAAGTCGGCGAGGCCGTCATCCACCAGGGGCAGCGCCTGTACTGGGGCCTGATGGAGACCTACCGGGTCGCCCTCATCACGGACCACACCGACGTCGAGCCGGTCAAGCACTGGCTGCGCGTCAACGGCTTCAACAAACACCCCTACCTGATCCCCGCGAACCTGCGGGATCCCGAAGACCCGGCCGAGCGAAGGATGCGGCAGATCTCCCGGCTACGGCAGGCCGGATGCAACGTCGAGCTGCTGATCGAGCCCGATCCGGAGATCGCCGCACACGTCATGGCCAACGGGGTCGGAGTCCTCAACTACCTCCACCCCAACTACTCCTCCCCACGCTTCCGCCCCGACTACCAGGAGAGCGTCACCCCCTGGTCAGCCCTGGTGGACGAAGTGGAGAGGCAGCGAGCACTACGCGAAGAAGATCAGCGCCCACACATGGAGATCCTGTGACAAGCAACGGCTTTGTCCTGTTCATCGGCATCGCCCGAATCCTCTCCGTCCTCACCGGAGCGGCATTCGCAGCCCTGCTGCTGCGCGCAACCCTCCCCGCCTGGCGCCAGCTCGGCGCCGCAGAGAGGTGGCTCGCGGCCACCCTCTTCGTCTACAGCGCCAACGTGACCGTGTTCACCGCCGTGTTCCTGGCGTCGACCACCTCCGCACGGTCGCTGATCACCGTCGGCTTCCTGGCCTCCTTCGTGGCCGGTCACCGCTACCTCTACTTCCTGAGAAGGGACACACGGCCATGAGTGGCTCCGTCTTTCATTCCATAGCAACCCAGTTCCGCGACCGCTACCTCCAGCCCCTCCAGTTCCCAGGCTCGCGCCGCACCGTCGAGGACCGCGTCAGCGACCTGGAGAACTCCCGCAACGTCGCCCAGCCGTCCAGCGGCCGTACCAAGAGCCGCGCCAAGGGACAGACCAGCCCGGCCGCCCGCGTGATGAGCCGCGAGGGCATCGCCAACGGCATCAAGAACCACGCCGACATCCAGCGGGTGCGCGAGGACCACTCCTCCAGCCTCGACGCCTGGCACGCCCAGCACTCCAGCGCGGCCTCCGACCTCCTTCATACCTTCAACGCCCGGATGAACGGCATCCAGGCGCAGAGCAAGCCCTCCGGTGGGGCCTGGGACGACTTCCACGCAGCGTTCGGCACCCACGCCAGTACCTCGGTGCAGTCGGCCCCGCAGACCCCGCCACCGGCCGCCAAGCCGCAGCGCGTCGTCCAGGCCGGTCTGTTCGGTCCGAGTCAGGTCGCCCCGGTCCGTTCCCCGCAGCAGTTCGGTCTGGCCGCGACGGCAGGCCCACGGCAGAAGGGCGCTGGGGGCGCTCCGGCCGCCAAGAAGCCCCGCGTCACCCAGCCCGGCCTCTTCCCGAAGAGCGCCGTCCAGCCCCCGAAGTAACCCAAGCAGATTCGGAGAACCTAACCGTGCACCTCTTCCTTGGCGGATCCGAGATTCCCGGCTGGCGCAAGATGCTGGCCGAGGAAGGCGTCGAAACCGTCTCCCTCTCGTACATAGGCCTGCGGCGCCGGACCAAGTTCACGAGGCCCTGGCTGATCGAGGACAACTACCTCGACAGCCAGAAGGTCTTCCTGGACTCCGGCGCCTACACGGTCAACAAGGCCGAAGACGACAAGTACTCGGTCGGTGAATTGAAAGACATCGCCGCGCATTACGAGGCATTCGTCCAGCAGAACATCGATTCCCTTCATATGGTGTCCGAGTTCGACGCTGTCGTTCTCGGACGGGAATGGATCGAGGCCCGGCGAGAGGACTTCTACGAGGACCTGCCGGAAGACAAGTTCCTTCCGATATGGCATTCGGAATGGGGCGTAGACGAACTCGATAAACTCGCCCAGAGGTATAAGCGCGTCGGCGTGACGCAGACAGATCTCGACGGCCGGAATCTCACTCCGGTGCTCAACGAGATCACCAGGAAATACGGCACGCTACTCCACGGAGTGGCTATGACTAAGCCTGCGGAAATGGCTGCCGTGAACTGGGACAGCGTCGCGTCGACCTCCTGGCTTTCCCCTTCCCAGTACGGTGACACCATTGTGTGGACCGGCCGGGAATTGAAGCGCTATCCGAAGAAGTACAAGGACCAGGCGCGTAAAAGGCACCGCACGCTGTTTACCGAGGCGGGCTTCGATGCCGACCGTATCGAGGCAGGAGAGAACGACGAAGTACTGCGGTTCACCATCTGGTCGTGGCAGCAGTTGGCGGCCTCGATTGATGACCACCGGCCGCAGGAGGCTCAAGCAGTTACTACTTCTGCCGGAGGGGTACTTTCGGGTTTCGCTCAATTGCAGGGTAGTGAAGTTGATACGGAGGCCGGAAAAATGCTCAACCCGGTGACAACTCCCGGCGCCCGGAAGGACCGCCCGCGTACCAACTTGCCGGTCATCGGCCTGGTGCAGGAGAAGGAGGTCTACACCGACCCCGAGGACGGCGTGAACAAGGAGCGGGACATCCCTCTCCTGACCGTGCGCAGCCAGTCGATGCGGGCCTGCTCGTCATGCTTCCTGTCCTCGAAGTGCCCGGCCTTCGACCAGAATGCCAACTGCGCGTACGACATCCCGGTCGAAGTGAAGAGCAAGCAGCAGATGCAGTCGCTCCAGAATTCACTCATCGAGATGCAGGCGCAGCGGGTCCTCTTCATGAAGATGGTCGAGGATATGACCGGTGGCTACGCGGATCCGAACCTGTCGGGTGAGATCGACCGGCTTCAGAAACTCGTGAAGGTGAAGACGGAACTGGAGCAGGATTCCTTCTCCGTGAAACTGGAGGCTAAGGGGAATGGCGGTGGGGCCGGTATGATCAGCCGTATCTTCGGCCGCGACGCCGGGGAGCAGATGACGGCACTCGACAGGCCCGTTCCGGCGGACCGGATGATCGAGTCCTCAACCGGTTTCATCGACGCCGAAATAGTCGATGTACCAACTTACATCAACCAGGAAGGTTAGTTAGTACTTCTCATGAGCGCACACGTGCATGCAGTGTCTTTCGCCGAAACCGGCGAGGGCGCGGCAGAGGAGATCGACTGCAAGCGGTGCTACGGGTCCGGTGAGGACCGCGAAGGCGCCGACTGTGTCCACTGCGAGGGCTTCGGTACGGTGCTGGTATGAACGGACTCCAGCGCATCAAAGTCGCCCTTGTGGCAATCGGAATTCTCGCCGTACCCGCGATTGGGATCTCGGTAGTTCCCCAGTCGGATTTCTCGGGGCTTCATACCGAGAATTCCCAGTCGGATTCTCCGGCGATTGAAGGGGATTCTACTCCGCAGCCTGTGCCCACGGTGACCCGGTATCTGTCTGCGCCGACGCCGAAAGCGACGAAGTCGAAATCCCCGGGCACGTGCAAGGTATCGCTCGTGGTCGGGCCTTCCCCCGCAATACCCGCACCTACGTCTTCGGCCACGCCGTACGCCCCCGTATACGGGCTTGAGCACACGCATTCCGTGCAGGTCAAGATTCCGTGCCCGAAGGAAACGGTTACGGAAACGCCAACATCTAGCAAGTAATTGCATAGCCAGTCAACCAGGTAAGCCGTGGGCCGCGCATGTGACGCAGCTCACGGCTTACTGCTTGCCCGATACGGCTTGACGACTATCGCTTCCTGAGTATTGTTTCTCTCATCACCACTCGCCCCCACACCAGGAGGAGCACCTCATGCGAGACAACCAACGCCAGCGCCTCTACGACGCCGAGTACTTCGTCCGCGACGTCCTCGCATCCCTCGCCCAGGCCGACGTGCCCACCTTCGACTTCTACGGCTCCAGCCTGCTGATGCCCCTGGAGCGCAAGTTCGGCGACCTGGAGTCCATCCAGCGCTACATCGACGCCGTCCTCGAACTCAACTGGGTCAAGGACATGTGGCCCGAGCGCACCATCCTGCCGGTCCACGTGCGGCGCCGGGCGGGACGGAAGTTCGCCCACTACGAGCCCCTGACGCGCACCTTCGCCATCCCCGACCACGAGAACAGCAGCGGCTGGGCCCTGCGCGAGATCGTCATCCTGCACGAGCTGAGCCACCACCTGGCCAACCACGGAGAGCACCACGGCCCCGCGTTCGCCAGCACCTTCCTGCACATGGTGCGCGAGGTGATGGGCCCCGAGATCGGCCTGCTGCTCACCGACTCCTTCACCCAGCACGGCGTCCGCTTCGGCGCCCTTGCCACCGTCTGAGAGGACAGCATGACCGTCACGTTCAAGACCACCGAGGATCCCGACAGCATCCTGATCACCGACCGCTTCGGCCGCTTCGGCTCCCTGTGGCGCGTAGGCGAGGAGTCCATCGTCGAGAACCCCACCGAGGACGACATCACGGCCGAGGACGTCGGCTGGCACTTCGACCTCAACGCGCCCCGGCTGACCACCCGCTCCGGCGGCCCCTTCGACACCCTGCCGGAGGCCATCCAGGCCGTCCAGGAGTTCTACGACGACTTCGCCGCCGACCGCGCCCAGGAGCAGACCTTCGACTATCGCCAGGGCAAGCGGGTGGTCAGCATCCCCAGCGGAGGACAGCCCCGCTAGTCATTTGAGAAAAGTGCTTGACAGGCAATATCCGACCCCGTAGTGTTCACCACACACCAACCGCCTCACACCAGGAGGAGCACCACATGAGCACCCTCGACAAGCTGGCCAAGATCCTCAACAAGGCCGAGAACGCCTCCACCCCCGAGGAGGCCGAGGCCTACATGCGCAAGGCGCAGGCCATGGCGACCCTGACCAGCATCGACCTGGCCGTTGCCCGCCAGCACACCGCCAAGAGGGAGCAGCGCGAGCAGCCGACCCACAAGCGGATCACCATCGGCCAGGCGCGCAAGCTGAACAACGCGCGACTCGTCAACCTGTTCATCGCGGTCGCCGACAACAACGACGTCAAGGTGAACATCGCGCAGAACTCCACCTTCGTCATCGTCTTCGGGATGCCCAGCGACATCGAGGTGGTCGAGGCCCTGTACGCCTCCCTGCTCTTCCAGATGACCGAGTCCGCCAACGCGTGGCTCAAGACCGGCGAGTACAAGAAGGAAGAGGTGACAGGAAAGAAGCGCGTCTGGGACGCCTACTGGGGGGAGTGGGACGTCCAGACCGTCGTCAAGCCCATGGACGGCCGCACCGCCCGCGCCAACTTCTACGACGCCTTCACCCGTCGCATCTCCTCCCGCCTGTGGTCGGCCCGCCAGGAGGCCCTGGAGGAGGCCAAGAAGAACACCTACACCCTGCCCACCGTCGGCAAGGACAACGGCGTCGAGTACGAGATCGAGGTCTCCGCCGCGCTGGTCCTCGCGGACAAGAAGCAGGAGATCAACGACTACTACTCGAAGGCATCCACCGCCCGGGGCTCGTGGAAGGGCGCCAGCAGCACCACCTACAGCACCAGCGCCCGCCAGGCCGGGGACAGCGCCGCCCAGTCCGCCCGGCTCGGCTCCCAGCGCGCCATCGGCGGCAGCCGCACCCGCATCGCCGCATGATCCTTGCGCACCACCCGCATACGGGCCGCCCGACTCGACACCTGAGCCGGGCGGCCCGTACGCTTCCCGCGACCATCAATCCCCGCACCAGGAGGAGCCCGCCATGCCCGCGCCCCGCAACATGAGCCGCAGCGACTACGAGACCCTGTCGGCCGCCATCGCTGACTCCGACGACCAGGACTTCAACGCGCGCCGCAACATCGCCTTCAACATCGCCGACGCCCTCACCGGCACGAGCGACCGCTTCGACCCCGTCCTGTGGCTGCGACAGTGCAACGTCGGTCCGATCTCCCCGGACGCGGTAGCGGGCTGGACCACCCGCCTGGAACTACGAGTGAAGTCGATCGGCGCGAAGCGTCTGAACAGCCTGAACATGGGCTACGAGATCGAGCAGTACATCGACGCAAGCGGTAACCCGATTCCGCTTGACAAGGCTTAGGCCTGTCCGTAGAGTTCTACCTGTCACCAACCGCTCCACAACAGGAGGCAACACGATGGACCTCACCACCGCCACCCCGGTCGAGATCGACACCGAGCTGGCCACCGCGTACGGCAAGATCGCCGACCTGACCAGCCAGCAGCACCGCCTCACCGCCACGGTGGTCCGCATCGACGAGGTCGAGCCCGGGTCCTACCGGTCCATGCTCCCGGACTACTCGCCCGCGAGCCGCGCCAAGCTGGTCGCCGAGATCGAGGCACTCCAGGAGCGCGTCCAGGACACCCTCCAGTCCGAGGTCTATCCCCGAGAAGCCCAGTACAACGACCGTCGCTGGACCCGCTACTACCTGGTCGACAACACCAATGGTCACGTCCACAAGGACACGCACTGCGCCACCTGCTTCCCCACCACCCAGTACGCCTGGCTGGTCGAGCAGTCCGGCCTGAGCGCCGAGGAGCTGGTCGAGCTGGCGGGCGAGAAGGCGTGCACCGTCTGCTTCCCGTGGGCTCCGGTCGACACCCTCAAGCAGAAGACCCGCCTGGAGGCGCCGGAGCGCAAGGCTGCCCGCCTGGAGCGCGAAGCCAAGAAGGCCGAGCGTGAGGCGAAGAAGGCCGCCAAGGCCATCACCAACCCCGACGGCACCCCGCTGAAGGTCTTCACCGGCCACTACCCCGAGCGCCAGGTCGTCCGCAACGGCGTGGTCGTCAAGGTCCACCCGGCCCACGACGCCTACGACAAGCTGGAGACCCTGCACGCGGCCCGTGGCTGGCTCACGGACTACTACTACTGGAACAAGGGCGGCGCCCACCCCTCCTACCGCAAGGAGTCCCTGGACGACGTCGCCAAGGCCGTCGCCCACAAGGAGGGCAAGGACACCGAGACGGTCCTGGCCGAGGCCAAGAAGCGGGCCAGCCGCCGCTAGAAGCGGGACTGGGAAGCGGTACGGGAGAACCAATAACCTGGTATCTCCCGTACCGGCCCAGGAGGCACACATGAACGCCCAGCAGCACCCCGAGCACATCCGCGCCGTGCAGGAACGTCGGCGCAGCGGAGCGGCCGGAGGTCACGATTCCCGCCCCCGCAAGCAGCGCACACGCAAGACTGCCAAGCACGCAGCCATACGAGACCAGGAGTAGGCCATGGACAAGACCCAGGCGATCCGAGGCGTCCGCATGTACGCCAAGAACGCGCACACCGCGTACCTCGGCTTCGCCGACAGCCTTCGGCAGAAGCTGGAAACCGGCGCCAACCGCGTCGACTCAGTGATGGACTTCGAGAAGTTCATGGAGCTGCGCGCCGTCGCCAACGTCTACTCCGACAAGCTGGGCCTGGACGCCAACGGCGACAGCTCGTACGACGACGACAAGGTCCTGGACCGCATCGAGGACCAGCGCAGGAGCCTGACCGACTGGCTGCTCAGCTACCGCTCCCAGCAGTCCGGCCTGTACGGCGTCCACCAGCACCTCACGCAGGAGGCCGCCAAGCGCTTCCTGACCGAGACCCAGATCATCCTGCTGATCGAGGACGAGGAGAGCTGACCGTGTGTAAGTGCAAGGCCACCACCTACCAGGGCCACCTCAAGAAGGTCGAGCAGGGTGGCTACCCGGCCCACGTGTACAAGGGCCACTACTGGGGCCCCACGGACGATAAGCGATGACCAGCACCCCACATCAGGAGGTAACCATGAACCACCAGCTCCCCGGCTTCGACCTTCCCACCCTCCAGCAGGAGTGGAAAGACTTCCTGGAGACCCAGGCCGGATACGACACCGCCCCCGTCAACCTCGTCGCCGAGCTGGCCCGCCAGCACTCCGCGCGGTTCAACGCAGAGCTGGCGGCGGCCGGGCTGAAGTGGGATCCGCTGGACGGTACGTTCGCCCTTGACGGCCCCGTTCCGCCCGGCGTCGACCTCTCCGACCACCCGCTGCCTTACGAGGCCGTGAACGCCGCCTGGACGGCCGCCTTCGACACCGTCAGCGAGACGGTGGACGAGACCGAGCAACTGATAAGCGCGTGATGGGGGACGTGGGCATGGACAGCACGAAGACGGATGACGAAGAGTTCGAGCACATCGAGATGACCACGGACGAACTGACCGAGGTGCTGTCCACCGGGGGGACCATCACGGTCTACCTGAGCGACTCGATGGCCTTCGATATCTCCGTCGCCGACGTGGGGCTCTCCGTGAGGCTCCCACTCGAAGAGCGTGCGGTGAAGGAGCTGGCCGACGGTCTGCCGGACGTCACCCGGCTGGCAGTCCCGCCACTTGAGCAGATCATCCACGGCGTGCAGGAAATTGACGAGGGCGAGGCCGCACTGCTCCAGCGGGCGCTGGAGGCGCGTGCCCGGTTGCTCGGGAACTGACGCAAGCAATATCAGGGGACCGCTTGACAACACCAAGCGGTCCCCTTAGCGTTTCTCCTGCAAGCACCCCACACCAGGAGGAGCCGCAGATGGCCGCCAGCCCGTTCCGTTCCCACTTCCTCGCCGACCGGCAGGCGGCAGCGGACAAGCTGATCTCACAGCGCAAGCGCGAGCTGGCCGCCCTGGAGCGCCGCTGGCGCGGAGAGAAGACCGCACGCAAGCAGCGGCTCGTCATGACCCGCATCCAGGCGACGCGGAACAACCTTGTCAGTTGGCAGGACTACATTTCGCAGGGCTGCCCGCACGTCGCCAACGCCACCACCCTCGTCTGATCAGGAGCGCATCATGCCTCTCACCAACCCCGAGACGGTCCTCGCCCAGGACCTGCGAGTAGGTGACATCGTCACCGAGGTCATCGGCCGCGTTACCTACCGCAAGATCGTTGTGAACGTGACTAAGACGTCCGCCGTCACGAAGTCGGAGAACGGCCAGGACGGACGCTTCGCGTTCACCCGCAAGGTGCGTAAGCAGCCGGTGAACACCGAAGTGAAACGGATCGGGCACCGCGATCTGAGCAAGGAGGAGCTGGCCACGCTCCGGAACTACTACAAGCTGGGCGAGCACAACCGGTCACTCTTCCAGCACGGTCTGTACCAGGACCTGCCTCGCATGCTGGAGCTGTTCGGTTACGCGGAAGGCGAGGAGTCCCAGCTTTCCGGCGACGCGGGCGAGGTCCTCACCACGGTCCGCGCCAGCGGGGAGCCCGACGGGGACAGGGTCGAGATCGTCCGCCACATGCGGAAGGACTACGGCACCCCCGGATCCCCGGAAAAGGCCTCCTACGGCGCCCGCGTCATCGACGGTGCGCACGGCATCGTCGTCGGCTACGTACGCGCCAACCTCAAGAGCGAGGACGACGCCGCCGAGGCCGCCGACTTCTACCTGGGCAAGCGCTACTTCGACGGCTGGGACGTTGAGGACGCCTTGCAGCAGGCCCGGTACCTCGCCGACATCCTCGCCTGACCAGGAGCCTGCCGTGATCAGCTACAAGGTCCTGTGGACCATTAAGGACCGCCGGTTCGTGTCCGTCGTGAGCTACGACAAGCCCAGCGCCGACCAGCGCGCGGACGAGCTGCGCCGCACCGCTACGGACGTCGAGATCGTCGCCGTCAAGCCCGGCCAGAGCGTGATGGCCGTGCAGCCCATGCCGGTCCGTCTGGTGCGCCGGAAATACACCAACGTCAAGCGAGATCAAGATAGCGCTTGACAATGAGCATCGCCGTGACTAGGTTCGTCCTTGTCACCAACCACCCCGCCCTAACAAGGAGCGAACGATGAACCTCCTCACCATCCGCCAGCTCGTCAGCAACCACCTGCAAGGCAACGAGGACGTCAAGTCCATCGACGCCGTCAACCCCCTCTCCGGTCCCGGCCCGTGGGCCCTGGACATCACGGTCGACGACGGCACCGGAACCGGGGCGACCCGCGCATTCCAGATCACCTTCGCCGAGAAGCTGGAGGACGCGGCGCCTTCCCCCGCTGGCTTCGTGGCCCAGTACCGCGTAAAGGGCGGCGAGTGGGTGACCGCCAAGACCGGAGGCCAGGACTGGGAGACCGCCTGGGATGGTCTGGCGGACGAGATGCAGCGCCGGGGCCTGCGCTATGGCGAGCTGGGCGGCGAGCACGGATTCATTCGGGACGTAATCAACGGCGAGCCGGTCACCGCCGAGGACGGCACCGAGTTCCGCCTGCTCACCCCGAAGGTAGCCCAGTGACAGAGCCCAGCACCCCGCCCAAGGTCTGCAAGGTCTGCAAGCGCCCCCTGGAGCGGCACCTCGCCAAGGGGACCTTGGAGGAAACCTGGGAGCACCACGAGCAGGATTCCCTCTCCGGCCACAAGGCAATTCCCGTGGAAGCCGAGACCGGAAAATTCCTGGGACGCTGCGACTTCTGCAACCAGGATCTCGTGTCGGAAAAATGGGTTCTGCCCGTGTCTGATTTCGTGGCGGGCCGCAACCCGGTCAACGGGAAGATGCAGGGTTACGAGGGCGACTGGATGGCCTGCGGAACCTGCGCACCGCTCATCGACCGCAACCAGTGGAACGCCCTGATCCGGCGGGTGCAGGCGGCCTGGGAAGCCGACCACGGCGTCCCGGCCCCGCCGGACAAGAAGACCGGCTGGTCCGTCCTGTACCGCCTCCTGCGCCGCAACATCCGAGGCACCCTCTACCGGGCCGAGTAGGCCCCGGGCAACGCAAAAGGCCCCCACCGCGTCGAGCTGGCCGGTGGGGGCCTTTCGTGTCCGCCCATAGAACCATGGAAAGCCGATGGGCGGAAGCGGTTGACAAGCCGTATGCATCTCCGTAAGGTCGTGCACGTCAACAACCGCTCCACATCAGGAGGCCCCTCGTGTCCGCTCGCATCGACCACTTCCAGCTCACCAACACGCTGGAGAAGATCGAGAAGATCAACGCCCGCGCGTCGAAGAAGGGCCTCACCGGCCGCCTGGACCTCAAGGTCACGGAGGTCGAGGTCAAGAGCAAGGACGACATGGGCTTCGAGGTCGTCGAGATCATGTACGACGTCGAGTTCACGGGCGAGGCCCCCAAGCACAACGGCTGGACCTTCCTCGCCACCCTGGACTGGGACGAGAACGCCGGACTGATCGTCCGCACCGCGCCGGGCGTCCACTCCGTCGACCGCGACGGCCTGCGCGAGGGCTGGTGCGACCACTGCCAGAAGAACCGCATGCGCCGCGAGACCTTCCTCGTCAAGAACGAGGAGACCGGCGAGGAGAAGCAGATCGGCCGCCAGTGCATCAAGGACTTCCTCGGCTGGGACACCGGCATCTCGTGGCCCTCCACCCCGGCCGACGACGACGAGGAGCGCGAGTTCTACGGCATGGGCGGCGGGGACCGCGACGTGTCCACGGACACCGTCCTGGCCTACGCCTGGGCCTGCATCAAGGCCTTCGGCTTCGTCCGCTCCCAGGACTACCACGCCACCCCGACCGTGCAGCTCGTGCGCAACGCCATCAACCCCGGCAAGGCCCGCCAGGACCGCGAGTTCGCTGAGGCCATGCGCCCGCTCGCTGCCGAGGCCAAGGCGAAGGCCGCCGAGATCCGCGCGTTCATCCTCTCCGACGACTTCAGCGGTACGTCTGAGTACGTCATCAACCTGAAGGCCATCGCGGGCGGCAAGCGCGCCTCGTCGCGGAACTTCGGCATCCTCGTCTCCGCCCCGCAGGCCTGGGCCCGCTTCAACGAGCAGACCCTCATCCGCAAGGCGCGCGAGGAGCAGCCCTCCGAGTGGATCGGCACCGCGCCCGACAAGGCCGCCGGTATCAAGGGCTCGCGTATCACCTTCACGGGCGTTATCGAGTCCATCCGCTACATCGACGGCCTGTACGGCGCCACCACCCTCTACCAGGTCCGCGACGAACTGTCCGGCGTGATCGTGAAGTGGTTCGCGTCCAGCGACGCGCTCGGCGAGAACACGGGCGTGCGCGTCACCTTCCGGGGGACCGTCAAGGAGCACGACGAATACAAGGGCGTCAAGGCGACTGTCCTCACCCGCTGCACCTTGGTCGAGGCCGCCGCGCCGGAGCCCAAGGCGTATGAGATCGACGCTCCGAAGAAGAAGAGCACCCCCCGCAAGAAGGCTTCTGTGCCCGCTGTGGCCCCGGTCGAGGAGGTCCCGGCCCCGGTGGCCGTCGTCGTCGAGGACGCCCCGGAAATCGCCGAGGAGACCCCGCAGGATGCCGGATCGGATTCCGTGCCGGAGACCCTGCCGGAGCCGGTTCGGAATCCGCTGCGGATGTACGAGGGCGGCGCGGCCGGAATCGCGGCAAGGTTCTGCCCCGGGGGCTGGTCGGAATCCCAGTTCTTCGCGCACATGCGGGAGCTGTTCGTCTGGGTCCGGCTCGGCGACGACGTCGAGCGGATGAACGTCGCCGACGGCTATGACCTGCTGGGCCAGGCATACGCCGAGGGTGCCGACTGGGTCTCCGGCCCCGGCTGGGCCGCTGGCCAGTGGGGCGGCCTGCTGCTGGCCGTCGGCTGCGACGGCGACGCCCCCACCGTCTGACCCCGGGCATGCCAAAGGCCCCCACCGCGTCCCGCTGGCCGGTGGGGGCCCCTTCGGGGTCCATGGGACCACGCCCCGCCCCGGCCGCCGGTCACAGGTTCATAACGTCTTGTAAAGCGAGGGGGTGAAAGGGCTTGACAGGCCCTTCCCCCTTCGGAAAGATCAGCCCTCCCACCACACACGAAGGAGCGCACGACATGGACACGCAGCACGGATACCAGCTCGCACAGGTCGGCAAGGGCGCGGCGGTGCACTACAGCACCGGCAACGACGAAAGCGTCTGCGGCGGCATCGTCGCCCGTTACCTCGGCTTCGAGGATGCGGCCGAACGCCGCTTCTGCCTCCGCTGCATTCGCTACGTCGACACCCACGGCGACTACCAGGGGTGGGACGACGCGAACGGGTGCCGCTTCCTCTCCATCACGCACCCGGCACCGGAGCGCCCGGCCGTCGGCCAGTACGCCCCGGCCGAGGAAGGCGCGCGGGGCTGGCGTGACGCTTCCCCCCTGTGGCTGGCCGGTAAGCACGTCACGGCGCACGTTGAAGCGGGCGGCACCCGCCTTTATGTCTTCCTCGGTACCGAGACGATCTATGCGGGCGACATGCCCACGGGCATCAAGACCAGCGCCGATGTGAACCCCTGGGTTCGCCAGTACGCGACCGGTTACGTCTGGGCGGATGAGTACCGCACCCTTTGGAGCTACCGCGACCACACCGGGAGCGTGTGGGGCCCGTACGCCGATGCCGGGTTCCGCCACACCGACGGTTCCGCCGAACGGTACTGCCGGGGCATCGTCGACACGGTCGGCGCGGGTGAAGTGATCCGCATTGACCGGACGCCGGAGCACTTCGGCACGGTCGGCCGCAACTGGACCGACGTGCGCACCGTCGTGCACGTGGCAGGCGCACCCGCCCCGGCCGCCGAGACGGCCCAGGACGCCCCTGCGGCGCTCTCCGGCCTCCCGCTGCCCGTGGTCACCACGGCCGAGCTGCTGGCCCTGCTGGCACCCGTCCCGGCGCCCGTGACCGTGTGGGTCACCACGGCGAGCGGGGATCGCATCAATTACGCCCACGTCCCCAACGGTGACCCCGCCCGCGTCGCCGCCTTCCTGGCCGACGCGGACGCCGTGCCGCACTACCGCGACGCGTCCACCACCCGCTAGGCCCTGTCGGCCCTAGGTCACAGCTTTATAAAGACTTGTCTACCTATCCCCGAAAATGGCTTTACAAGCCGTAATCGGGGATAGGTTGGGAACACAACAACACATCAACCGCCCCACACCAGGAGGCCCCCCGTGCGTACCGCCAACATCCCCGCCCTGTCCCTCTCGCCCGTCGTCGCCGTCGCCGAAGGTGCGCGCCGCTTCAACGCCCGCCACGGTCTCACCACCCGCGACCACTGGGACTACTCCCGCGTAGTCGTCGCCCCCTCGGCCGTCGCCAAGGTGGCGGAGGCGTACAACGCTCTCCCGTTCATCGACAACGCCGCCCCGGCCGCGTGGAAGGCCATGGGCCAGGAGGTCAAGCGCCAGTTTGACTACATGACCGCCCCCGCGTCGCGTGGCGGCCTCGGCATCGCCGTGAGCGTCGAGGAGGCCGACCCCTACGACATGAACGCGCAGGGCACCCGCGCTTTCTTCGACGACGTCGCCAATGGCCGCATGCGCGTCCTGGCCACCGCCGTTACCGGCTCTCACTTCTTCTTCTCCGACGACGAAAACGACATGTTCCGCGCCGTGCACGACGTCTTCGGCCACGCTGGCACCGGGCGCGGCGTCGACCGCCACGGCGAAGAGGCCGCGTACCGCAAGCATTCGCTGATGTTCTCCCCGCTCGCCCGTAAGGCGCTGGCCACGGAGACGCGCGGCCAGAATCACGCCATGATTGCGGCCGGTGGCGTCTTCCAGGATCAGAAGGTCGCCGTACTCCCGAAGTGGGCCCGCGACTTCGAAGCGGTCCGCCCGGCCACGCTCGCCGAGTACCGCGCCACGCTCAAGCAGGCGGCGAAGATGCACGCCGCGCAGGGTCTCGCCGAGTAGCACCCGCCCCACGTTCCCGGGGCCGGGGAAACGCTCCGGCCCCCTCCCACCACAGGAGGACACCCCCAATGCGCGTCACCCACACCACCGCCGCCATGGTCGCCGCCCACCTGGGCGCACTCACCGAAGAGCGCGTGTCCGTCAAGGTCGGCACCGGCAGCAACGGCACCGGATACCGCGCGATCCTCGCCGCGTCCCCCACCGCCCGGCAGCTCTCTTGGGAGTCCGCGCGGAACGAGGGACGCCAGGCCGTCGCCTACATGCTCGGCGCCGTGGACGCCTACACCGACGGGGCCGCGTTCGAACGTACGCCGTTCCTCGCCGACCTGCGCCGCGCACTGGCCTACCGCCCCGAGCTGTCCAACTCCCTCACCCTGGGCCGCGAAGACGGCACCGCCGCCCGCGCCTAAGCCCTACACCACCACCCGCCCCACACCAGGAGGCCCCCCCCCCGTGAGCGTCGACACCCTCGCCCAGCACATCGCCGACACCTTCCCCGGCGTCCGCGTCTCGCTCGAAACGAACGCGGCGGAGTTCGTGATCCTGTCCCGGCTGACCGTCCCCAAGGGTGAGCGCAACGCGGGCACCGGCTCCGCCGTCATGGCCGAACTGACCGCCTACGCCGACGCGTACGGGCGCAACCTGGCCACCACGCCCAGCGCCGATTTTGGGGGCAGCGTGGCCCGACTGCGCCGGTTCTATGCCCGGTTTGGATTCGCGCCCAACAAGGGACGCACCCGCGACTACGGCACACAGGAAACGATGATCCGCCGACCCCAGCACTGACCACACGCCCTACACTGCCCACCACTCACCCCACACCAGGAGGTCACCCGACATGAACACCACCACGACCGCCCCGCAGTGCCTTACCCCCAACTGCACCCGTGACGCCGCGTACGACAGCGAGCCCCCGCGCGGCGGCTACTTCTCCACCTGCGAGCGGTGCAGCATGGCCAACGCATCGGCCGCCGGACTGCACGCCCACCGCCACAGCTACAGCGCCGCGCAGTGCGAAGCGAACGGATATGACCCCGCCCACACGTGGCTCACGTCCACCACGCTGCGCCCGGTCATCGAAGGTGACGAAATTACCGGGTGGGAGTGCCGCGAGGACCTGCCCAAGGGTCGCGGACGCTGCGGCTACGTGATCAGCCGCGCCGACATGGACGCGCACCGCGCACACCGCCGGGGAGAGTCGTTCCTGTGCAACACCGCCATTTCGGCCAGCAACGGCCACGGCATCGGCCCCCAGACCAACGGCGCCGAAGTGTGGGCCGCCTTTAAGGCCCTGCGTGCCGCGTACGAGGCCGCGCACCCCGTAGACGTCCGCTAGGCCCACCCGGGCCACGAAAGCCCCTCACCGCCCAATCTCGGGCCGGTGAGGGGCTTTCTCGTGTTTGTGTCCACCCCTGGGATACAGACCAACCCACACACCCCCCTGCTCTCCGTGCCACTCTCGGCCCCGGGCCACAGCGTGCAGCCCCTCCCCGCACATGCCGACGCGCAGCGCGTGCACAGAGGCTTTCAGCAGGCATCCCCGGTGACCGGGTGGCAGTCTGCGAAGTTCGCGCCGTAGAGAGCCATTCAAGGCCCGTGCGCACTCATCCACCGTAGGGAACTCTCCCCACGCCTGCCCGTGCCCTATGGCACCCCACGACATGCCAACGCTCATGCATCCAGCCTGCCACCACGGGGCCAGGATCGCGGGCCGGGGGAAGGCTCCCCACCGCTGCTATCAGCACATGAGACAGCACTACGTCAACCCCTCTAGCCATGCGACCGCACGCCATGCGACCGCGCACCACCATTACGGGTGATTGCACGGCCCCCGGTTGTCGAGTTGCTACAGCCGCGCCCACCTCTCCCATGTCCGGGGCATGATGACAGGGGCGCAATTCGGGAAATAGGGCAGTGGCCGCGAGTGAATAACGCTGAATAGCTATGCAGTGATATTGCTCATTGACAGATCCGTCAGCATGTGCATAGGGCCACGCTGCGCCCTGATGTGATGTAGCTCACTCCAGGGGTGAAGGGTGCAGATACTGGTCAGAAGCGCGATACCTAGGGGCTGCCCGATGTGTCCGTGTTGACAAAGGGCTGTCAAGTGTGCTCGGCAAATGTATAAATATGCACCCCCCCACCCTTAAATGAATAAAATCCAGACCTAGGTGGCCCGGACAGCCGCGCAGCGCACCGATTGTAGGAATCGGACAGTGTCACAGTGGCCGGGGGATTCGGGGAATTGGGGGATGGGGGCGCCGGGGAGTGGGAGGATCAGGAGTCGCGGGGGTTGAGGAAGACGCCGTAGGGACGTTCCTCATATGTGGAGTTGCCGTACCGACGCACGGTGCCCCGGACCACGATGTCGTAGCCCATGCGGCGGGCGGACGCCGTCAGCTTCCTGGCTTCGGTGAGCGCAGCCGCGCGGGTGCCACGCCACATCAGGGCGTCGGTGAGGTTTCGCATGTTTGCAGACTAAGCGGACTCGGTGGTTCCGGCAATGCAAGTTGTTCCGCGAAAGTGGTTGACATGGGGTCGGGTAGCGGATAGTCTTATCCCGTAATTGAGAAGCACGGAAAGGGAGTTGGGATGGCTAACGACTTCGAGGTACGGACGGCCGAGGACGTCACCGAGGAAGTGCTGGAGATCGTCCAGGGCATCGTCGAGGGCTGGTACGACGAAGGCCGCATCGACTGGGAAGACGTCTGGGACCGCATGGAGAAGTCGGTGCTGGACGACGGCCGGGGCATCGACATGGGCGAGGACCTGGGCTCCCCGGCCATCAAGAAGATCCAGCGGGAGATCCGTAAGTGGCGGGCGCTGGGATGAACTGGTCCCGGGTCAACGACCAGAACCTGGTCCGGCAGCGTGACCTGGCGTGGGCTCCGCAGGAGACACTGGGCTCCCGCGAGGTGTGCTGGTGCGGCCAGCCGCAGAACCACGAGTGGCCGGGCAAGAGCGACGGGGCGGAGCACCCGAAGGCGGCCGGAGCGCGAAGCGCGGAGCATCTCGGTCGGGATACATTTCCGCGATTTAAAAACGGCGGGGAGGGTTTGACGATGGCTCGTTTGAAGGACGACGGGGAGTTCCAGGTCGAAGGCACGGTCACCATGTGGCTGCCTGTGGAGTCGGAGGAGGGCGAGCGCTTGGTCGTCAACTCCTCGCAGGAGATCTGGCCCCAGCAGGTGTGGGTCAGTGTGAGCCTGGAGAACGAGAACTGGGCGGTCGGCTCGGTCATCGTGAAGGGTCGCCTGTACCGCAAGGACAACACGGTCGGCGAACGCTGGGGCGAGCGCATGTACTCGGGCCCGCTGGACGACGGCGAGTTCGAGGGGCCCGAGTGGCTGGTCGCGGTGCTGGAGAAGGAGATCTCCCGGAGGGTTTGGCGATGACTGGCACGGTGTCCAAGGAGACGCACTGGATGACGGCCTTCATGGCTGCGGAGAAGCGCCCGGACGGAGAGCTGGTCAATGTCCACGGGGCCACGCTGCGCGCGATGGAGAGGGCCGGGTCCGCGTACCGGCGGAACGGGAAGTGGTACATGCAGGGGAAGGGGCCGGGGCCGGTGGAAGAGCCGAAGATCGAGGAGCCGAAGATCGAAGAGCCGTCGAGGGTGCGTTACACGGTCCAGGACAGCTCGATGTGGCAGCTCCACCTGGACGTGGTCGGAGCGCCGGACACGGTGCACCCGGATCAACCGGGGGGCGCGCTACGGCCGGTGGGCGTCACCCTGGGGATCGGCGTCGCCGACGGGGTCTGGACGGTCGGGGTGGTCAACGTGTTCGGCCAGAAGGTCAAGGAGGGCAAGGTCGTCACGAAGCGGAACTACCCGCTGCCCTTCGTGGACCCGCTGGGCGAGTACAGCGAGGCGCCGGAGTGGCTGCGTAAGGTCTGCCAGGACTGGGTCGACAAGGCCAACGGGGCCGTGCGGACGCGGGAGCAGTCGTCGGTGGTCAAGTTCCCAGTTACTCGGGACGACGGCCGCCAGGACGACGAGTTCACCGTGACGTCGCGCGACAACGGGGACCTGGAGATCGACGCCTCCGGCGCGCTGATCCTTTACCCGGACGATGCGAGCCGGATGATTCTTCGAATTTCACGTGGCGAGAGGGCAGGGAACTGACATGGAGAAGATCGTCCTTCGGTACACCGCCGAGGAAGCCGGAGCAGGCGGGAAGTCGTACGAGAGTCGGCAGACGGTGGGGTCCGTGGCGGAGGTGAAGCAGGCCGTGGAGAACCTGCTGCTCAACCCGCGCACCCTCCGTATCGTCATCGACTCCGGTCCGTCCATGCCGAAGAAGGTGCCTCCCGTCAAGGTGCAGCGGATCGAGTGGGGGCAGGACGAGACGTACCCGAAGGGGGAGCGCTGGGTCGGCAAAGTCAACGGGATGACAGTCGCTACCGTCGTGCACCTGGCGGATACGTGGGGCGGGAGCTGTCACTACTCGCTCGACTTGGTAGACGCCGGAGGAGAGTCGACCGGCGTCGAGTCGGCGAAGCGCGCTGCGCAGTCGGCGTTCACGAAGTTCGTAAGGTCACTGGTCGGTTGATCAACATGGGGGGCGTAGTGAGCAAGAGAGTGTTCCTGGCGGTCGCAGTGCTGGCGTTCGCGGCTGTCGGGTGCGGTGGTGGAGACGACTCGAAGACTGCGGCGAGCCCGAAGGCGAGCGCGTCACAGGGGCGCAGCGGGGATGCGGCGAAGTGCTTCTCCGAGGTGATCAAGGCGTTGGACCTGACCTTCAACGCGGCCCTGGGGAAGCCGTCCGGGGTCGAGACCGAGGAGCAGTTCGCAGCCTTCGGTGTGAAGGCGGATGGGACGCCGATGTGGGACGTCTACAAGGAGCACGCGGACCTGGGCGCCCGTGAGTTGGCCCAGGGCGTGCACACGACGGCGGTGGACGCCATCGCGGCCTACGCACCCTCGATCAAGCTGGAGTGCACGCAGCAGTACGGCTGATGTCTGGCTGTTGGAGGCCCCTGCCCGGGTGACTGGGTGGGGGCCTTCTTCATGCTTGGAAAGTCGTATGCCGATACGGCTTGACGAGGCGTAGCAACTAGCGATAGATTCCTCTTACTGCTTCGGAAGTCGTAAGTACGAAGCCGTAGAGAAAGTGTGAGGGGTCATGTGAGTGCCTACATGGTCGACGACGAGCACATCCACCTGCTGGTCAACGCGGGGCTGTCGTACTCGATCGGTCTCAGCCGTCTCCGCTGGCAGGTTCGTGAGCTGACCGTGGAGGAGCAGAACCGGGTGTACTCCAAGGGCCAGCCGTGGGGGCCGGAGGCGCACATGATGTACGGACGGGTCGTGCGTCACCTGACCCGGGAGAACGCCGGTTACGTCGGCGCGATGCTCCTGGCGGAGAACCGGCGCTCGGTCGACCACCGGTACGCCGAGGAGGAGTGGGAGCAGCCCTACGTCTTCCAGTCGCTGCCGGGCGTCCCGAACCCCGTCGCGGTGCTCAAGGCGATCGACGGCTTCGAGTACCAGGCGTGCGAGCACCCCGAGTGGGAGAAGTCCGAGGCGCACAGCTTCTGCGACGCGCTGCGCCGGAAGGCGATCGGCAAGCTGCCCGGCTACGAGGAGGACGAGCACTGGGGCGTCTCTTCCCGGAACGTCCTGTCGGCGTACCGCTGGCCGGTGAAGTGATGTACGAGAACCCTGTCGACCGCTGGGTGCACGACGAAGGCCCGCTGGAGTTCGGTGAGCTGGGCGCAGGGCTCGGTATCGACCCGGGCCTGTGCGGGGACGGCTTCGCGAAGAGCGAGTGCCCCAACGGCGAGAAGTGCGCCGACCGCAGCTAGCAGGAAACCCCGGTGGTCGTCCGCAGGACTAGTGCGGACGGCCGCCGGGGCCCGGCCCGACAGTACAGGGAGGCAGCAGTGAAGCGACTTCATACCTACGCGGCTTCGGTCGAGCAGGGCGGGCAGCGGTAGTGGCCAAGACCAGGACTCTCGACGCGAAGACCCGCGCGGGTCGGGTCCTGCGGCGGCTGGGAGCGACGCAGCCGCTGCTCGACGAGTACGAGCTGGCGGTGCTCCACGAGGTCATGTCCCACGGAAGCATCAGCGGCAACGCCAGCGCGTACGTGCTGGACCGAATCGACGAACTGGAGAAGTGATGAGCACGCCGATCGAAGAGGACCCGAGGTTCGAGCGTCTGCCGAAGTGGGTGAAGGACGGCCTGCGGGACAGGGGCGAGCAGATCGTCCGGCTGGAGCAGGAGCTGGCCAGGGCGCGGGCCCTGCTGAACGAGGGGCCGGAGGATGCCTCGGTGGTCATCGACCCCTACAGCGAGAACCGGCAGCCGCAGCAGGGGAACCCGACGGTGGAGTTCCGATTCAAGCAGGAGCACGAGAAGTTCTGGACGTACTTCCTGGTGCGGCTGACGGAGAACCACCGGCTGGACATCCACGCGAGCAGCAGCGTCACGATCCACCCGTCCTCGGGCAACGCCGTCAACGTGGAGGTGGTCGGTCGATGAAGACCATCCGGCTTCATACCTAGCCCTAGGTATGTGGGTGTCCGGCCGGGAGGCAACCCAGCCGGACACCTGTCCCACATACGAGAGGTTGCGTCTCTCCATGGGCATTCCCAAGGTTATCGAGAGCTGGCGTGAGCGGCGGACGAGCAAGGGTGAGAAAGTCCCTGTCTCGCGGCCCGCTCAGTCCCTGTCGGCCTGGCACACGACCGGTCTGGCCATCGGGTTCACGTTGATCCTGGTGGCGCTGGCGTTCGTGTCGCTGGTCGGCATGAGAGTGAGCTGGGTGCCTCTGCGAGACACCGCTGACTCGATCGGGCTGCACGAGGTGCGGCAGTACTACCCCCTGGTCATCGACGGTCTGGACGGCCTTGCGGTCGTCGCCTCGCTGGCGCTGGTCGGCTCCTCCGGATACCGGTGGGCGATCGGCACGGTGGTCTTTCTCACCGGCATCTCGCTGCTGCTCAACGTGGCCCACGGCTCTGCGGCCGGTGGGGTCACCGGAGCGTCGGACGCCACGACGTGGGGGCATGTGATCCTCGCGTCGGCTGCCCCGACCATCTGTATCGCGCTGGGTACCCACCTGGCGGCGCTCACCTTCCACCGGCTGTCGGAGGTTCTGGCGGCCCGGCGGGTGGATGAGACACCCGAGCAGGAGGACTTGCTCACCACGAAAGAGGTCGCCGACCGGCTGGGCGTCGACAAGAGCACGATCGGCACCTGGGTGAGCAGGGGCAAGCTCACTCCGGTCATCAAGGACCCCAGGGTGGGCAACCTGTTCGACCCTGCATCTCTGTGAATCTCGGTGGGGCTCGGTACGCCGGGCCCCACCCCCAACCAGGAGGACACGTGACCCTTCATACCTACGGGGGCTCCATTGAGATCCCCGAGCCGCTGATCAAGGTGAGCACCGAGGAGTCGTGGAAGGACGGTGGCTTCACCGGCTACCGGGAGTTCACGACGACCATCTCGGTCGGTGACGTGGTGCTGATGCAGCGCACCGCCAGCGACGAGGAGGACTACAACATGCACGAGGACCGGCTGCGCGAAGAGACCGTCAACGCGTTCGGTCAGCGACTCAAGGAGGTTCTGGGACTGTGAGTATCCGTTCCCTGCTGGAGCACGTCGGCATCGACGTCGGCGACGTCATCTTCATCAACGGCGTCGCCCTGGACGAAGAGCCGGAAACCGACGCCCCCGAATTCGACTGCTCCTGAAAGGCCGCCCTGTGAAGAACCTCGACCAGAACCATGCACCGTGCCCGAGGCCGTCGAAGTCCGATCTGTGGTTCCAGTCCCTTGGGCGGGTCGTCTTCCGCGTCCTGTGCAGCGCCACAGGCTTCTACCTCGCGTTCCACCTGCTCGGCCACTGACTCCCCACCCCTCGAAAGAGAGCACCCCATGACCAACATCTTCGAGATCGTCGGCCACGTCCCCACCCTCGACGAGGCGCTTCATACCCCGGAGGCCAAGACCTCCAAGCCGAATCCCACGGCCGTCGAGATCACGCTGGACGAGGCCAAGGAACTGCTGGGCCGCGCCGTGAAGGAGAAGGGCGCGGACTTCGTCTACCAGCCGATCACGGACATGGGACGCACTCAGTGTGCGTACTTCGATCCGTCCGACAAGGCGCCGTCCTGCTTGGTCGGCCACGTGCTGGCGTACAAGGGCCTGACGTACGAGCGGCTGGAGTCGACCAGCAGCGTCGTCACCGAGGTCCAGGAACTGGTCGAGGAAGGGCACATCAAGGTCGACAACGAGACGCTCGCCTTGCTCACCGTTGCTCAGGTCGAGCAGGACCAGGGACAGACGTGGGGCCGGGCGCTGGAGGAAGCGCTGGCGACGTACGAGGAGTCGGCGGAGGCCTACGAGTCCGACGGCCGCAACGACCCGTCCGAGGACTACTGGTTCTGATGACGACACCGAACATTCTGCTGAGCGGGGTCGTGGGCTCGACTGCCTTCGGCCTCGCCCGGCCCGGGTCGGACATCGACCGGCTGGGCATCTTCGTCCGTCCGACGCCGGAGTTCTTCCGCATAGGGGCCAAGCAGCAGGACTCGCTGGTCTCGAAGGCTCCGGACGTCGCGCTGCATGAGGTCGGTAAGTACGTAAACCTCGCGCTGAAGTGCAACCCGACGATCATGGACCTGATGTACCTGGAGGAGTACGAGCAGCAGTCCTGGGAGGGCGAGTGGTTGCTCGACATCCGCGAGGATTTCCTGTCCGAGGGCTACGTGCGCTCGGCGTACGGCGGGTACGCCATGGGGCAGATCAAGCGCATCAAGCAGGAGCTGGCCAACGACGGCCGACAGAAGCGCGTCGCGAAGCACGCGAGGCACTGTTTCAGGCTGCTGCGCCAGGGCCAGCAACTGCTGGAGTACGGCACGCTGACGGTGAGGGTGCCGGACCCGGAGTTCTACTGGGCGTTCGATGAGATGACCGCCGACCAGATCGAGAAGGAGTTCTGGAAGGCGTTCGACACCTTCAACGACCGCGTCGGGATCCTCCCCGAGCAACCTCGGACGGACCGGCTCCAGGACTTCATCAACTACGTGCGTCGGCTGTAGAGGTCGTCTGACCTGCGAAGACCCTCATCGGGACACTCTCCCGGCGGGGGTCTTCGTGCTGCGTGAAGGTCGTCACGTAATCGCTTGTAAATCGGTTGGGTGAACCCCCTTGCGATTACGGCTTCTTCGTTATAGATTCCTGGTTATTGGAAGACGCCCCGCCAGGCGCCGGAGAAGCACCCGCTAGGAGCCACAACATGAGCACCGCGACCACCGACGAGCAGCGCCGCCTCTACATCCGGGAGTTCCTGAACAACGAGGGCCACCACGGCCTCGGTGCTGTACTCGCGGAGATCAACGACGGTGACGACAGCGACGACTACCTGGACTTCAGCGCCACCCTCCAGATCCAGGACTGCTCCCGCAGCGCGACGCTCGACTTCGGCGTCTACGGCCAGACCAGCAAGCAGAAGGACCGCGACCAGCTCCGCAAGGACCTGGAGAACGCCCGCGCGAAGGCCGACCGGCTCAAGGGCGCCGTCTACCTCTTCATCGAGAAGCTGGAGGAGGCCCTGATCGACGTCGAGAGCGACCTCGACGAGCGGGACCTCAAGGCCGCAGCCAAGAAGACCAAGAAGGCCGCCAAGGCCGCGAAGAAGGGCTGAACATGACCGCCATCGACAACCGCCCCGTCATGAACCTCGGGCACCTCGCCATCCCTCACGAGAGCGCCGCCGAGGACTGGCTCAAGCGCCAGGGCGAGAAGCGCGAGGCCGCCGTCGACATCGTCGTCCTTGAGACCAAGAAGTGGTTCGCCATCGACCACCTGCCCGAGGAGTTCTACGTGACCTTCGCCAAGCGCGTGGTCGCAGCCCTCGACCAGCGTCTCTGACCGTCCCACCACAACCGAGGAGCGCACACATGGTGCACCTGTACGACGTCGTGAACGAGAAGTCCCTTCTCGACAACATCACCAAGGGCTACGTCCGTCATCAGACCCACCCGGACGGCAGCCGGGCCATCTTCAACTACACGAACAAGGCCCAGTTCGACAACGAGTGGAACGACGTCACCAAGAAGACCCGTGGCCTGATCATCGACACCCACACGGAGAAGGTCGTCTCCCGGCCGTTCGAGAAGTTCTTCAACTGGTCGCAGATCCCGGCCGAGGAGCAGGCCCGGCTGATGAACAAGCCGGTCGACACCTACCTCAAGTGGGACGGCAGCCTGGGCATCCTGTACGGGCTTCATACCGGGGAGCACGCGATTGCCACGCGCGGCTCCTTCACCAGCCCCCAGGCGCTGCACGCCACCGAGGTCCTGCGCACCCGCTACGCGAACTTCGAGCCGATCCTCGGCCTGACGTACCTCTTCGAGATCGTCTACCCGGAGAACCGGATCGTCGTCGACTACAAGTCGATGGATGACCTGGTCCTGATCGCGGTGCTCGACACCGCCACCGGAAAGACCCTGCCGAAGGACCCCTACGACTGGCCGGGCCCGTGGAACGCACCGGTCGGCTACTACTCCTCGCTGGCCGACGTGCTGGCCGCACCGCAGGAGAAGAACGAGGAGGGCTTCGTCGTCCACTTCCCCGAAAGCGATCTGCGGGTGAAGTGGAAGTTCGACGAGTACGTGCGCCTGCACCGGATCCTCACGAACGTCTCCACGCTGTCGGTGTGGGACGCGCTCGCCAACGGGCAGGGCATCGAGTCCTGGATCGACCACGTGCCGGACGAGTTCTACACCTGGGTCCACCAGCAGGTGCACCGGCTGGAGGGCGACTACAGCCGCGTCTACGCGGACGCGGTCGACGAGTACGAGTGGATCAAGAAGCGCGTACGCCGCCCGGAGTGGGACAGGGACGCCCGCAAGGAGTTCGCGCTGCTGGCCCAGGAGTCCGAGTTCAAGGACGTGCTGTTCGGCCTGTACGACGGCAAGGACGTCTCCTCGCGGCTGTGGAAGCGGGTCCGCCCGGCCTACGACAAGCCGTACTCGGGAGTCTCCGAGGACGCCGCCTGATGGAGCCCGATGACTTCGGCGGGTGGTTTGAGGAAGCCGAGCTGGTGGGCGGGGAACGCCTCCTCGCCCACCCCCGCAAGGACTGCCTCGGCCGCCACTGCGCCATCCACAACCCCTCCTCCCACGGCATGGCCGACTTCCCCCAGCACTTCCGCATGGACCGGGCGCTGATGGAACGGACCTGCCCCCACGGAGTCGGCCACCCCGACCCGGACGACCTCGCCTACAAGCGCCTGATGCAGGGCGAGGACTATGACGCCTACGAGGGCCTGCACGGCTGCGACGGGTGCTGTCGATGAGCCCCTACAAGTGCAAGTGCTGCGGCCCGAAGACTCCCAAGGAGAAGCACGTGACCACGCTGACCATGACCAAGGGACTGCCCGGCTCCGGCAAGAGCACCTGGGCCAGGGAGCAGGTCCTCAAGGCCATCCCCGGCTCGGTCGTCATCGTGTGCAAGGACGACCTGCGGGCGATGCTGCACGCCGACCGCTGGCACGGCAAGAACGAGCGCCAGGTCGTCAAGGCCAGGGACCTGCTGGTGGAGACCTTCCTGACCCAGGGCGTCAGCGTGATCGTCGCCGACACCAACCTCAACCCGGCGCACGAGGACCGGCTGCACCGTATCGCGGTGGCGAAGGGGGCGAACTTCTTCGTCAAGGACTTCACCGAGGTCCCGCTTCATACCTGCATCAAGCGAGACCTCCAGCGGGCCAGGAGCGTCGGCGAGAAGGTCATCCGGGACATGCACAGCCAGTTCCTGGCCCCCAAGCCCCTGGACCCTCCGCCGTACGTCGCGAGCAGGCCGAACGCGGTCCTGGTGGACATCGACGGCACGCTGGCCCGGATGGTCGGCCGGGGCCCCTTCGAGTGGCACAGGGTCTACGAGGATGAGCCGGTCAGCGAGATCGTCGACCTGGTGAACGTCCTCGGCGACGCGGGCGCGGAGATCGTGTTCGTGTCCGGCCGGGACGGTTCCTGCTACGAGCAGACGCGGGCCTGGCTCGAACTGCACGTGGGGAAGTGGACGCGGCAGGCGCACCTGCACATGCGGGAGGCGGGGGACAACCGCAAGGACTCGCTCGTGAAGGAGGAGATCTACGAGGCGAAGATCCGCGACCACTACAACGTGTGGCTGGTCCTCGACGACCGCGACCAGGTGGTCGAGAAGTGGCGCTGGCTCGGTCTTCGGTGCCTTCAGGTGGCCCCCGGCGCCTTCTAAAACTGCATAGTTGCCTCTAAGGCAACTCGCTTGACAATTGACCCCGCTACGGCATCCCGTGGCGGGGTCAAGGCGTACCCGGTGGTAGCTTGACATTAAGTCGACAGGCTGATCACTCATGGCCGAAACTATGCTGTGATCTAGGTCACGGTACAGAACGTTCACAAACAAGCCACCGTGTGTTTCTACGCGTTCCCAGTACACGTAACTGCCGGTAACGCCAAGAGTTGTGCTCGCAAACGCAAAGGGACAACCAAGAAACGCCGTTGAAACGTAAAGCAACGCCGTTGCGGAAGTCGGCGGTCCTCTGTTCCCTGTGAGGTCCCGGTGCTACCTTTCAACAACTGGTTGACCCGGTATCACACGGCTAAGCGTCCCCACGCGCCCTGCTCCTACAGCAGCCGCACGCCCCTCGTGACCCCCGGGACCAGACACAGGAGATGATCACGCACGCGAATCCGCTTACTCGGGTGCGTCATGTAGGAGGGGTAAGTAACGAACATGAACACCATGAGGCGTGACGGCGCGGAGGACACGGGGGAACAGGACGTCCGCGAGCTGCGCCGCCTTTACGGAGGGGCCCCGGTCGACCCTCCCACGCTGCCGCTCAACGACATCGGCCCCTACGTACGGGACAAGGAAGACGTCCCCCACGAGGATGCCATCCCAGACTTCTACGGGCTTGACAACGCTTTCGGTGAAAGCGACGAAATCACCGACGAGCTGCTCCAGATGGTCGAGGACGGCGAGCTGTGCGTCGGCTGGCTCGAAGAGCGTCAGGAGTTCGGCTTCTGGTTCCCCGAAGAAGAGGCCGCAGGCCGTCCGCTGGTCATGCCTGACAGCCTCTTGCAGCAGCCGACGAGGGTCTCCCGGCGACGTCCCAAGCGCCCACGCTTCAAGAAGGCCATTCTGGCCATCGCCGCTACCATGACGGCCCCCTTCGTCATCGGTGTGTGCGCCTACGCGGCCGAAGAGGGTGAGCACCGGGCCCACCAAGAGCTGGAACGCCCCGATCTCACCTCCGACGACACCGACGACCTCGCCCCCCACGAGATGTCCGGCTACGCACCCGCACCAGCAGCCTCGTACTACGCCAGAAGCGCCGTCAAGAAGGCCAAGCACGCCAAGGTGACCACGAAGCCTGAGACAGTGGCAGCCACGGCGACTGCGGGCAAGCACCGAAAGACCGCCACCACCTCCGTGCCCTCCGCCGTGCCCTCCGCCGCGCCCTCGAAGACTCCGGCGATTACGGTGAAACTGCTGTCAGCAACGCCGAGCCCGACTCCGACGGCCGCGAGCCACCCCGGCGCGGTCGGATCGGTGGTCCACGGCCTTCTCGCGCCGGTGGTCCACCTGCTTGGCGGCTAGCTGTTACCGGATCCGGCTTGTCGAGCGTCACACCGGAACTGCTTGACAGAAGCAGTAGTCAGATAGCAGTATTGGCATCGTTCGTGAGGTTGCGGTGCGCAGCAACCGGAGGTGCCGTTGTGAGGGAGTTGTTATGGGTGAACGTGTGAGCAAGTTCTGCGATATCAAGGTGAAGAAGGGCCGCACCGAGAAGTCCTGTGGCAGGCCCGTGCCCGACGACATCCCCACGGCGGTAACCATCGGGACCACGAGGTACCTCATGGACCTGTGCGAGGAGCACCAGGACGCGCTGAACGACGCGGTGCAGCCGTTCATCTCGGTAGCTCACGACGCGCAGAAGCGCACAGGTACGCAGGTGAGGAAGGCGCTTCAGGGCAAGCGGGGCGCCTTCACCACGGCGGACGTGCGTAAGTGGTTGCAGGAGCAGGGCCGCGAGGTGTCCCACACGGGGCGTCTGCCGGAGGACCTGCTGCGCGAGTACCAGGACGCGCACAAGTAAGCTGACCGATTCTTCCGAGGGGCCGAGGGAGTGCATCCCCGGCCCCTTCTCCATGTCTGGACAGTGTCCTACCCCCCGCCTCGCGCGAGGGGTTCGGGCAGTGGCCGGAAGCGATTACAAACCCGTAGTCGAGATCCGCTTCAATGGATGCATGAACACGATGAGCGAGCGACGGCCGGGCCAGGGGAACCACCTCCCCTCCGCCAGCATGCCCGCGCTCATCCCGGCCTTTAAGGCGTTCTGCCTCGGCCGTTTCCCGTTCCCCGCCTGACCGGGCGGCGGTCGCCTAGGCGCGGCTGCGTAAGACCCGGCGGGGAACCCTTCCCTCTCCATGCAAGCTAATGCGGTTTATGGCTTGACAAGGGGTATCCCTGATACGGTAGTGTCGGAGACATCAACCAGCGGAAATTCGCGTAAGGGTCAGCGCGCCTGCTTTGGGAGCAGGTAGACACGGGTTCGAGTCCCTGATTTCCGACTTCACGGCCCTTTGGCAGAGGCAGTTAATGCGCCCGCCTGAAAAGCGGGAGATCTTGGTGCGATTCCAAGGGGGGCCACTTTGTCCAGACGCTGAGCCCTGTTCCTGGACAAATCCTGAACTCAACCCTGAACAGGGGCGGGAGACCGAATCTTTTGGGGCGAATCCGCAGAGCTATTTGTGGTAGGGAAAGGCACTTACCCGAGCCCGTCACCTAATCTCGTAAGCGTGCGGAGTGCTGTTATGAATAAGAGGATCGCTGGACTTCTGGTCGCAGGCGCCCTGGCATTTTCCCCGCTCGCTGCAACAAGCGCGCAGGCAAATACCTCGGTCTCGACCACGAAGGTCACCGCGCCGGTCGCCGTCAAGTCCACCACGTCGGTTTCGTCCGGCACGAAGATCGTGAAGCAGGGCGCCAAGTACAAGGGTGTCCGGTACGTGTGGGGAGGTTCCTCGCCGTCGAGAGGCTTCGACTGCTCGGGCCTTACCCAGTACACGTTCAAGAAGCTGGGGAGGAGCATCCCCCGGGTCGCGAACGACCAGTACCGGCACAGCATGCACGTCAAGACGCCCCGTGCCGGAGATCTCGTCTTCGCCCACGACTCGCACGGCTACGTCTACCACGTCGGTATCTACGTCAATTCCCACACCTGGCTCGAAAGCGAGAAGCCGGGTAAGGGTGTCAACTACTACAAGCCGTGGACGAAGTCCGTTTACTACGGGCGCTACACCGTGAAGTAGGATTCACACAGGAAAGGCCGGACGGTGACCTGGGGCAGACCGGGAGCCGTCCGGCACAATGGCCGAGTGGTGAAATGGCAGCCACGCCGTCCTCAAAAGACGGTGCCGAAAGGCGTGCGGGTTCGAATCCCGCCTCGGCTACGTAGGGAAGGGCCGACGGACAAGGCTTAGGCCGGTGAAATTCCGGGTGGGTAGCGCGTGGTCGAGACTTTCTCTTTCTTTCCCCGATAGCTCAATCGGCAGAGCATCCGGCTGTTAACCGGACGGTTCCTGGTTCGAATCCAGGTCGGGGAGCGGTGAGTGTGGCGAAATGGTAGACGCGCCGGGCTGTGACCCCGGTGTTCCGGAAGGAGCGTGCGGGTTCAATCCCCGTCATTCACCCTCTTTACCCGACTGGGTCACCACCCAGGCGAGCAAGGCCGCGAAGGGCACTACCCCCGCCAGCGCGTGCCAACGAGCAGACAGTAGCCCCAGCAGAGCCGTGCTACCCCACGCCAGGTATTTGGCGCGGAGGACAGTGTCCTCAACCTCAGCCACGGACTCCTGCTGGGGCTCTGTCGTATCCAGCGCCCGGACGGCGTGAGCGCTCATGTGCTGCTGCCGGTCCACCGCAGCGTCGACCTCGGTGTCCGTGACACCCCAGTCGTTGCACGTCTCGCAGAACCAGAACATGACCTACCCCAGACTTCAGCCCCGGCTCACGAACAGTGGCCGGGGTCTTCTTTGTTATCGCTTTGGAAGACTCCCAGTCTAAGTGGGTACCTACTCTGACCTGGTATGACGAGCGTGTGCGAACCCCCCGGGACAGGTGAGTCCAGCAGTGAAACGGCTTCACTTCAGAAGTGAGTGTTGTCAAAGAAGCGATAACCCTGATAGCGTACTGAACGTCGGACCGGGAACGGTCCGGCAACCACCATCGCCTCCGAGAGGAACACCCCTTGAGCACGCTCGCCGAGTACATCGAGGTCGACTGGGTCCGCGAGATCCTGATGGACGCCAACGTCGGTCACCAGGCCGCGTCCGACGACCTCAACTTCAACGGTGTGGAGACCTCCGAGACCGCCGTCCGGCGCTGGCGCAAGGCCAACGGCTACAAGCGCGCGGTCCTCGTCGGGACGGGCAAGGAGAAGTCGCTTCATACCCTGCCCGAGGAGGGCACGGCCGAGGCAGTGGCCGAGAACGAGGAACAGATCGAGCGGATCCAGGCCCTGGAGGCCGACAACCGCCGACTGTTCCAGCAGTTCAAGAAGGCGAAGGCGCGCGGAGACGAGTACATCGAGGCCGTCTACCGCGCAGCCAGCGACGCCGCGCAGTACGTCGGAGCGAGCCCCGTCGAGCCTCCGGCGCGGGACCGGCGCACCAAGCCGTCCGAGGTCGCTCTGTGGCACCTCACGGACTGGCAGGGCGGCAAGAAGACCATCACGTACGACCGCACCATCATGCGGACCCGCATCATGCGCTACGTCGAGAAGGCCAACGAGATCACGGAGATCCAGCGCGCCGACCATCCGGTCAAGCACGGCGTCCTGCTCTTCACTGGAGACCTTGTCGAAGGCGTGAGCATCTTCCCGGGCCAGGTCTGGGAACTCGACGGCACCCTGTACGAGCAGATGTTCGACGTCGCCGACCTGATGATCTGGACGATCAAGCAGGCGCTTCATACCTACGAGACGGTGGAGGTCATCGCCGAGTACGGCAACCACGGCCGCCTCGGCAAGAAGTCGGACGGCATCAAGGCCTCCGACAACGTCGACCGCATGGTCTACAACATAGTCAAGGAGCGCCTGGCCGACGAGCCCCGGCTGACGAAGTTCCAGACGTCGGGGGACTGGTACCAGCACTTCACCATCGGCAACTACTCCGCGATGGCGATCCACGGCGACGAGATCAAGTCCTTCGGCGGCAACATCCCTGCCTACGGCATCCTCCGCAAGGCCAACCAGTGGGCCTCCGGCGTCCTCCCGGCCTTCCGCGACCTCTACATCGGCCACTACCACCAGTCCATGCAGTTGCAGTTGGCCAACGGAGGCTCGGTCTACATGACCGGTTCACCGGAATCGGACAACATCTACGCCCACGAATTCGTGGCGGCCACGGGAGACCCCTCCCAGCGCCTGCACTTCATCAACCCCGAGAAGGGCCGCGTCACCAGTGAGTACCGCATCTGGTTGTAAGCCCCCCACCACCACCACGACCCTGGAGACCCCCTTGAGCATCCTCACCGAGACCACGTCCGAGCACGAGGCGTCCTACCGCTACATCCAGGACGACGACGGCGAGTACTTCGTCGCGATCAAGGACGTCGTCGGCACCCTCCTGGAACTGGCCAACACCCTCGAAGGCCTCGGCGGCGTCCAGGAGGCCATCGGCAACGCCTTCTGCCAGGTAGCCGTCCAGTTGGCCGACCCCTTCATGTCCCTCGACCAGCCCGGCGCGCTTCATATCTTGCCCGGAGGGGCTGCTGGTGCGAACGCCTAGGGACAACCATCTGTGGAAGGTCCGGGTGCTGATCAACAAGGACGGCGCCTGGACCGCCAAGACCTTCTTCTACGCCCGCCAGGTCTTCGCCGACCGCTGGCTGGAGCGCGCGCAGAACAACGACAGCCTGCACATCGACTTCTACGGCAAGTACAACCTGGAGGAAGACAGTGTCGCGTAAGACGACAACCACCACCGTGGTCCACAGCGAGAAGGACAAGGACGGCAACTGGAGCGAGTTCTCCAGGACCGTCACCACCGTGGTCGAGCGGGACGCCGACGGCTACCCCTACGGCCCGCTCCGCTACAACTACGGCCTCGGCCCGTTCTCCTACGGCCAGCGCTCCAAGAGCGGCCTGCTCGGCGACTACATCGCCTGGTACGACTCCCTCAGCGCACGCCCGGCCAAGACGGACGAGCAGGAGCCGGAGGACCGCCAGGATGGCTAAGGGAACCATGCCCCCGATCGGATCCATCGGGGTCACCGCGACCGGCGGGATCATCGGCTGGGGCATCCGTCTGATGACCTTCTCCCGCTACAACCACGCCTTCATCGTCGGCCCGGCCGGTCTCCTCGTCGAGGCCCAGCCGGGCGGCGCCCGCCTCGGTCACGTCTCGATGTACCCCAAGGCGAAGTACAACAGCGACAAGGTCATACCCGACGAGACGCGGCTGGCCATCTGGGAGACCGCACTCGGCTTCGCCCAGGCCAACAACGGCAAGGGCATCGGCTACAACTGGCTCGACGACATCGCACTCGGACTGCGGTTCTTCGGTATCTGGAGCGACCGGGTGGCCCAGCGCATCGCCCGGCAGGACCGGCTCCAGTGCGCCCAGTTGTGCGACCTGGCCTACTCCCGAAACGGCATCCACCTCTTCGACGACGGACGCCTGCCGCTGGCCGTCGACCCCGGCGACATCGCCGAAACCTTCTAGGAGAACCCTTGCGCAGCATCCCGAAGACCCTGCTTCATACCTCCACCCACCGCCCCATGCGGGCGCTGGGACAGTGGCACCGCGCCGTGGGGGAGAAGCCCTTCATCGAGTGTGACGACGCCGGACGGGACGACCTGATCGCCCTGCGGTCCACCCTCATCACCGAGGAGGTTCAGGAGGCCCTGGAGGCCCTGCTGAACTACCGTAAGGCCCAGATCATGGACGAGCACTTCGAGGCCCACCCGGAGAGCGCCGTAACCGGCCTCCACGTCGTCGAGGGACCGCGCTGGTACGAGGCCCTGGCCAAGGAACTCGCCGACGTCCTGTACGTCGTCTACGGCACCGCGCAACTCCTCGACATCCCGCTGGAGTCCGTATTCGCCGAAGTACACAGAAGTAACATGAGCAAGGTCGGCCCGGACGGCCAGGTGATCCGCCGCGAGGACGGCAAGATCCTCAAGCCCGGCACCTACCGCGAGGCCGACGTCCACGGCGCCATCACCGGAGAGTGGCTGTAGGACATGAGGAAGCCCCCGACTCCCATGAGGAGCCAGGGGCTTTCTGCGTGCTCTGGCGGATCAGGCGTCGAACTCTCCGGCCTTCGCTCCCTTGATGAATGCGGTCCACTCACCCGGGGTGAAGAAGTGCACCGGGCCCTGGGGGTTCTTGGAGTCGCGGACAGCCCGGCCGCCGTCGGCCGTAACGGCGACCTCGACACACTCGGCCGTGCCGTTGCTGAAGCTGCTCTTGACGAATACGAGGTCCTGGTTACCCTGCATGGCTGTATTCCTCTGCGATGTTTCTGATCAGGTCAATGGACTTTTCGGGCCGCTCGGACGCGGCTACCAGCCGCTGGAACATGTCCTCGTGACGGCTCAGGTCGGATGGCTTGTCGAAGTACGTGCCGCTTGTGATCCCTTCCGCGTAGACGATGGAGCCGGGGACGTCCTCGAAGGACAGATAGGAGAAGCTGTAGCCCATCGAGACGTGGGCCCCGGCGTCGAACGGCAGTACCTGGACAGTGACATTGGGAAGCGCCTCCGCTACGTCCGCCAGTGCGTTCAACTGCTCCTGCATGATGCCAGGCGAGCCTACGATCCGGCGGATCACCGCTTCGTTGAGGACCGCCCAGACCTTGGGGGGTGCATCGGAGGTCAGGATTTCCTGCCGCTGGACTCGCGCACTTGCACGGGTCTCCACCTCTTCGGCAGAGAAGTCCAGCTCCGTTGACCGGATCACGGCCTGCGCGTATCTGAGCGTTTGAAGCAGTCCGGGCACCAGTTCGTTCTGGTACGTCCAGATCGATGCAGCGTCCGACTCGAACCCCAGGTAGGGCTTGAACCACTCCGGCAGCGCATCGCCGAAGGAGTGCCACCAGCCGTTCTGTCGGCTCTTGCGAGTCAACGCGATGAACTGCCGGACCTCATCGGAATTCTCAACGCCGTACTGCGCAAGCAGAAGTTTGGCATCCTGGTCAGACAGCGGAGACTTGCCCGTCTCGATGCGGCTGACCTTGGACTCGGACCAGCCCAATTCCTTGGCGACCTGCGCAGTGGTCAGGTTCCGAGCACGGCGCATCTTGCGCAGCTCGGCACCCAGCCGTCGCTTCAGCACGGTCGGACTGGACAACGGGCCCCCCTCCCTGGTTGCGGGTACTGCCTCACAGTCTGCCACCCCCTCTCGCCACGGAACAGCCTTCACTCTCTCGTGCACTTGCCGGTCTCATGCACTTGCGTGACAGGCCGATGCGGAGGATGCTACTAGCGCAGGGTGGTGACACGGTCACTGCCTTTTCCAACTGCTGTTCGGTTTGCAGGCGTTGGGCATCGACTGCGGCGTGGCGAAGGAGACGCAGATGGCTGGGATGAGAGCGAAGAAGCGGGCAGTGCCGCCCACCAGGTGGTCCAGCAAGGAAGCCAACGACGCCGTCCAGGCGCTCAAGGAAGCCCTTGCGGCAGTGGGCGTCACGTTCCCCTCGCTCAGCCGGGAGTACTCCGCCATAGACAGCCCACTGGTCGACCTCGGCCGGTGTCGGCCGGACGTTGCCCAGGATCTGGCGGCCCGCCTGACCGAGCTGGTGGAGCTGCGCGAGAAGGTCGCGGCGTCCGAGAGGGAGGTGAATGTCAGTGCCTGAGCAGTGGTACGAGCCCGAGCTGAACACACTGGCGTATGACGAGACCAGGGAATGCGTGGGCGAGGTCATGGAGATCGGCGAAACGCAGTGCGTCCTGCGTAAGACGTCCGGCGGTGTGGAGTGGTGGGTCTCGAAGGCCGACCTGCGTGAGCCGACCACGGCTGAGACGCTGAGTCCTGCGGTGGCGGAGGCCAACGCGAAGAGCAGAGGTGCACTGTGGTGGTGAAATCCGTTTCCCGCTTCGTCAACCACTCGATCGGCCTGGAGCCCCAGGCTGAGCGCGACATGGAGGAGATGGAGTGCACGACGTGCAGCGAATCCTCCGGATGCCTCCCGTTCGATGAGTGCCAGACGTGGGCCCTCAAGCACGCGGGCCGGAAGTCTCACTTCGGTTTCCGGCTGACCACCACGAACTACTACCGGGTCGTACGTCACGAGGACGGCCCGCCCGAACCTCCCGCGCCGCTGGTGCCGAGCCCTGGACGGGCCGAGCCAGCAGAGCGGGTCTAGGTCCCGCATCGGTCGGCTCTCCGTGGCGCTGACCGGTACGGAAGGAAGCCCCGGCGTACTGCTCCCCCCGTGGCAGTGGCCGGGGCTTCGTGCTGCCCGGATTCAATCGTCAAGTAATCCGATGAGATCGCTTGACAACGCTTCAGGGGATGGGTAGGTTCTTGCCCGTAGGATTTGCACGTCAGGGAGGGACCGATGGCACAGGACAGGACCAACCGTGCAGCCGAGGCGCACAGGGCGGCCATGGCGCACGTGGACAAGCTCACCGAGGCCTCGCAGGAGCTGCGGAGCATCCCGAAGATCGCGCGGGGGATCGACTCGATGACGCGGGGGATCGCCCCCGGCTGGGACCTCCAGGACCGCCAGCAGTTCGACGCGGCCACCCTGGAGCGGACCGGCGACCTCATGGGCGAGATCGCCGTGAGCGAGCTGTGGAAGCGCAACGGCCGGGTCGTCTACGACCTCCACCACGAGCTGGCCGACGCCCTCTACCGCTCCAAGATGAGCAAGGTCCCCGGCGACCTGTTCAACAAGCTGCCCCACATCAACCCCATGGTCGTCATCCCCGACCCCTGGCCCGTCGGAAAGGGCCGGGGAGGCTTCGCCGAGGGATACGTTCGGTGCTTCTTCATCGTCGGCATCTCCGGCAAGGGCCTGTGCAGCTCCAACGACCCCGACCGCGACGGCATGGCGATCCTCTTCTGCTACGACGTGGTCGACGAGGAGACCGGCGAGATCGTCCCCGGAGAGTTCCGGGACCTCATCCCGCTGCCCATGGACAAGAAGACCTTCACCGCCGACGAGGCCATCCACTTCGCCGAGGAGTGGCAGGGCGGAAGCGCCGACGGCAAGGACCGCAGCGACGCCGTCAAGACCTTCCGCCCCATCCTCCAGAAGGCCTTCGCCGTCCTCACCTACCTCTGCACCGACAACCGGGACATCAAAAACCCCCCGGAGTGGACCACGGCGCAGCGCAAGAAGAAGACCGGCAAGAACCGCAAGCCCAGAGAGCGCGACCCCTTCTGGGTCCGCGTCGGCTGGTACGTCGGCCCCCAGCTCCACACCGCCCGCCAGCGCGCCGCATCCGCCGACCGCTCCGGGATCTCCATCCCCTCCGGCGTCGAGTACGGCCCGCAGCACCGCGCCGGGCACTTCAGGACCGTCTGGGTCGGGCCCGGCAAGTCCGGCCAGCGCACACAGACCACCACCGTCTGGGTCGAGCCGTACTGGACGAAGCTGGAGGACCTGCCGGAAGGCCAGGACGCCCCCACACAGATCGTCCCCGTCGATGCCCAGCGCAAGGACCCGCTGCGCCGCAGGAAGACCGTTGGCAAGTAGGCAGGAGAGCAACATGAGCCGACCCCGTCGGGCCAAGGCCTGATCCTCGCGGTACCTAGCCCCGGCTGCGACACTGGCAGTCGGGGCTTCGCGCTGCCATGGCGGCCGGATGTCAGACGGGGAGCACCCCCCCCCAGTTAGCTGAGTGCTACACCTAGGTGAGTCAAGGGTAACCAAGCCGTTTGTGGCCTAGGTCACGTCAAGCGGATTCACTCAATCGCTTGCGAACTGATAACCCGTCACCCTATGCTGGAGGCGCAGACAAACGCACGACCTAACAGAACACCGAGGAGTACCTGATGGCCCGCAGGGGAGCGCCAGTAGCCAAGACCGGCTCTGACCGACTCGGAGCCGACAAGGAAATCGAAAAGGCGGCCAGGAAGGCCCGCAAGGAAGACTGGGAGGTGACAGTAACTGGTGGAAACCACATCAGATGGGTCGACCCCGACGGAAAGGTGGTCTGCATTAGCGGACTGACCGGCGCCGGACCCGGATGGGTCAAGGCCAAAAATCAGCTCAAGAAGTCCGGACTTCATATCAACTAAAACCGAATAGAACATCCCGGGTACCATTAAGTCGCAAGCACAATACAGCGACGGGCGGTACCCGGGATGTTTGATTTTCTGGCATCGGCCGATAGCGGAGGGCTGTCCGTCGACAACCCGCTCGTGCTCGGACCGATCGCGGCTTTCATCTTCGCGGTATTCGTCACCGAAGTAGTTGTCTCGGGTAAGGCCTACCGCCGTGAGGTGGAAGAAAACAGGCGCCTGCGGGCACTGACCGAAAAGGTCGTCCCCCTCGCCGAGCAGATGGTGACCACCGCCCGAGACCTGGTGCAGGCCACCAGGGACAGCGTCGCCGCACAGGCAACCGTTACGGACGTCCTCGAAGACGTCCTGGACCTGTTCCAGAGCGACGCCACCCCCCGGCCTCGCCGGAGGAGGAGTCCCTGATGCCACTGCTTCCCCAGACCCGCGAGACACGCGACGACATCGCCGACATCGAAGACCTGGTGGACCGCTGCCTCGAAGAGGTAGGCGCCATCGTGGAGTCGGCCTGCGAGCACATGTCCCGCCTGCGCACCTACAAGGGCAAGATGGCCCGCCTGCGCTCCGGCTTCGACGCCGCCCGGGAGGAACCCGATGCCCAAGACGCCTGAGCCCATCCCCGCCACCGGAGACGCGTACGCAGGGGGCTACGCCTTCACCGTCGGAGGATCCCCTCTCCGCAGTGCCCTGCTATCCGCCGATCAATTCGCCGGAGGCCAGCCATGGGAAAGTCCCGGAGGAATGCCGGTAGGCTCATTTACCGAGGCAGGCAGTTCCCTGTAGGAGCACACCCATGTATGTAACGAGCTGCATCTTCCATGAGGGTCAGCATGTCTATTCCGGCCCTGATTGCCCTCATAATCGAGAAGAGGACGAAGAGGGTCCGGTGAAGGAACCGGGCTGGACCGTCCAGCAAAACCGGTAACCCTTAACCCCTGTACGAAAGAGGAAGAAACGTGGCTGCATCCAAGAGCGCTGCCGAGCAGGTCACCGTCCCCGCTCCCGTCCCCGGCCGTTCGTCCGACTGGGACGCCCCCAACCTCGGCTGGACCGTCCAGAGCGGCGCCAAGTTCGAGAACACCGACCCGGTCCCCGGCCAGGTCTTCGTCGCCAAGCAGTTGCCCGTCCCGGCCCTCCAGGTCGCGGCTGGCATCGACCCGGCGACCGCGAACGCCGGTCTCATCGTCCTGACCGACGACGAGGCGGCCAAGCACCCCGGCGGCCCCGAGGCCGACGACCGTCTCGCCGGTACCTCCGTCTACGAGGGCACCATCAACGCTGCGGCCTCCACGGCCCCCGGCGCGGGTGACAAGGCCCCGGCGACGGCCTCCACGGTCGACAACGTTCCGGCCTGATCCCCGGACCCGACAGCCCCTGCTTCCCGTCACCGGGGCAGGGGCTGTTTTTGTAAGGAGACACAGTGGCACCCAGAAAGCCCCGAGGCGGGGGGAGAAGTCGTAACAATGCCTACGAGCAGTTGTCCTTCGACTTCGGGGATCTGACCCCACCAGCGCCCGCCGTCGAAATACCCTCCAGCAACACCAACCCCTCCGCCCGAGCAGGATCCCGCCGGGTGCTTAGCCAGGAGACCTCCGACGCCATTCAGTTGGCCAAGGACGGAGACGATTTCGATCTCCTCCCCTACCAGCCGACCCCCTCCATCAATCCGCCGCGTCCGAGGACCCTTGCCGCAGGATATGACAGGGATGCTCAGACGCTACGGGTACGGTTCCGAAATGGCCAGGTCTACGGCTACTACAACGTCCCACCGAATGTCTGGCGGAACATGAAACGCTGGAAGTCCCCGGGCCGAGGGATCAACCGCGTGTTGAACAACTTCCCCTACGCGCCCGAGCATGACCTCGATTCCCCGACCGGCGTCGACTGATTTACCATTTCCGGCCGCCCGGAGAATAGGCTCCATCCCATGCCGAATACACATGGGGTGGGGCCCTTCTTCGTTCACGCGGTGAACCTGCGCCCCCATACGCCGCTTCTTCATACCGCGCC